CAAGCTCACTACTCAATCACCATGCGGGTCTTCAGGATGCGATTCAGTGCCTGGACCTGTGCAGAGGTAGGTACCAGCTTTCGTGCCTCAATCTGATTGATGGTGTTGGCGGGGAACCCACACTGCATATTGAACTCCGCCTGTGTCAGCTTGTGCTCGCGGCGGTAATCCTGGATCGCGCGGAGGCTCTCCGTATTCAGCTGCTTGGGCTTCAGAGGAGCGCCCTCATCAGCAGCCTGTTCTGCCTTGCGCATGGCCGCAGCCGTTGCCGTCGTCTTGGCACAGCCGCCAACAGGGCACTTCGCTCCTGCCCCTGCAGTAGAGCTGCGGAGCACAACACTCTTCCAGTCTTGGTGTGGGTTCGACATCGTACTCACACCATGACTTATCACCCTGGCCCGTCACTTTTGCTGCGCCTACGTCAGGCTCTTCATGGCAGCGGCGGTCTTCTGATTCGTCAGTCCCTGCTGCTGACCCATGCGGCGATCACAGTCGCTGATCTTACCGCTCTTTAGATCCTGGACACGCTTCTCAATTGGGTCTAAGTAGTTCTTCTTTTGGAGTTCCAAGACATTTTGAATCGTAGCTACACGGACTGCTAGATCACGTGTAGATCCAGCATCATCAAAGCCTTCAACTCCTGTTGCTGGTACAGATCCTGACACATCCTTGCACTGCGTACCAGTCTCATATGCCTCTTTAAAGATTGGTTCCACAAATTTGCTCAGTGTCACCTCCATCCGGGTAATGCGTTCGGCGTTCTGCTGGAGTGCCTCGCCGACATCGGCAGGTGGATTCCATACCTGATCACACATCGTGATGGGTGCACCCACAGAGTTCACGGCAATCTGTACAGCATTCTCCACCATGCGTGGGTCATCCTGTCCCTGTGCCCCCAGCTTGTTCGCAATAAAGAGATTTGCCTGTGTGATATACTTACAGACAATCGCCTCCGTTGCATTCACACCCCCAGTAAGCTCCTGGATTGTTGGGGGCGGTTCCTGTCCATCAAACATCTCCATCACTGCAATGCGCATGCAGAAGAATCGCATGAACATGAGCACACCTAATGTCACAATACCAATCGTACCCAGAGTCAATGTCAGATCCGAAATATCCTTTTTGTCCAGGCTGGTCAAGACATAGAAAATGAAAGTCCCAATAGCACCTAGTACAAGAATAGCCACCGGTAGAAGCCCCAGCGATACCAGAAACAGCTCGTATCTACGCATTCACCCTGCCATATAAGCAGAAAACCCTCAGCGACAGTAAGGATGGACGCCAGAGACTACATGGCTGCCAAGCGCGCGGCACTACTTAACGCCGAGGCAAAGGCCATTGCAGCAGCCCCACCTGGACCTAAGGGGATTCCACCCAGGAACCGCCCACGGATGCTTGCGGGGATGACAAAAGCATCGCGACTTTCTACTGCGCGTACGTATGAGCTTCAGAAGAGAGCAGAGAATTGCGGCCCTGTTGTTGAGACAGCCACACCCTGTTGTGCCCTCCCAACCCCATCACCAAATACAGATGTCCCTTCTTCTAATGAATATATGCACCGAGAGATGCGTCGCGAAGATGATTGTGAGCGTATCTATCGCGAACAGATGGCACGCCATTGTCATAAGGGAGATGGTGGGCTCTTTGTCACCCGAACGGATGTTAGAGATTCAAATAATCCACGCAGCCATAATGCTGGCGTGCATACCGTTGCAATCCGTGAGATCATTGAGGCCCAGCGCCCATCGTATGCAGATGCACTCCTGCCTATTATACCACCAACACCGGCACCATGCCCACCCTCTCTTACAGATGGATACTATGATCCGAGTTTGACATCAGGGCGTATTGGGCCATGTGCTCCTTTCCGCCCCTCCATGAATTAACTACACTATATAGGATGACAACGAGTTACAGCGAGTATCTTAGACGTAAGATGGAGGCCACGGTGAAGATACAGGCACCACGTCCTATTGCGGATTCAGGCCTCTTAACACAGATTAATCGGTTTAAGAACTCAACCACACCGAATGCACAGCGACAGGGTGATGGCCAGCAGGTGATTCCCTCTGCAGATGCATGGGTCGCGGCGAAGGCAGGATGTGCTGTCTGCAACTCACCGGTACAGGTAACTGCCACGATCGCGTGTTGCCCCACGCCAGCGGAGGATAAGCCCCGTATTCTGCAGGGTGAAACCAAGTGCCCATGTGCGATACCTGGCCCTGTTGAACTAGCTGGCCCGCGGTGCTGCTAAGCCTGATGCTAATACATTATTCTGATCTATGATTATGATATTATGTTTATAGTGCTGAATATTTAAAACAGGCACATATTACATATATTTTTCTTTTATATATTCCCATTCATAAATTCCAAATACTTTGTATTGTGCAAGACACTTATCTGATACGGGGATCCCTAAATAGGAGATGTTATTCTCAAGGATATTTGTTGTAGTACATATTGGGTTTATATCCGTAAATTCTCCCCAATAATAAATACAACATTTATTTTCTTCTAACGGGCAAACCAGAAAACAATAGTGTATTTTATTAATATCATAACCCATTTCTGTAAAGCCTTCAAGTGCTTTCTTATATTTGTGTGCAATTGTTTTGCTGCCTGAAAGTATGTTATAACACGGGTTTATTTTTCCATTTGCCCCGTATCGTTTCCGCGCCTTTGCGGAAAATACATATACTTCATCATCTTTCTTTGCAATGATATCAAATACAGGAAAATTGTGTTTGATATCATTTAAATTTTTAATATCCGTAAATTCACTTTGAGGTAGGTCCTCCCCAATTTTACCTAGAAGTTGTTTAGAAGCTCTTTCAAGAACCAATGTCATGATTGCTGGCATATAGAAATGTAGGATAATACTGTCACCTTTATGCAAAATGATGGTTTGATATGTTCAGCAGTCTAATAACGCTTTGTCTGCTGAGGGTTACGGAACATCTCGGCAACAGAGGCAAAGTCCCCGCCGAACTCGGGCATGGAAGGCTCCATGTTGTTCTGCATTGTGCAGCTGCCACAAAGACCACGGGCACCACATGTGCAACCACCTGCCTGGGGTGTCCCCATTACGGCCTCACAGTCACCGGTACCATTGCACTTGACAGCGAACTTCTCCTTTGTGGGATGCAGGGCAGAACGGCAGACCCAGAACTGCATCATAGTGAGAACCACTGTCAGACCACCGGATAACAGAAGGGCCAGAGTCAGGGCCATGGTTGGAACGAACTTCTTGATCACACCAGGGAGCATCATCAGCTTGACAACACCCCACAGTGCATAGATAGCAACAATTACGGCGACTGCCAGATAGTAGTAGCAGAAATCATATGCCCAAGAGGGAACATTCACGATCATGTTGAGTGCCTCCATTTTCTACTTGTTAGGCGTCAAAATATTCCGCAGAAGGCCAAAAGAAGTGAGATGACGGCACCAACCAAAATAGATGAAAGTGACGGCGACGGGATTCGGCACACCTACAGGGTGTTTCGTTACCGTCGCCAACCAAAATAGATGAAAGTGACGGCGACGGGATTCGAACCCGTGAGGCGAACCATGTGAGCTTGAGTCACACTCCTTAACCGCTCGGACACACCGTCTCAACTAATAATGGGGGCTAACCTTGTTACTTCTTAGCCACCGTGCCCGCCTTCTTGAAGGTCTTCTTGGGTGCAGGGACAGCCTCCACCACATTCTCCTCCTCAAACGTTGCGACAGGAGCAGGCGCCGGTGCCGCCTTGCCGAAGGTCTTCTTGGTCACCGCCGCTGCCACCACCGCCGCCGCAGCACTCTCCTCCTCCGAACCCTCGTCCTCCTCGGAATCATCACCACCTGCCTCTGCAGCCTGTGCGGCGAGCTTATTGCTCAGGAAGGCGCGCACATCAGGGGCATCCGACTTGAATGCAGGGCCACGGATCTGCTCAGGCTGGTTGTCCACGCGGAGCTGCACAGCCTTCCAAGTGGTACCGAACTTGCCACCCGCGAACCAGACACCCGTGCACTGGATGATCACCGTGCACTGAGAGCGCTTGGGGAGCACGTCATCAACCGTCTGGGTACGGTCAAAGGCGGTGATCTGGCCACCCTCCGACTTGGTCGTGCCATCATAGAAGTCGGTCTCAAAGGCGCGAATCTCCTTGGAAGGGTCCGCTGCCTCACCCTTCTTGGCAATCTTCTTGCGCAGAGAGAGCTTGAAGGTAGGCGGGTAGTCCTTGGGGGTACCATCCGGGTTGCGACTGATCTTCACGAGAGGCGTGTAGAACGCCTTGATCACATCGCGGTTAGGGTTGTTCATCTTGAACCACTTACCGGCATTCTCCACACCGGCATCCACCATGCGCTCATCAAACTCCTCCAGGAAGTTCTTGAAGGCGCCCACCTGCTCATTCTCATCGGCACCACGGAGACTGAGATCAAGCGAGAACTTAGGAGGACCCTGCTTGTCAAACACGCTCACACCGTAAGGCACGCTGAGGCTGGGGGTCTCCAGCATAAGATTGCGACCCTCATAGCGGATGTTGACCGACTTGCCGCCGCTGTCAAGCAGCTTGACGGGGCCGAACTCAATCTTGCTTGCAGTAACGTCGCTGGGGCTCTGGATCATACTAGACATCGTGCTACTGGCTACCTGGGGGTAGCCACCGGTCAACTTTGGGCCTACACCCCCAAAACTTTGCCCCCGTACCCCTGCCTATCGTAGAAAGAATCGCCAGCTTATACAGAATATGCCACCTGCTGACAATTCATATGCCGCTCTTTATCGCCGGCGTAAGGGATTCCTCCTGGCTGCGTTCCACGAGGCCAACAAAAACGTACCGGAACTCGGCCCTCATGGCGGTAAAGCCCCTGAGTCCACATATCTGGATCGCAAGGCTGGTCAGCAGACATATATCACCCAGCCTGCTCAGACGGTGATTGTGGAGAAGCCGTGTGGTTGCCCTTGAGGCGAATACCCTTGTGGTTGCCCTTGATGCGTAGACCCTTGCGGTTGTCCTTGCGGCGAATACCCTTTAAAGCGGTGACCCCCCTTGCGGTTGTTCCTAATATGCATAGACACTGGGGTGCACAATAGTGAGTACCCCATGCACAATGCGCGTGGCACCCGGAGTGAACATATCAACGAGCCACGGGAATGCTGCTCCTGCACTTGGTGATATAATAGAGAGTGCACCCAACACATACATGACACCAAGTTGTCTGTCCGATCGTGCAACAGCCGATGAGACAAGCAACCTACATGTATTCAGAACTGCGGGCTGGAGTGCCTTTTGCGCCATCACCAGTACAGTCGGCACAGGAAAGGAGAAGGGGCGGCCAGCGGTGGGCGGAACAATACGTTTCCGATCCTCTGCTCCAAGATTCGCGCGATGCATCCAGATATCAGCAAGTTCGATGTATAGCTGCTGTAGTTGCACACGAGTGAGCGCAGTATACCAGGAAGGATCTGTATAATACCCCAGATCCTCCATTGCACGGAAGGTATCCGTAACGGCGAGTTGATGTGCCTGTTCAGGAGAGATAGGTGTTGGCGCCGTCCATGTTTTAGCACCATGATGGCGCTTCAATCGCCGCAGAAAGAGGTCAGGGAGGGCAGCACGATTGAACGGATTCAATGGTGCCTCGCCTGCAGAGGTAGCATGATCTACCAAGCTGTTTGCAGATTTGATATCCATAATATAGCCCTTACCAGCATCCACGAAACTGATAAAGTCTCGCATAGGAATCTCCTCAACAGGATCTGAGCTGAAGAAATCATAGGGATTGTTTGACTCTGCACGAGCATGAAGAAGTGGACCACAACGCCGTGCAATCCAGGAAGCCCAAGCCTTATATACTAGTGTGCCAAGGCGCCGACAAGATTCTGGGGTCACAGTGAGTGGCTTATCTTTAGGCGGGACCGTATCCTTATGATCATTAGGATCAGGTGGAACGTAGCGTACTTGTGACGTCTTGTGACGGCCACACCAGATAGACCCATCACCAGCCGGGGCGGTACACTGCTCGTTTTTGTGCTGTTTTCCACGGATACTCGAGCATTGGCGTGTCATCTTGCCTACTGTATGTGTCATCTTTCAATGTAAAAGTTGTCGGTGGGCCTAAGCAGGGGCGGCAACTTTGGGGGGTAGCCGGCCAAAGTTGACAGCTGCCCCACGCCAGTACCCCGGTAGCATTACCGCGTTAAATGCCTGCCAACACTTCCTCTGACAACAGTACGATGAGCACCGCCGCTGCCAAGACGACCAAGAAGTCCGTCGCGAAGGCCGTTGAGGCCCCTGTTGCCGTTGCCGCCCCCGTGGCCGCTGCCGCCCCCAAGGTGACCAAGAAGGCCAAGGCTGCTGAGCCTGTTGCCCCCGTTGCCGTCGCTGCCCCTGTGACGACTGTCACTGAGCCCGCCACTCCTTCCAAGGAGGAGGTGGATGTCGCCCAGGCGCTCACGGACTCCCTGAACTCCCTGGAGTCTGTGCTCGGCGAGCTCAAGTCCAAGATCTCTGCCGCTACTGCCACCCTCAAGACGATTGAGAAGCAGGCGGCTCGCGTGATCAAGAAGGCTGAGCGTAAGCGCAAGAGCAAGTCCGCGACCACGGAGGGTGCTGCCCCTGCCAACTGCATCTTCACCAAGCCCGTGAAGATCTCTGATGAGCTCTGCTCTTTCCTCGGCGTGGCCAAGGATACGCAGGTGAGCCGCTCGCAGGTGACGAAGGGTGTGATGGCCTATGCCCGCTCCCACAACCTGATGGACAAGCAGACGATCAAGGCTGACATCACTCTGCGCAAGCTCCTGACGCTCAATGAGGGTGATGCACTCACCATCCTCAACCTGCAGCGCTTCCTGCGCCGCCACTACATCAAGGCCGCTCCCGTGGCTGCCTAAACTCACTCTTGAGTGCTAGAGTGATCACCTAAATTTGGGTTGCGTGACCGAGTGGTTAAGGTGCTAGCTTAAGGCGCTAGTGTGAAAACGCAAGGGTTCAAATCCCTTCGCAGCCAATAGTGAGACAGATCTAAATAAGAGTGAAAAGGAGTGCAGGGCTCCGAGGTTGTGTGGCCGAGTGGTTAAGGCGCTAGTTTCAGGTACTAGTGTGCAAACGCAAGGGTTCGAATCCCTTCGCAACCAAGACAAATATACATAAATGCCCTCTTCTTCTTTTTACCCGTTTAGCTCAGCTGGTTTAGAGCACCAGACTTTTAATCTGGTAGTCGCGGGTTCGATCCCCGCAATGGGTGGCTATATTCTTTTGGCCACCATTTAAGAACCCCGAAATCTATATGGTTGGAAGCCTGTTTAGTTCAGTGGATAGAACGTCCGACTTCTAATCGGAAGGTCGCGGGTTCGATCCCCGCAATGGGTACCATTTAAGAAAATCAAAACACATAAGTGTGGAGCCTAGATGGTAGGCTGCTGCATCCCACACTGCCACCGGCAGTGGAGCCCTGTTAGCTCAGTAGGTAGAGCGTACGGCTGTTAACCGTAAGGTCGCTGGTTCGAACCCAGCATAGGGCGCTTCCCCGCAACAATCATGTTGCTCCGAGATTTCTAATAATCCCAGAGCAGGCGTGTCCGAGAGGTTAAGGAGGTGGCCTTAAGATCCACTGGTTTATTCCGCATGGGTTCGAGTCCCATCGCCTGCAACACTTAAAACAACGTTCATTATACCTCCTTTTTGTTATCACTGATGCCAAAAAAGAGATACCAACCTATTATACCCCCATGTAGAGTGCCGCAAACCAGTTCTGTGGCCATCCTTTTTCCACACAATAGCGCTGCAGATTCGCCACCTCCTTCGGTGGAATACCCAAGAGCCATTTCTCACGCTGCTTGTCACTCAACAGTGTCTCCCATGTCACCCCTTCACCCGCCAACTTATTCAGAGCTTCTACGAGACCCAGTGCATCCAGATCAACACCCTTTCGCACCATGTCACACGCCACACGTGGTTCATATCCACGGAACCCAGGCGGTGTGTAGTCAGAACCCATCAATGTGCACGCAACAACAAACTGCTCCATTGTTAGCCCTAGATGACCCAATACCTCCCCAGTGTGCATGATTGTCATCACGGTTGTGTCAGGAGATTCAGGTACAATCAGCGATGGGATACCCCGCGCCAGCATATCCATGTCAGCCGAGATAACAGCCTGTAAGTATCCAGTACGACAGAGATAACCCAGCACATCATCGGCTTCTTCACCTGCTGTGATAAACTGGATCCCACATGCATACAGGAACTGCTTCACATCATCACGATCCTCCCTATTCACCTTCGGCGCACGTTTCTTCAATTCGGCTTCACGTGCCTCCAACTCGGCCCTCTCAATCTCCGCCAACTCATCACCCTTCGCTAGCTCCACCTGAATCTTTGTAATCTCCTTCTCTACCTCCAGGCGGATTACGCGCCGTTTCTCTACAACTGCTGACTTTGCGGCGGGTGTGCGCCCATCAAATACAACGAGTGGCTCAATCCCTGCATGTCGCACACGAACAAACAGTGACGCCAAGACTGTCAGTGGATCTAGACCGGCACCCTTCGCTTTATAGAGAATGGATGCAATATCCACACCCCAACGACTACCAGTCCATCCTACCCAATTTAATTGTCTGCGAATTGTTGGGAACTTGTATTTGAGAAATCCCGCAAGTCCACGGATGCCCATTTAAAGAAGTAATAACTCTGGCTGTGATTCCCCGCAGCGTGTCATGTTTTGTCCTTTTTGTCCCAAAGTTGACAGCCCGGTTTCCTGCATCTAAAACAAGTATCCACCACATCAATCAGAAGATGCCCAGCCGCCGCATGATGAAGAAGCTCGCAGAGGCCCGCAAGGCCGCACAGATCGCCCAGGAGATCGCCAACAGCAAGGTGGTCGGTGCCCAGTGGGTGTTTCCCCAGCGTTCCAGTGCCCACCTCGTGGGTCTGCCGACGCCCACCCGTTCCTACACGAATGTCAGCTTCGCCGCGACCTCTGAGAATGAGCCCTGGCAGGAGGTGATGTCTAGAACGGCACGTCGCAATGTTGCCAAGAATGAGCGCCAGCGCAAGTGGCTGGAGGTCGGCTATGAGGACACCCATGCAAATGATGAGCTCTGGCGCAAGTATTGTGTTCGCCATGACTGGGAGGAGGAGGAGCGCAAGCGGCAGGAGGCCAAGCGTCGTGAGCGCGAGCGCCAGCGTTCCGGTGTGGATGAGGAGGAGCATGAGCCCACGCGATTCCGTCGCACTCATGGATGAGGCTTTCCGTCGCACTCATGGATGAGGCTTTCCGTCGCACTCATGGATGAGGCTTTCCGTCGCACTCATGGATGAGGCTTTCCGTCGCACTCATGGATGAGGCTTTCCGTCGCACTCATGGTTAAGCAGTACCACACGTCATCCCCATCTTAATATTTTGATGCTCTGTTGCTGCATAGGCTGCCGCAAGAGAATCCAACCGAGGTCGCGACAGTTGCCACCATGTAAACCAATGTGTCACAGTGTGATCTGGGCCAATCAGCGCGGAAACGAGGAATGCCGGTTGCATGAGCACCCACTTCAGCACATAGTATGCAAATACATTCGTATCCTCATCAACTGTTGCATCATGGATACGTGCCCACACAATCGCCGCCTGCCTCTCTGAACATACCAGCTGTGAGCCCCACGCCTTGGTCACCGCATGTAGTGTCTTGGCTGACGCAATCGCCCATAACCACTCCGCAAAGAGTTCCGTGAACGCTTCGCCGAGATGTGGCCAGAGACGTCGACCCAGAGCTGCCTCAAACTGCACCCTTACAGGTTCTATTGATGCATGTGGGACATCCAGTCCTAGAGCATGGATTGATTCATGTAGGAGAACCTTGTGTGCCTCTTCACGGCGATAGACATGTACCTCTAATATGCCTGGCACAGCCCATCCACCATTGATATGATCACGCCCAGGATCCACTGCAGCAGGCATCTGTCGTGTCCATGACTGATCCCACCAATACCAGACAATTGGACGCGGTGACATCCAGTTCAGGAGTCGCAGCCCGGTCTTTAAATCCCCCGTCAGGGCAGCCCATGGCCGATCACTGACACAATGGATAGTATGTCCTGTCCGTGCATCCCGCACTGCTCGCCATGTAGCCCGAGACCCGAGTCCAGAGAGCCATGCCTCCGTTTTGCCGCCATCAAATGAGTCGCCGCTGATCCGTCCCTGTAGCTGTGCACGTGACACGGGTATGTCTGTCAGTTGCACGGCTGGCTGTGCTTGTAGAGATTGCCACAGTTTCTCCATGTAGAGTTTGAGTGGGCCTTCCATAGTGTGCCTATCCGTTCCACTCATCCCTTACTCTGTATCGCTTCTTTTATTGAGAGTTTTCCAGCAATAAAAGAAGGGATGCGTGGAACGGATAGGGTGAGTGGAACGGATAGTGTGAGTGGAACGGATAGTATGAAATATATCTTTGAACAGATCGGCACGCATAATGGCCACCCTGTACTTTATACAGAACCCGCTGCAATGGGTCTCATCCGAACACGTGCCGATTTTACCGGGTTCTGTGCCTTAATAAACCAATACATTGACCGTAAATGGTATTGGATTATTAACTGTCGCGCCATGGGTCTCCAACATATCCTTGATATTCAGTTTGTCTTTCGTCTCTACAAGCTCATTAAGCGGCGGCATGCCAACTCCATGGTGCAGATGTGGCTGTTCAACCTGAATCCATTCTGTCACAAGATGCTGGTATTTCTGCCAGAGCCGCGCGCCCGTCACATGCCCACCGATCGCTTAGAACTCCTTGTCACCATGCAACAAGATAAGGCATCGCATGAGCTCACCGACTATTGTTTGGGTCTGCTTAAAGCATCATAGACACCAGCAACAATCTTCTCTAACATGAGCGGTGTACGATAAGACGGGACCCAACGCGCCCGTGCTAGTACATCCAGCACCGCTTTTGCCCTTGCCGTGTCTAGAGTTCCTGCTGCAGCCAGGCGTACTGTTGCCCATGTCATCCCTGATACGAGTTCAGACCCAGTAATCATAAGACCCAAGAGGTCATAGATACGCCCACGAATCCAGGTCGCTGCAGCCAGACACGGTGGCCCTTCTTCAAGTGCCATAGCCATCTGTCGGATCATCTCCGCAATATAGGTCTGGATTGTTGGTACGGGCGCCCCACTAGTTCCACCGAGCCCCTTCATCACGAGCGATCGCATGCGATCCTCTTTTCCACCAACACGACGGTAGACAAATCCATCCACGAGACCCGTCACAACCGAATTCACAACACGCGCCGTACACCAGATCATGGCCGGTGCACCCGCTGACCAAACGAGCTCCTCCATACATGCACGCAAGCGGGTGGCGGCTGCAGGTGACAGACCATGGATGCGTCGCAGAATCATGATTTTCCGACCAGAACCTGTCACATCACGTGTGGAGAGCAACTGTGTCAGAATCTCGGGTAGGATCTGTTTGTCCATCATAGACAGATCCATAATATCCACCTCCATATGTGTTGGAAACTCCCAATAGCGTGCGGCATAGTCGCCTATCTCAAGAGTCTGTAAACGAGGTTCACAACCGACCGGTACACCCAGCGCCTTGCGTGCCGCAGTCAGTTTACCAGAACCAGCTGGTCCTACCCAAAGAATAGGATACGTTGCCATTACCCTATTCTTTGATCATCGCCCTTAGGTCACAGAGGGGGCGCATTTAAGGTGTTACTTGTCCAGCCAGCAGATTCCGGGTGTTCTGGATTGCTGTCACATTCATGGCCGTCGCCGCCACAGTGGCCGGCAGCAGCACCAGGAAGATCAGATGCGTGTTCAGCCAGGCCAGATTCTCCGCCTTACCAGAGTAGAACTTCAGTACAACCAGCCATGCAAGTAGAGATATACCGTAGGCTATTCCAAGAATAATGGATACACCCGTAACAGCGGGTACTGAATCCAGGGGGATCAAAAATGCGAAACTCACAATTGCCACGAGAGCTCCCACGGCAATCACACCACCGTGTACCCAGAGGTTCAAACCCGACTCGTTCTTCAATATAGACTCCATCTACTGTTATGTATGTTTCTTGGTCAGTCGGCGCGCGCCACCCCCAACCATACCAGGCATTGCCAAAATAGTTGTCTCCTGTGTCAGAATACCGCCCAGAAACAGCACAATCACAAAGAGACCCCATAGTGGAAGTGTCCATGACCATATTGACGAGAAATCAATCTCTCCATTGCTCATCCTTATTTTGGGCACACAGAATAAGGGATATGCCATCACCACGGCACGACTTCAATCTGTACCAATGTAACCCCAGTACACTTAAAGATACTAAGACAACATGCCTACCAATGGAGATGCTGGAGAGACTCCGTGCAAAGTGGAATGAACAGTTTCCCAAACATAAGATCCCCGCATCAATACGTCGGAAGGAAACTCTCTGGGCCGAGCTGCGTAAGCGGATGCAACAGCAATACAAGTGTGCATCGGAGTACTGTGCCGTGCAGGAACTCGGTGACTCAGCTGACAAACAGACTACGGCACAGTATTTTCGTCCCAAGAAACCATCCGTATGGGAAAAGGACCCCGATGACTGGCATGACACACTGACCATCGCCAAGGTGATGGAACAGTATGAACCGGCATTCCCTGATTTTGAGTTTATTGGACCCGTGCCCATTGATTTTGATGCGAAGATGCCTGGTGAATGGGGGCGATGTGTTGTGGATGAACTCTGCAATATAGATTTGCATAAGTTGCGTAGTCAGGGAACACGTTCTGTCGGTATTGTATTCAATCTGGACCCACATGACCGACCCGGATCACACTGGGTCTGTGCCTACATCAATCTAGAGAAGTGCGAGGCATACTACTACGACAGTTACGGCTATGAACCCTGCGCCGAGATTCGGCGTCTTCTGCGTCGGTGCCGTGAACAGGGATGCGATCGGATTATGTGGAATGATGTTCGTCATCAACGCAAAGAGTCTGAGTGCGGTACATATTGCATGTATGTATTGATTTCTCTCTTAAAAGGGCGATCATTTACAGAGATTTGTAAGAATCGTGTACAGGATGATGTAATGAATGCCTTCCGCGACATATTGTATGCCACAGAGAGACCACGGGAGACCGCGATTAAGGAGGTGACAAAACTTCTCCGATTAGGTTGATGAGCGCTACAATGAATCGCCGACCAAAGTAATGGACGGTGTCAGTACAGACAGTATGTTGGCCTCACTACGGTCTACCTTCGCCAGGAAGATCCCTGGTGGCCTCACACAGGCAGCGGATCAGCGTCTACAGCGCTCTATCCAGCATTTTACACGCGAGGTGAAGCGAGTGAAGGGATATATGGATGAACAGGAGGTGTTACGCCTATCCTATGATTCGATGGCCTCCTGGTATAAACGTAATATGGAACAGATTACAGTCCCCGACATTGGGCCTGTATCAACTGCTGCTGTTGCAGCAACAACATACGAACTTGGTGAAGAGACCGAGAACCCGCTGGAACTCTTGGATCGCATGAAGAAACTAACGAATACACCGGCAGCGGCCCCTGAGTTTGGTAGCACGGCAATTGCCGAGATTGAGGAGCGGATTCCGGTTGTTCGCCCTGTACAGCCCAAGGATGTTATTCAGAAACAGGATGATGTGGTGAAGTATCGTGAAGTTGAGTACAATATATTGATGAACTCCAAGGATCGCAATTGGCTCACTAGTCGGAGTGAGAATCGCTATAATTTCACCGTGCAATTCAACCCTAATCGTGGGATCCCGCAGGGTGAATCACAGCAAGCAACAATTCTAACACGCCTACGTAATATTGTGCGCATTGAATTCATCAAGGCCATTTTTCCCGTGGAGGGTCTGGATGTGATGGTGCCTTGCAATCCACAGGGAAGCGGTACAGATGGCCCCACCAACACATTCTACTCCATCCTGGGTCTTCCTTATGTGACGGTGACATTGGATGAGTTCCAGGGTAACAACTATGGTACAAGTACGGATATTGATAAGTCACTCGCAGTCTGCCAATATGATGCCACGTGGCGATCGGATGCATATCAGGTGCGTGACAATACCAGTCGTGGCTACACACTGTTTTTCCCAAAGTTTATGAAGGCACAGCGTGTCTATGCACCGGCACCTCTTAGCAATCTGCAGAGTCTCCATTTCCAGGTGCTGACACCCGAGAATCAGCCTCTCTCTTCATTATCGGATTCCGCCATAGTGGAGCGGATTCTATTTGGCACAGATGTCTCAGGAGATGTCAGTTGTTATGATACCTCCAATAATGAATACATCTTTATTCAGACAAAAGAGTGGTTTCCTCTCTGGGCATTTAGTCAGCTGGATCGCATCAAGTTTGATGGACTCACATTCACGTCAACAACTCCTAGTGTAGAGGCAGCTGGTGCCACTATGATTGATTGGCTGCAACGCCCCGAGGGGCATGGGGTTCTGGGAGTCGCCTATACAGTAGATGCTTCTGCTACTCCCGTGACGGTTGGCCTGGGTCCAAATGACTGTGGTTACGCAAATATGATTATTATCCGCACACGATTCCAGGACCCTACAACATCAGGTGTCTGTACCCCTGACAGATTTGCAGGATCGGCCGTTGGTGATGTGGAACTCGGTGCAGAGTTAGCTCTCTATCCACCAAGTTATCAGGAGGGAGGCGTGCTAAATCTGAGTCGCCAGGTGCAGATCGCACTTCGTATCATTACACGCGAACCTGATATTGCATCATCTATCCGTCCGGACAACGTATAACGAGTAGAAGAAGAGCTTGGGGCCCGTATGTCAGGTAGGGAGGACCCGTATGTCAGGTAGGGAGGACCCGTATGACAGATAGGGAAAACGTCTCTAATCAATAGGGGTGTCATGAAAACATGGCTATTGATTGGAGTGCTTGTAGTAGCAACAGTGGTTCTGTTGTGGCTGCAGTCGCCTCGAACAGAGGAGGGCTTCCAGACTCTCACAAATGATTCTATTAAGACGCAGCGGCAGCAGATGCAATGGGAGGGAGAACAGCGCTATAACGATCTGGCACTAGCACAGGATCCACGGAATGTGCTACCGGCTGATAAAGTGGATGCTGCTCTGCAGAATGCAATCCCGGTTCCTACAACCAAGTCACGATCGCTCACAACGCTAATCGGCGATATCTTCTTCAAGGGGCTTGATGATGGATCCAATAAGATCGGTTCTGATTTTGAGAAGACGGGTATTCTGCAGCAGAAGATTGATCGCTGTGAGGCAATTAAGAAGATTGACTGCACTCTGCTAACACAGGCGGACTATGCAGAATGTGGCTTCTGTCACAAGGACGGCAAGGATTCACGAGGAATGCCACATCGTGGTGGCATGTATATCTCCAGTGACGACATGATCCGTGCAAATGAGAAATCAACGCTTGAGGGCACAAAGGCTGTCTACAAGCCAACTGTGGGCTCCTGTGACCCCGCCTACTTCACGACCATTGGAGAGGATTGTGGCTTTGTAGAGGGATCTATCATGTGTCAGAAGACCGGTGCCCCTACTACAGGCAATCAGTGTGCAATTGCTCATGGAAGCAACCCAGGCACAGGGGGGCTCGTGTTTGTTGGTGATAAGACCGCATATCTGAATCCAGATTTACAGGCACTTAATCTTAAAACAGATGTGCCCATGCTCTACGTGAGCCATCCTGGTGGACACGGTACCCTTGTGAATGTTAATGGAGTAGAACAGGTTGTAAGTATGGTAATAAAGACAGATAGTGGACTAACAATCCCTTGGCCTATGTCAACAGATGAGGCAAGTCCTTTATGGGATCCTCAGGTGATCCCAATGCCTGGTCTGGTTGAAGGTCAGAATATTACAATCAGTATCTCGGGCATCCCACGTGTCTGGTGTGCATGGGTTGGTAATTTTAATGGTAATCGCAGCTATCCAATCAATATTGGTGTACAGGCAGTTACACCCTTTGACGGTATTGTAGAGACAGGTGATATTAATTCAAGTAATGTAAAGAAATCATTTAGTTTAGTTGGAATGGATGATACTTGGAATAAAATTAAAAATATGAAAGATAATGCTATTTATCCCCCTAAAACTACAATGTGGTATATTCGTCGTGATGAGGCAATGGCGCCTATGGTAGTTTCTGCAAAGATGATGTTGAATGACACTGATCCCAATCCAATTGATATGACCGTTTTTGTGAAGACTGCTCAGGGCCAAGGTAATGATTTCACTGCAACAGGGCCTGGTGCAACTCCACAACATTTAATGTATATTCAATTTGATAATATGATCAAACCTGCAAAGATTCTAAATGGTACACGAATGTCTGGTACAATGGGCCCCGCACCCAATAAAGTTGTCTTTGGTGTTATCCATGCCGCAACAGTAAGTGATACACCATTTCCCACACTGAATGGAATGTACCCAACGGGTCCATTTAGCTACACGCCTATCGGCGCCACACTCATGGGTGCTAACCCCTGTTACGATCAGAGTGGTAACAACTTCACCCCATCTACTGGTTGTTTAACCGCTCTTTTTGTTGGGGCAGGTGGTACTCCAGATGGTAATCTCTATCCAAATAAAGTAGATGCATCTGGAAATATACCATTGGTGAGTCGCGTAGCACAGAGTGTAGGGAAAAAGACGTCAGACATTACATTAGATGATGTCACCACATTTATCAATAATGGAACAAATATTGCCATGTATGGAGTGGATATGAATGCAAAATCAGTTCCATTTGCAGATTATAAACAGGCATTGGAAGATTTCTTTGGCCTGGATCCACCAAACCCTTGCTTCAGACAGTCATCGCCATTTACAGCGACATGTCTAGATTATCTGTATCGTACAAGTAACACAACCGCATATGATAACTTAAATGTAGATATGGCCACACTCCCATATAGTCGTTGTAATGCAAATGGTGCCGTGGCACCGATTGATGCATCTGGTAATATCAGACAGACAATGGTAGATAATGTAAATACTAACTTAAAGACAGGTCCACAAATCCGCGCTTTCTATGATGGAATATTCCAGGTAGGGGCTGATGCGAATGCAGATTATGCTACACGTTCTACAGCAATAAAGAACTGTATTGGTATTGATATGCCAACTGATTCAGAGATACAGTCTGATCAGACAAACTGCCCTGCACCAACCCCCATGGACCCTTTCTGTTTTGCACCTGGTACATTTATCAGTGCAGGTATGACAGATGAAATGAAACGCGCTGTGATGACAGCAGCAGCCAGTGTGGGTATCACCGATACATCTGTCCCCGCATGTATGTATAACAACCTGAATGATATTGTCTGTGCTGGCACATCAGATGGGCAACTTACAATGTTCCCTGGGGAGGCAGGCTGTAAGGCATGGGCTCAAAATCCCTCTCTTCTCCCCAATGTTAACACATGGATCCCTATTCAGAATATCCCACAGTTGGCACCGCTCACACTGGGGATGGTCTCCAAGTTCAACGATATGACCTAAGTTTACGGGTCCATTATAGAGATGTCACGCGACTTCGGTGACAGGCAGCAACAATACTACCTCAGTGAACTGAATCGTATTATCCCGGTATCTGCAAAGGTGGGGTCACAGGATACGATTCAGGCAGCGTTGGCTGTAACCGATCCTGAACTGCCAGCCGGTAGCTGGACCACCCGTTCTCCCTTGTTCTCAGAGTTTGAGTCTAATAAGACGGTATTGGACCGTGATCAGGCATGCCGAAATATTCCATATCCTGGCGAGGGGATGCGTAAGACTGAAGATCGTGTTGGGTGCGGCTGGTGGTTTCCTGATGATATGACAAAATCCTCTATTGGTGCGTATGGATCTCGTCGTGGTGCGGCCAGTCAGCCTATCCTTGAGAAGGCGGTGGGTACCGGTCAGTGGATATGGGATCCGGCTGCCGCCTATGCAGCAGAGGTGATTAAACAGACAAAACCGATTCAGTCGTGTCAGCAGTTTCAGGCGACGCCGTTTTCTATCCCAAATGTTGCCTGGTGTACAACAGATTATGATACTGGCAGGGGTGCTGCGTTTGTCACAACTGGCCCCAATCAGCGTGCGGTTGGTTTCCCCCGTCAGTTCGAGTGCCCACCCGATCAGGTGACTCTCCGCGGCGAGATGTGCCCACCACCATCACAGGGTCCAGGTGCACCCCCCATTCCTCCCTATGCACAGCCTGATTTCTGCATTGATGGGGCACTGTCACCGGCATGTGTGAGTTTCCTGCGAGAGCGTGTCTGTCCTGGCGGATCACTGGGTCGCCAGCTAGCAACCGGTTCATATGGCCTTAATGCTGCAGATGGAAAGACACCAATTACGCAGGCAAATGGCAATGATGTACAGAAGATCCAAGCCGCTGTCAATGCTCTTACAGGAGCAGGTATCTATGTTGACCCAGGTATCTTGTACAATGGGCAGTCCACACAAGCCAATGTTAACAATAGCTTTAATGCGATTAAATCCATGGCACTCCGCGGTGATGGATCACTGGCCAGCCGTGCGGCATTGAGTCTCTGTTATGACGGGTTTTCATTTTCTGGATGTCCTGGTAACTCATCAGATCCTGGTCCATTTGTGAAAGATGCAACCGATGAAACGGGTGCATCATGTATTCAGAATGCAGCATTAAGTTTGGGATATAGTTCAAACGGTGCAATGATACAGTTAGATACGATCAAGAACAATTTTCAGAACTGGAATCAGTTCCAGAACTGGGGCGAACTTCTTACAGCACTTATGGGATATAAGCAGTCAGCGGATTCATCATCAACTCCATATACAGACAGGAAAACCTACCTTAATAATGTGTACGGTATTCAGTTGCAAGATCCACTGTATGGCTGCAACTTCAACGGTGTCTACATGTATCGCTATTATTTCACGCCTAACATTAATCCAACTACATATATCTTTGGTGGTTCAAATAATGATCAGCCTCAAACACATTTCTTGGGCCGCTACAACTGGAAGAATGGATTCCCACAAGTTCTTGTTAGCACAGGGCCACAGGCACCGGCTGGCAATTATAAATATGAAGCGCAGGTATTTGTTACACAGATTCAGATTCCTGCAAATGGTGATGGTACATATCAGTTTGTGCTTGCCAGTAACTTCCAGGCACGTGTAGAATATGGATCAAACCCAGCAATAACTACAACAGTTAACACACCAACAATTGTGGGTGGTGGAACTTATACTGAGGGAATGCGCATTCCACTTCGTATTATATTTTATGGCTTCCTGCCAAATTGGGGTTTTAGTCTTATGTATACTTACAATGGATCGGCGCTAACTGCAATACAACCGCAGCTTCTATTACTGCCCAAGAGTACAAAGAACCCAATGTTTGAGATTGCAGTATCTGATGGTACAGATCCAACCGGCACTATACCAAAAGGCACAATTGGAGAGACAACTGGCCTTGTATCAAATATCTATGCAAACGGTCTAACAGTTGGTACTGTTGGAGGGAAGCAGGCAATGGTTGTCTCCGGTGGTATCTCGTGTGCACTCAATACATTAACATCTAGTCAGGGTATTCGTGGGCGTGCATTCCGCTCTATTACAACTACTATCTATGTATCTCAGGTTACAGGCATACCAGGTCCAGACACACCAGGTCTAGGTATCTTTATGATGTATAATCTTCCCTCATCGGCTGGCTATCTACCAACACTTGATCCTTGTGGAAACTATGTTATACAAGATGCAGGTTCTCCAACACCACGCAGTGGAACACCACAGGAGAGCTGGGACTATTCTAATCGCAAACAGGATATGGGTCTCTATCTTGCAAATGGTGGATCGCAGATTATGTTTAGTTGTAAGGGGTGGCCAGGCGCCGCAAATCTTACACCGATATCAATAAAGCTGAATACGTGGTACCATATTGCGCTTGTATGGGATGATGACTGGAATGGTATCAAGATCTATATTAATGGTAATAATATACAAGCTCAGGACGCTTCTATACCATGTGTTGGCCCTCGTGGTCCAATGATCTTTGAGCAGTTCCGCGCAGGTTGTGATGAGACTGCACCAAATGGATGGACAGGTGGTATGGGGTGGTTCCGCGGATTTGACTATCGCATGAGTCAGACAGACATTCAGACAGATATGCAGAATAAATGGACCTTAAACTCTTCATAAAGTAGGGATGAACAGTTATCTGATTGCTGGCGGCCTGGTACTCCTCTGGTTTGCCGTTGTTTGGAGTCAGCGGCCAGCGGGCATGGTAGAGGGATTTGGACTCTTCGGTGACAGCACCATTGACTACACAAAGCTCGTAAACGACATGTATACACCCACAGAGAAGGCAGAATGGTATGCAAATGTCTGGTCAAAGCTCACCGTTGATCTGAAGAATGCCGCAATTGCACAATGGGACGCGATTGACGCCAAAGAGCAGAACGTCATCTATAACGCCGCAGTGGATGCCCGAAAGAAACGCCAAGAGCTGGAAGTAGCACCAACTAGTTCAACTACAGCCACTTAATTTTATTATAACAATATAGTTAATGCTATATTTATATGGTGATAGTCATGCACAATCCAGTTTTAAAGGCTTACTGATAGATCATAAAGATTGTCATACAGTATCAATAACAATGCATCGTGTTGGTAGAGATAATGTACTACTAAATAAAAAAAATCATACACATGCTGATATAATATGTGTAGCATTTGGGGAAGTAGATTGCAGATGTCATGTGCAGAAACAAATAAATATGGGGCGTGATGAGGATGAGATTATTCATGATTTGGTTATACCATATTTTAATACAATTAAAAATAATATTACACAGTTTAAGAAAATTATTATTGTTGGGATAATACCACCAACAAAACAGATAGATTATGAGTCTCTATATGGTCCTATTACTCACGAATTCCCATTTGTAGGTTCTGATAGTGATCGTGTGCGCTATACAAATAAAATAAATACATCAATTGAAAAGATGTGCAGCTTATATAATTATATATATTTTAACCCTTATTCTTACTATACGCGTGAAGATGGAACATTAAAACATGAATTATCAGATACTACTGTACATATAGGTGATACAACTCATTTTATTAATGAGTTTACAAAACTATACGATGATATTAGTAAATAAATATATCTATCATAAATTGTATCAAATAATATTATATTATTCGCTACTATTTACGATCACCACCAGCTGCATTAATATCACGATGCCAGTCAGGGTGATATAAGAAGAGAGGACGCTTACCAGGCTCGTAAACGAAACACTTGATGCCCACATCAGCACTCTGTGCCACTGTCTGACTCTTTACTGCTCCAGCAGGTGGCGCAGCCTCCTCTTCACCTTCACTATCCAGCTCCGAGATGTCCATTTCCTCATCTAGCATAGCACGCTTGTGCTCATGGAAATGCAGCTGACAGTCAACAGCGGCTGTCTGTGCAATCTCAAAGAGGCCATCCGCTAACTTCTGCTTTTTCGTGGCAATATCAAAAATCATCTGATCTGTTGTCATACCACGATCCGTTGCAATGATACGGTTGCCACTGGCCTTCTGTTCAGCACTAAAGGATGTAATGTATGTGAAGACCTCCACCTTGCGATCGCCCCATGGCAGATTCATATGAGAACAGAGACGGATAGCACGTCCAATCACCTGCTGGAGACGCACGTTGTTCCAGTATGGCTCCATGACGTGTACCTGACGGGTATTGAAGAGTGAGATACCCTCTGCACCAGACTGGGTAATCATGAACACCTTGCAGATGCGCCCATCGCGGTTGTCAGGGGCATCGCCCATAAGCTGTTTGCACTGTGCAGCCAGGCGGGGTGGAAGATTGTCTACATCCGCGTTGTAGAGCTGCAGAAGAAGACGACGCTTGTCCAGATCCTGGTCACCTGTGTAGAGCACATAACGGGGGCGTGCCAGTACATCAGGTGTCATCAGTGCCGCGGGGATCTCCCATTCACCACCTGTCTTCACAAGATCAAGCGGCAGGAACTTCTCTGGGGCTGCGCGGAGTGCAGCGGCAAAGATACCGAGACCCTCAAGTGTCTTGAACTGACTGTATACGAGAGCAGGGCCAGGTGAGGCACGGATCTTCTCCAGGATTACGGCATACTTGGGTGAGAACTGTGCCAGGTTGACATTCAGATACTCATCGCCCTTTGCCTCCAGGCCAGACATCAGTGTACCAATAATTCCCTGGAGTGTCGCATCCAGTGGCTCAATGACAGGCTCTGCAGATGCCTCATCAGGGAGTACTGCATCTGTCTGTTCGGCTTCGGCATCTTGTACGGGTGCTGGACCACCACCACCGCCAGCTCCCTTTGAAGCTGCAGGGGCTGCATCCAACTCTCCATCTACATCAACAGCCAGATCTGCAGCAACAAGACGAGCCTCCTGATCAAGACCCAGGAGCTTCGCCTGCTGCTTGGCATTCATGGAGGGGCGCGGCACCTCCTCTGGGAAAACCCAGTTACAGGCCGCACGACTCAGTGCCAGGAAACCCGTCTGCTGTGTCTTGGTTGCCTGTGCATAAAGATCCATCTCGGCCATTGTCATGCCACGACGTGCCTTGGCAGGGCCTGCGCCTGCACCCGCATCCTCTTGCTTCTCCGCAGGTGCCTCCATGTCCTGCTCCGCTTTACGCGCCTTCGTGTATTCCTTAAACATGTATTCTGACATGGGAACCTCAATCAGGTGCGACTTGGAGCGCGGCATAAGCTCTTTGGATCCACCACGATAATACGAGATGAGGCCCGTGGCACGAGACTTCAGGATCTCCTTGTGCTGGATCTCCAGTGTAGTGCGATTCACGAAGTTCGCAACGAACTCAGTGGAATCCTCTGGTAACATGGGGAATGTCTTGCACTGGAACACATCGGTAGCGATAGGTGTACCAACACCCGCCGCGCGCGCCGCAGAGGTCGCTGCGGATGCCTCCTCTGCAACAGACTCTGGTAAGAGTCCATTTGTGACGAGATCTCTCAGGAGACCAACACACCAGACATCCATATTGCGCTCACGGGACCGCGAGGGGTCACCGACTTTGAGATCCGGTACACGGACGAAACCACGTGTGGCATAATCACCTGCGGGGTCTACCACCTTCATGAAGCCAAACGGCACCGGTGTAACCGTCAGAATTGAGGAACGATCCTTTAGTGACTCTTCAATAGCATAGAAGTCAATATCAGGACGCTGTTTGGCCCATGTCTCAAGCTTGCGCATGGCAGCAGGAGAACGATCCAACTTCTTCAGCGAGATCTCACAGACACGCTGCTCTCCACCCACCATGTTCATCAGCACGGCCAACTCCTGTGCGTAGTTGATCATCGGTGTTGCAGATAGTGCAACAATCTTAGCACCCACTGCGTTCTGCAGGAGACGATAGAGTGTGTAGCCACGTGGATAACGGAATCCAGGACGCTCACGTCCCAGTGGTGTTGACCAGCTGAACTCACGGGGCTCGATGCCACGCTCAATAACCTGTGAGATGGGCTTGCCGCCGATCTGTGTGCCGTTGATTGTACGCACTAAGTTATGGATCTCATCAATCACAATTACAGAGTCATCAAAGATGGACTTGCCATCGCGTACACCCTGTGCCGCAAGTGTCGCCAATATGGTGGGAGTAACACCATTGTAATGGATGAACTTGAACCGATAGTTCAGATGCTCCCGCTGCTGTGTACGAATCAGCTCACGCTCCTCGCTTGTCAGATAGCGACCACCTGCAGCTGCAGGCCCAGCACCCTCCTCCTTGGGTGCCATCCAGTTGCTCGGTTTCGTAGGGTCAGGGATCCATGCACCGCCCTGACGCTGCACTGACTCAGCAGGAAGACCCAATACCGACTCCGTGAGCCATAGATATGCCATTCTGTCCTTGGATGGCGCCGGTGCCAGTGCCTTCGCCATATCCACCTTCATGAAACTCCAATGGTTATGCGAGCGCAGAGGGTAATAACCACATTTGCCCAACTCACGACGATAGTTGTTGGAGAGTGTCGCAGGTGTGAGCACCCAGATTTTCTTCTTGGGGCTGTTGTACAGCGCCTCTGCCGCTGCAATGGATGTACAGGTCTTACCGGATCCGAGGCCATGGTAGACCAGCAGGCCGCGATAGGGAGTGCCCTTTGTAAGATAGTCGCGCACAAACTCCTGATAGTAGAATGTCTGCACATCGTTGGGGTCACGGAGTTTGCATGCATCCTTGCGGATCTTCTGGGGCTTGTCAAGGAATGCACGACCCTCCTCCAGTACCTTACGCAGAATGGGGGACATCTGGATATAGGACTGGATAATGAAATCAGGGAAGGATGCAGAGTTAATAGGGCGATAGATGGGGCCGCGTACTGTGCCATCTGTCTTCATAGGAGGTGCTGCCTTGAGAGGATCCTTTGCAGAGAGACGCTCCTTGATGGGCTGACCAATCTCTACTGTTGCGAACTCGTCAACGGAAATTGCAGGCGCATCTGCTGGCGCAGGGCGCGTTATAGGTAATACACGATCCGTTTTATCCTTCTTAATACGTGCAACGATCGCAGTAGCAGCAGCAGTCTCCTCTGCAGTGGCTGCAGCTACCGGTTCAAGAGTAAGAGGAGCGGGAGCCTCTGCCTCCGTAATAACAAGCTGTGGTACTGGCGCCTCTTCTGCGCCAAACGATACTTTCTTCTTTGGCCCTGCACCTGCAGTAGCAGCAACAGGACGCGGTGGAGCTGCTGAGGCTGCTGCTACTGCGGGACGAGCCACCGCTGTTGTTGGCCGCTGGACCACTACTGTAGGGCGTGTCATAGCATCTGTTGCCGCAGCTGCCCGCGCCGCATACCCACCGGTAGAACGCTTCACCTGCACACCTGCAATTTGCGCTGGGGCGGGGCGCCGCATACCAATGGGCCCTTCCTCACTATTGCTAGACATCCTCTAACGAAGTAGCAGAAACTCACACAGTCAACTGACCCAGTTTCACCAGTGCAAGCCGGGATGCCTCTTGCTCAGCATCCTTCTTATTACGTGCAGTGGCCGTCGTCAGCACATCTCCATCTGGCAACAAGACACCCATCGTAAAAGTGCGATTGTGTAGCGGCCCCTCTGTTGCCACCTCCTTGTAGCGCGGCGGCTGATGGTAGGTGGACTGATAGTAGCGCAGGAGCTGATCCTTGTAGTTGGTGTTGTTCGCAATGAGTTCACCAAAATCTACATATGTCTCCAGCACCTCAATCATCCACTGCTGTACATACCAGAAAGCTGTCTTGGGGTCCTCTGCTGCCCGATCCCGATACATCGCGGCAATCCAGGCCTCCAACATCGACCCCAACATACGGCGATTGTTGCGCCCACCACACACCTCCTCCATATGGCGCGACATGATGAGCCAAGGTGACATTCCCATGCGACCGGCAAGGACACCCAGATGTTCGTTATTGACTAGCTCTGATCGCAGACTTGTCCAGAAACCCTCGCCTTCTCCGGGATAGCGACGCTCTAGATACTCACCGACAATAGCATCCAGGATACCATCGCCCACGTATTCTAGATGTTCATTATCTGCTGTCTTTAGCGGCATACAATCATCCGGGCGCGGTGCAATGAGCTGCCCATCATGCTGTTCGCGTGCCACAAACGACTTATGCACACACGCCTGGCGGAAAAGGTCCACGCGTTTGGGCTGGTAGCGAGCAATCCGTGTAATCTCAGCAACAGGAATATCGCGGTTGTTGGGATTCCAGGGGTTATAGATCTTCTGATCTGGTGTGCTCATTCTGCCTTGTTAGGTGGAAGCCATGTTTAGATTGCCGCAGGCCAGAGTAGATCACTGCATTCAGGAGAGCATGACCCTGCACCTCCCATTCCCATTCCCCCATCTCAGCATGTTTCTTGCCATGGTGATTATCCATGTGTTTGTCATGCCATATGTGATGGTGGTCCAGCCGGATCATGTCTATTTTTCTGTTACGCAGGGATGGCTCGGTCTCTTTATGGGTGCATGTATGATTGCCATTGAGGGCGCCATGCACCCGATGCCGTGGTGGGCATGGATTCTCACAGTTGCTCTAGGTGCCGTGGCTATCCTCGGCTACAGAAAACAATGGCTCGTGACTGATCGTGAGTTCTTGCACGATATGATCCCCCATCATTCTATGGCTCTTGTAACGGCCACAAAACGGCAGGAGTCCACTGATCCGATTATCTCCCGTCTTGCACAGACAATTGTAACAACACAGACACAAGAGATTGACATTATGAAGTATTCACTGGAGAAGGGCCATGGGACCGCAGAGCCGCCCAAATAGACTCGCCCAAAACACCGAGTTTCTTCCCACCTGCTTTGATCTCACCAATCTCTGCAGCAGACATACCACAGAGTTCCACAATTGACTTCTCGGCCAGAAGACCCGCTACACGTTTTCCACCGAGACCTGGGATAGCAGAGAGCATTGCCAGTGCTGTACCTGCAGGAGTCTTGTTGCCCTTCTTCACAGTAGTCAGCGATGCAGTAAATCCAGCCATTGCCGCAGTGGCAGCCGCAGCCATTCCATCCTCTGGCTGAAACACGGTTGCATCATCTGTTAGCTGTGCCAGCAGCACATGACACCATCGTGCCGTGTCAAACAGTGTATCTGCAAAGAGCACTGGCATCCCATAACGGAGAATTAGGCGTGTTGTCAGTCTCTTGAGCTGTGATTGTGTTGTTCGTGTCCCGTATACTTTATTGTCATTCTCAGACCAGGTTCCCTCTAAGATATAAATCACCGCAACTCCGGATCCACGCACTGCCATCAGACGTGCCCGCTGCTCTCTGTAGCGCCCATCGGCATTGGATGCAGCAAAATCCGCCAAACTCTTCCGCTCAGCAACCAAAAGTGGCTCACCCTCTGCATTCTGGATCATGAAGTCACCAACATCCAGTGGTGCTACTGTGTGTGCAACTCCGATCTTGGTCAGAGCCTGTGATAGACGCTCTTCACGCGTGTCCGTGACCAATGTCAAAGTAGCTGTAGCCATTTCCCTCAATGTAGGACTGCTGCCTTAGGATGCGGGGCTCGCGGCTCTCTTCCTTTGGAACTAGCGCGGGTTCACCAAGCATGGCACGCTCTGCATCCATGATAGCCTTGTACTGCTTCTCCAGGCTGTCACGAGATCCAGTCTCCATAAACGTATGCAGGATATCTGCCAGTGCCTCGTTCACATCAACACGCACAGATTCATCCCCCTCATACTCATCGATAGACCAGTAGTGCGCAAAGATATCCGGAATCTCACGCACCTCAACTGCAGCATGTAGGCCCGAGGCCCACTCTGCACCCTTCTCCTCTACGATTGCAATAGCAATGGGATCTACACGGATTGACTCTGCAGATGGAAGCAGACGCTCAAACGTGCGAGGAGCAGTACCAGTGCGTGCCTTGTACTCGGCATTGAAGGCGTCAGAGAAAGCGAAACCGGCACCAAAGCTTGCATTAAAGAGAACCTTCATCGTACTGGTGAACTGCTGCGGGGCAGCCAAGGTCAACTTTGCTACAAGAGCCCTTGCATGTGTAGAGTAATCAGAATAACTGCAAGAAGGAGCCCACCGAAGATTCCCGTATATATAAGACACCAGCGGCACATAGAACAACTGTCAATCGGCACAATCGGCTCAAGCAGTTGTGCCTCTAGATCGTTAGCCTGCATCCTAGATAACCAGAAGTGGGAGTATTTAGCCTGGGATGTAAACATGAGCCTCTCTACAACGGGCAGTGAATGATCGGTAATATCTATCTAGGAATACTCGCAATCATTATATTGATTCGCCTGATACGTCATTTAGCAGCTCACGAATTTCATTTGCGAGGCGCTCATTTGCTTCAGCTGGAGGATCCCATGCCGTAGACTCTTCCAATCTGAGCATCGGTGGCATAATGAATGATTTGTCAGTTTCCAGCTGTGATAACAGCTCTTCAACAGAGCATGTGTAGATTCCATCTAGATCGCGCATCTTGAACATTTCACGCTCTTCGCTTCTGACAACACCATATGCGTTGGTAACACATTTGATCATCTCAATAAATCCTTCCCATACCGCCGGTTTCTTGACAAGGCTCTCAAAACACGCTACTGCAGAGTCACGGATTTTGTGAATTACCAAGATACGCTTATCATCACGTAACAGCCAATATGTTTGGCTCATTGCTCCCCTTACCAACGACTGCTGAAATATCTCTTTAATATCGTAGTTTAAAGAGATATATCCTGATACAATAAATGGATTCCGATTGTAAAACAGCACTTAAAGAGCTGCAACAGCAACTCTGGGCTGCCTGGGATGCCTTCTTTTTTGCACCACCTGCTGTACAGCCATCTGCTATGACTCGCTACAAACAGCTAATGGAACAGAACCAGGGGCTTATCAAGAAATGTCTGCGTTAATACCACTTCTTATGATCAAAGGTCGGGCCAAACATCCGCTCCATTCCAGGCACCGGCCCATAGAAAGAGTCACGATTCTGATGGCGCTCTGATGTCCAGGGAAGGTCACCGAGGCCTGTAAAATATGGATCAATGGCTGCATCGGTCACCTTCTTCTCGCGATATCGGAACTCAATATCCACCTTATCGTTGTCAGTATCTACTACGCGCTCATCTACGACGGACTCATCGGCCCAACCCTCATGACGACGCTTCGGCTTCAGCTCTGTCACCTCCCACTGATTCGGACCCACCTTCGTCACAACCGGCTCAAAGTTCGGGTCCGACTCATATGCCTTTGCCACCATGGCGGCCACCTCCTTGGCCTCGCGTGATACCTTGCAGTCAATGTCAGAATCTTCTACAGACCCGTGATGCCGCTTCTCACCATAACGTGCAGCCGCCTCACGAGCTGTATCTACTGCTGATTTCTCAAGAGGCACCGTCTTGAGATCACCCGCCGCCGTGAAACCCTCGTGGAGACCGGCATACTTGCTCCGGCGCTCATCGGATGTCAGAGGCCGATCCGCCCAGTCAAACGTGCGCTTCTCCAGAATCAGATTCCAGTTCTGACGGGGGATATCCATGTGCCCATCGCGCTCATAGCCTACGATACGCGAGAACTCATAGTCATCCACCTTATTGATTGGAGTCTTGGCATATGTCTGTTCTGAACCCCAGCTATCCTCCTGATCCATCACGGAGACCTCACGGTTGCTTGGCCCCCCCAGAACGGGCAGCGGGCACATCGCGTTTATACCGGATGAGTGCCACCACTGTTGGAACTCATTCATATCGGGGAACTTCTGACCCGTCTCCATTGTAAGGCTACCGTCCAGTTCCCGCGTCAGCTTGCGGGGGCAACGGCTACTGGACGGCCAATAGATGTAGGCCACCACAATCAGGGCTGCAATCAGAATCAGCAGCGCAACAACACCAAATCCAGAGCCCTTGACAAGCGTCATGACATTTGTCCCTGTATTGCTACTCCCGAACGAGTTTGCCATCTCTCTTCTTTCTGCGGCGTATTTTCACAGGTCTCTGTAGAGAAAGATGGTTAGTTATCGTTCTAGCTCATTGAGATCTAGGTCAAGGCGTTCAAGCTCTTTGCGGAGATCTATGTCCAGAAGATCCAGCAATGTGATGCATATGCGATCGGCTTCTCAGTCGCAGCGCCTTGATTCGCTGATTCGTAAGGGCCCCCTCACTATTGTGTTAGTCTACTCAACTTCTTGCCCTCACTGCCACACATACATGCCTCTGTGGAAGAAGCTATGTGGCCTCAAGTCAAAGCGTTCCAATCTGGTGAGCATGGAGGCATCTACATATCAGGAGACACCGCTGTATGAGAAGAAGCCCGTGACAGGAGTACCCACTGTTCTGTTTGTAGACAAGGATGGGCACATTACAGAGGCAGATGAGCCTCGTAATATGGAGGAGATGTCAAATGTTGTACGTAGTGGATCTTCTGAGAAACCTTCTAGCTCTGAGCAGCTTTCTTCTACTTCCAGTAGCACAAACAAACCAATGGAGCCGGCGACTGTAATGGAGCGTGTATCCATGTCTGCTAGTGACTCTATGTTCAATGTATCAGAGTCAGACCGCCGCACAAGTTCCAATGGATCTCGTCGTGTGCCTGTGCAGTCTGTTGTTTCAGGTACCACGATGTCTGAGAACCCTCTGCCTGCGGTCCCTGGAGCCCCTGTTTCTATGCAAGCAGGTGGCGCACACATGCAGCATGGTGGAAACCCCTGGTCTGCTTTTCTGATGGCTGCACGTCAGGCTGCCCCTGCTGTTGCTCTCCTGGGTGCCTACGCGGTAACACGTCGCTCCTCAGGTCTTCCTGACACACGTAAAACCCGCAGGCGCAGCAGTAGCAATCGCTCTATGCGGCGCTCTATGCGGCGCTAAAAAAGTGACCCCCGGTTAAACCCCGCCTCAACCAATACTAGCAATGACATCTGCTCTTACAACTTCCGACGCACTAACATTTCAGATCATTGGCGCAACTGCCAGTGATGTGAAAGGTGCATATCAGGTGCTCCTCTTCGGTGCCACCGCAAATGGTCAATCCGTCAGCTTGAGTGTGACGGGATTTGAGCCATTCTTCTATGTGGAGATGCCCGAGGATTGGACCGCTGCAGAGATTGGTCACTACCAGCGCTTCCTAGTTGCCGGTCTCCATGATCGTGAGCGCGGACAGGTTACCATGTCTGTTGAGCAACACAAGTCGTTCTGGGACTTCAACTGTGGTGCCGACATCACATTTCTCAAGGTACAGGCAAAATCCAAGCGTATCTGGACTACCCTGCGCGATATCTGCCTTGATAAGGAGACCTGCACACCGTTACCGCTACCTCTCTCAATCGTGCGTCAGCGTGCCAAGGGTGCTGTTACACTCCGCGTCTTCGAGTCAAATATTGATCCGATGCTCCGCTTCTTCCACCTGCAAGAGCTGCCTCCCGCTGGGTGGGCCACTGTGCCTGCAGATCAGTGGGACGAGGCGGAAACATCGCAGACTACAGCACACGTCCAGGCTGTTGCAGATTGGCAGCAGGTTGGCCCAGCAGATGCTATGGTACAGCTCACATCTGCGCCCCTCAAAATCATGGCATGGGATATTGAGTGCACGAGCAGTCATGGTGACTTCCCTCTGGCAATCAAGACTTGGAGAAAGCCGGCGCGTGAGATTGTGGCAGCTGGACTGACCGACTGGGCCGCCGTGGAGACTGCTATCAATAGTGCTATCTCTGGATCTCCTGGGCCGTTGAGCCGCGTTTATCTGAGTGAAAATGGTATGCGCGAGGTTGCACTGGGGCTTCGCACTGTTGCAGATGCTTGGTCATCTGTTGCTTCTGCGATTCGTACAGATGCCGAGGATGCGATTGATCGTGTGGATGAGCTGCTGACGCGTGCACTCCCTCCTCCTGAGGGTGACCCCATCATCCAGATTGGTGCAGTCACCTATGTTGGTGGGCGGGCGATTCGCAAGGATATCTTCGTCCTTGGATCTTGCACACGTCTCCCAACAACCGCGGAGTGCCCCGTCCATACGCACTCCTGCGCGACAGAGGCGGGTCTGATTCGCGGCTGGTGCAAGTCAATTTCCGAGATTGACCCTGACATCATGGTCGGTTACAACATCTTCGGCTTTGATGAAAAATACATGTGGGATCGTGCCAATGTGAACCACTGCACTCGTGCACTCCAGGTGTTTGCACGTGTAACCGAGAAGCCCGTGCGTCTCCAGGAGAAGTTCCTCAGCTCCTCTGCCATGGGTGACAACACCTTCTATGTTATCTCTGGTGAGGGACGGTTGCATGTGGATCTGCTTGCTTATGTGCGCCGTAACGCACAGCTGGACTCCTACAGTCTAGACAATGTGACGGCCACCTACATGTCTGGTGCTATTACGAAGCCACCTGCACCTGCACCTTCAGCAGAAGGTGAGGCGGATATCTGGATGATTCCCACAAAGTCTACCAAGGGTACGACGGTCGGTCGCTACGTTGTCATTATGGATGAGGAGAACGACGTGATCGGCGAGAAGCTGGAGGTGGTTCGTGTGGAGCCGAAGGCACTCTTCGTACGGATGCCCGATGGGGGACAGGCACTACAGGAGCATGGTCCGCCGCCCGTGCGCTGGTCGCAGTCCAAGGATGATGTCAGCCCCAAGGATATCTTCCGCCTGCATGCAGGTGGGCCCGCAGATCGTGCCCGTGTCGCCAAGTACTGTATTCAGGATTGTGATCTCGTGATTGAGTTACTGCAGAAGTTGGAGGTGATCAACAACTCTGTAGCTATGGCGAATGTCTGCTGGGTGCCGGTGGAGTACATCTTCACGCGAGGACAGGGCATCAAGTCCGAGTCTCTGGTGTTCTACGAATGCCGCAAGGAGGGTCAGCTGATCCCCGTGCTACCAGCACCGCCGCGTCGTGAGGCCGTGGATGATTCTGCTATTGCGCCGGTGGAAGAGATTATCCGTGATGATGACAATGAGGGCTATGAGGGGGCGATTGTGCTGAACCCGCTCTCTGGCATCTATCTGGATGATGCACCGGTTGCAGCTCTGGACTTCAGTTCGCTGTATCCCTCCTCCATTATCAGTGAGAATCTGAGTCATGATTCCCTTGTCTGGGTGAAGGACTACAACATGAAGGGCGAGTTCGTCAAGCTCAAGGAGGGTTCCGATCGCTATGATAATCTACCTGACTGGGACTATCTGGAGGTGGACTACGACATCCTGAAGCCGGATCCAGCACAGAGTCATAAGAAACATCCCGATCTGATTCCTGCAGGGCGTCGTATCTGCCGATATGCACAGTCGCGGGATAATACCAAGTCCACGCTGCCAAAGATCTTGATGAAGCTACTGTCAGAGCGCAAGCGCACCCGCAAGCTCGCAGAGAAGGAGACGGATGAGTTCCGTGCAGCACTGCTGGATGCTCAGCAGTTGGCCTACAAGCTGACTGCCAACTCTCTGTATGGACAGCTGGGTTCCAACACATCCAAGATCCGCCGTAAGTGTATTGCTGCGTCCACGACAGGACATGGTCGCCAGCAGCTGCTCTTCTCCAAGGCGTGTATTGAGCAGGCGTACGGGCCGGCAGCAGGTGATCCCCGTTGTGATGCTGTCTGTGTGTATGGCGATACAGACTCAGTGTTTATCAGTTTCCAGCCGAAGGACCCTGCAACGGGTGAACGGTTGACGGGTCGCGCTGCACAGGAGGCTGCCAAGGCGCTTGCAGTAGAGGCCGGCAAGAAGATCTCTGGCGCACTCAAGCCGCCGCATGACTTCGAGTTTGACAAGATGTTCCGCTGCTTCTGCCTGTTATCCAAGAAGCGATACGTTGGTGACATGACAGAGGGTGGCCTGGAGGATGATGACTATCATCGTAAGTCCATGGGGATTGTGATGAAGCGCCGAGACAATGCGCCGATCGTGAAGTATGTGTATGGCGGTGCGATTGAGAACATTCTGGTGAAGCGTGATATCCAGGCGGCAGTGGCATTTGTCCGCAAAGCGGCCCGCGATCTCCTGGACGGCAAGTTCCCTATGAGCCGTTTGACGATCACCAAGTCGCTGCGTGCAGAATACAAGTGTTCGCCACCGGCACACAAGGTACTGGCCGATCGTATCGGAAAGCGTGATCCAGGCAACAAGCCTTCCTCCAATGATCGCATTCCGTTTGTCTACTTCGCGCAACCAAAGGGGAAGAAGCGCCCTGACAACCAGGGCGAATGTGTAGAGACTCCTTCCTTCATGCGAGAGAATAGCCTGAAGCCAGATTATGCCTTCTATATCACGAACCAGATTGCCAAGCCGGTTTCACAGGTGTTCGGTCTAGTCGTAGAACAGTTGCCTGGCTTCAACAAGCATATGCTTGCTGCTACTAAGAAGAAGGATCCTGTGGATGCACGGGAGGCAGTGGCAAATGATCTGCTGTTCGGTGATATGCTCCGTACTGCGTCTCGTGAGGCGATGGGTATCAAGGATATTCGCAGTTTCTTTGGTGGCCCTAAATAGAGAAATACGATGTGGTCTAGTGCGGCGTTTATTTTGATTGTTGCGCTCCTGCTAATGACAAGTCAGTGGGCCATAGAACGTATGGGGCAGCTGCACTATGAGCATCAGTCACAGACATCCGTGTTTGACGTTGCACACAAGTATCTCCCAGATCTCTACGATTATTCATGGATCGTGAATGTTATCCCCCTAATGCTGTTTGGGATTGCACTCGTGGCCCCATCAGGAGCCCGTGTCATGCGTGAAACACTCTTTATGTTCCTGCTGGTACTCGCTATACGTGCCCTCACGGCAGTCACCACGATTCTGCCCAAACATGAGCGATGTGAGACCACGAATGGCTTCTGGAATATCTTCCAGGGTGGCGGCTGTTATGATAAGATTTTCAGTGGTCACACCGCACTAATCACACTCCTGACACTGAATTTCTATAAACATGGAATTATGCCACTGGGTGCAGTTGTAGGGTTTGGTGTTGCAAATGCAGCAGTGATGTTACTGACACGTGGTCACTACACCGCAGATATTATCCTGGGTGCCACGATTGCCTATCTTATCTGGGATGGTGACTACTCCCTCTTTAAACGCATGTACTCTGACTTCACCAGCGGCAAAAAGTGACCCCTGGGCCGCACAAACCAGGGGGTGTAGGACAAACAAGATGACATCACGCCGTGGCCTCGCAAACCTTGGCAATACCTGCTATCTGAACTCGGCGATTCAGGCACTACGGCATACGAAGCCGTTTCAGGACTACTTCGGCACAGATGCATGGCTCGCACATGAGAAGCCTGACAGGAAGGCGCATGAGCTGGTGGAGGGGATTGTAAGTGTGATGAAAGGGTTTCAGGACTCTACAGTGAATCACTGTCTGCGCCCCACCGGCCTCATGCATGCATTCATTAAGGCGGGCAGTGAACTCAATGATGAGATCCGCTATGGAGCACAAGCGGACGCAGCGGAGGCAATTCAGATTCTTCTGGATGGCCTTCATACACAACAGGCACGCGAGGTACGCATGGATGTGTCAGGGCGGGCCATCACTCCCGATCAAGAGGAGCTGATCAAGAGTCTGGAGTCATGGGCCTCTTTCTTCCGCAAGGAGTACTCTCCACTAGTGGAGCAGTTCTATGGGCAGACACAGACCCGCATCACCTGCAAGGGTTGTGGCTACAAGTCCACGCGCTATGAGCCATGGGGGGTTCTGAAGCTGCCGATCCCCAATGCAGAGAAAGCAGGGGCACCGGCACCAAATCTAGCCGAATGCCTAGCGGCGGCAATGGCATCTGAGACAATTGACGAGTATGCGTGTGATGGCTGTAACAAGCGTGGCCCGGCTGTACTAGAGCATGCCATTAGCCGCATGCCGCGGCATCTGATCCTGTCACTCAAGCGGTTCACAAATACGGGTGCCAAGGTCCGCGCACGTATCGCCTACGACCCTGACAAGATCATACTAACGGATCACCGCGCCTGGTCCTCTATCCAGGGTTCAGCCAACTATCGTGTGATGTCAACGATTGAGCACATGGGGTCTAGTCGCGGTGGGCACTACTACATGCGAGCACGCGAGGGGTCTGAATGGATCGAGTACGATGATGATCGTGTGTCTACGGCAGGCTTGGGTGGTGCTGCGGGTCTTGACACTTATATGCTCTTCTTGGAGATGTCCGACAAATAAAGAGACCACATGTAGAGGATATGAACGCAGCGGCTGCCGTTACACAACCCCGGTTTTCTGCCGCGACCAATGTCGGTACACGAGTGAGTTCGGCAGCAGCGAATATCGGATCACGGGTAAGTACTGCTGCTTCTAATATCGGGTCACGCATCAGTTCCGCCACAAAGAATATGTCTTTTGGTTCCAACTCTTCATCTGCATCTGTAGTATCATCGGCCTCCTCTTCTGCTTCAGAGGTGGCGGGCAGTCTTCTGAGTGGCTGGGGTCTTGGCCTTGTGATGATTGTTGTACTGATCGCGATCTTTGCTGTCTACTACAAGACCATTGGTTACTACATCCAGATTGGTTGGGATAAGCTCAAGTGGAGCCACGATCGTGGTGAGAAGGTGGAGATACAGGTGCCTGGTGGCCCCTCTGCCACTCTGATGCCCGCTGCAGGTGGTGGCGATGGCTCCTCTATCAGTGATAGCCTGGGTGGTGCCCTCAAGAATCTGGAGTCCGATGTGGAAGCAGCATTAGGTGCTGGCCCCGGTAAGAAGCAGGTCTTTAATGTGAGCCGCAATGTCTATACATTTGCCGAGGCAGAGCCTCTGTGCCGTGCTTTTGGTGCAGAGCTGGCCACGTATGATCAGGTGAAGGCGGCATATGAGTCTGGTGCTGACTGGTGCAACTATGGCTGGGCAAAGGGTCAGCTGGCGGTCTATCCCACACAGGAGGAGACGTATCGTAAGCTCCAGCAGGGGCCTGAGAAAGATCGCATGTCGTGTGGTGTGCCCGGTGTAAATGGTGGCTATTTTCCCAATGCAGAGCAGCGTTTCGGTGTGAACTGCTACGGTGTGCGCCCCGCAGAGACTGCACTGGATGAGCGTATGCAGATGGAGGAGCATTCAAACATTGCTTTTGATCGTGAGGTGAATAAGTTCAAGTCGGAGCTTGACAGCATCGGCGTGAACCCTTGGTCTTCAAAGCAGTGGTCTAACTGAAAAGTTAGATTACCCTTACGGGTCTAATTAGAGCCCAACGGGTCTAACTGAAAGGTCAGAGAGTCTGACTAGTGTCGCCCTGCCATTGCATCGCGACGTTGTTTAGCCGTACCATGTTCTGCAATATATGGATCAATCTTGGAGTAACCATTGGAAGACTCCTCAGCAAGCGGTGTAGCATCATATTCATCTACGATGGCGGTCGATCTCTGAACCCACCATGGTAGAAGCCCCTGAAGCTCATCTGAAATCCAATCATCCCAGAATGGCATATGGGATCCCAGAGCACGATATATCACCTCTTTCTGCCAAACATCAATGGAAAACCGATCATTCAGCCACTCAAACCATATCTGTTCATCACGATCAGACCAGCCCTCAGGATAGTGTATGGGCGTCTTAGGAATCAGGTCCATAGCAGTATGCATGCGACGCAGATCAACATACTCCAGAATCTGTTGTACCTGCGCGCCAAGTGGCATCTCAGGTGCAACATCCAGATCCTGACAGATCGCGCGAAATGCCTTTACAATTGCCACAATATCGGATTCCATCTTCATATACTAGGCACTGGGCTCCTTTAAATTCTTCTTAAGATATTCTGATTCTTTGGATCCCCGATGATCCTGTAGCCATTTCATCAGGCTCTGCGCCTGTATGGGTGTTAGACCAGATCGTGTTGCCCATGCAGGTATCTCCCGTTCCAAATAGCCCCACGTCAGTCCACCAGGTGTCTTACGATTTGCAAGTTGCAGTGAGGCCCCTGATATCTGAATGGTGGAGTTCTGCAGCTTCATATCTTTGATCAACTGGATTGCATCTTCTTCATGTTTATCACGCAACTCCCGTGCATTTGCCGCCTGCTGATTGAAGCGTTCCACCATATTATCCATATGCACCCATCCCCGGATAGCTGTTGCTAGACGCGCCTTTGGGTCTGGTGGCTGTTGGTGTGGTGTCAAGGACATCGGTGTCTCTGCATCCTGCGGCTACTCTCATGTCACCATGGTTCCGCGCACAATCTCTGTAGGGCCCGAACGGAGTACAATGACACATGTGACTACTGTACAGATCAGCAGAATCAGAAACAGTATAGCCACACCGACAATCCATGGGAAAATGGAGTTTAGTACATGGCGCACAATAGGATCCACAATCTTCTGGAGAACAAGCTTCTGGGTAGGGCGTTTTTCAAACCCCGATGCCCATTTATCAGCGATCTCAAGGCCGAGCTCCTGTAATGCTGCTCGTGCACGCACCTCCTTGGATTCCATTATTTGTTGTCGCGGTTTTCTCAACATGGTCAGACCGCAGGGCATTATAAGATGTCACTGCAAGCCCCCAAACGCACATCGGCTGGTTACTATCTGGCGCTTCAACCACCCGTACAGACACCCACCGTATCATGGTCAGACATGGGCACATGGGCTATTTCACAGGCATGGGCGGATTGGGCTGTACAGCAACGAGATACACTATTGGGTGAAATGCTCAGTCACGGCAACTGGTTCTCAAAGCCCCCCCGGCGCGATGTGCTGGAGCCTCTCTTCAGCCCCTGGGCAATTCAAGATATGAAGGGAACCCTGAAGTTCTTCTGCGATATGCCGAAGTGCCCCGGTAAAGAGGATAGTACTGGTACTGCTATCTGGCAGCTGAATGGGCTGATCATGACAGCAACATCGATCACCCCGATTTGGGAGATTGCCTCCTATGAACAAACACCTGCACAGGATACCATCTCTCTGTTTGGGGATAGCGAGACAATTGACGGAGAGGAGACAGAAGGTGGTGAGACCCGAGAGATCCACTTTGAGGAGATTGAAGAAGCTCCTCCGGCAGCGCAGCCGACTCGTATCCGAAGCCGTGAGTTTGAGGCCCGCAAGTTCATGGCCAAGGAGCGAGTCCGCGAAGCCCGACTCAAGGCCCAGATTGCTGTTCGCCTGGCACGTAAAGAGGAATCCCGGTTTTACAGCCAATTTGGTGACTTGGAGGATGCCGAGTCGCATTTTAGTGAATATGATTTGACAGATGAGGAGGGAAGTCTGTCAGAATCTGGTTCAGAAGTCAGCTTAGTAAATTAGTGTCCAACTATTTTCATGCTTCTCAACAGAACAGATGTTTGATCAGAACCTCATCATTGGCTTGATCGTCCTGGCGGTGGTTGTATTTGCTGTATACTCATATGCTCCTAAGTTCCGTGGTATGCTTTCCGGTATGGGCGTGGAGGGCTTTGCCACCAATGGCAATGGTAAGAAGTCTACCCCTGGTGCAAATGGTGTGCCTCTTTCTACCAATGGTTCTAGTACAAAGGGTAAGCTTGATTTAACGAATGTAAACAAAGCATCCGCAATGATGGGTGGTGCCACTGCCCCTGCTGCCCCTGCCACTGCCCCTGCCACTGCCCCTGCCCCTGCGGCTACCAAGACTGCAGAGGCGTTCAGCGACTATGCCAGCTTCGGTGCCTCTGACAACATGGCCGGTGGTGCCAAGAAGCCCGCCGGCTGCTACCCCCGTGAGCAGCTGATGGCGACCGATCTTCTTCCCCAGGATGTGAACAGTCAGTGGGCCCAGGTGAACCCCCAGGGTTCCGGTGACCTGCAGGGCAAGAACTTCCTGTCCGCCGGTGCACTGATCGGTGTCAACACGATCGGTCAGAGCCTGCGCAACTCCAATCTCCAGCTCCGCTCTGAGCCCGCCAATCCCCAGATCCAGGTTGGCCCTTGGCAGCAGAGCACCATCGAGCCCGACCTCCAGCGTCGTCCTCTCGAGTAAATATAAGGTTATATTATGATAAATAAATATAGATAAATACTATAAATGTATAAAATATTTATAGTATTTCACAAGCAAATTTTTGATAAATGCTATGCCGAAATCCCACAAGAAATACTCGATAAACATTTTGTATTTATTGCAGTTAATCCAAACATTGAAAAGATATACACACCAAATCGTTATACAATTATTAATGAATGGGAACTACCACAATTAAATAAGACAGTTGATAATAATATATTACGTGAGAATACTGCAATATATAATATTTATATTAATAAACTCTATGAAGATTGTGATTATATAGGATTTGGTCAATATGATATGATATTTACAATGGAATCATTATCGCAAATTGAACAACTCTCAACAACAAAGTATATGGCAATGTGGCCAAATACTATTAATTTTTGTAAAGAAAGTGCATATAATGGGAATTATATACTAAATACAGTTATTAATTCGTATAATTCATTTTTTTCAACAACTATATCTTCTGATATAAAAGTGCCATTATGTAATACGTATATAATACCAGTAACATTATTTGAAAAGATAATGCCTTGGGTTATTAGTACATATTCTTTTTTAATACCATTAGCAACTGAGCGACATGCTGCAGGTATATATGAACGTGTTATGGGCATTGCAATTGGTGCAGAAAATTTAACAATATTACCATTTAATTTAAGTCATGATCATACATACAAAAAATTAGCCTATTAGTTTGTATATAATAGAGGATAACAATGAATGCTGCAAGCCCTTATGCACTGATTCTTGGTGTACTTGGTGCAGGAATGGCAGCAATGGCCTACAAGTCTGGTTCTCATGATATGGCACACGTCACTAGTACCATAGATGGGTCCAAGTATATCGTACGTAATCTGCCCGACAAACAGGAGGCAGCCGATCGCCTGGCCCGCACTCGTGCCAAACTCCTGCGCCTGATGCGCGACCTGAAGCAGGCATACCCTGAGAAGCCGATTGTAAAGCAGATAAGTCGTAACTTTGATGCAGATCCATCGCGATTTTCAGAGTCCACGCCCGATGCTTCTTACACCAGCTACAGTGTAAATAAGGGTGAGAAGGTCTATATGTGCCTCCGTCAGCGCAACGAACGCGAAGAGCTTGTGGATGAGAACATCATCACATTTGTGGCTATCCATGAGATGGCACATATTGGCACACATGAGGTTGGACATACACCGCTTTTCTGGAATAACTTCGGCTGGCTGCTGCAACGTGCAGAGGAGATTCAGATATATCAGTATCAGGATTTCTCTGCACATCCTGTTGAATACTGTGGTATCCGCATTACAGATCAGCCAACATATGATAAGGCCAAGGATCCAGATGCAGACAAATAAAGCGTAATTCTCCTAGGTGTAAGGTAGAGGATAATGAGTGTCACCACGATTCCACTCTTGGAGGATCTCCAAGGGCCATGGGCCAACTTCCAGGTTGAGCTTGTGGGTATTGGCACACAGCCGATTCGTGATGTCTATCCCTTTATCAGTGTCACTGATCTGAAGCGTCTTATATGGATTCAGCAGAAGGGTGACCCCCGGTGGGCACCAGAGCGTGTATTCTTAGGTGTTCGCTCTGCATCAGGGGTCCGCCCTATTGAAATTCACTGGCCTGCAATCGTAACCGGTGGTAGTGTGGATCTACCAGACCCAATGCCACAAGAGGCACGTGTGCCGAATATGCAGCTTGTTGATGATGCTGGTAATCAGAAACCAGTTGCACCGACGGTGATTGGGTCACTGATCCTGGAGACAGCTCTCTCCCCTGAGATTATGCAGACAGGGGCTATTCCGCAAGTTATTGCTATCCCGCTTGCTGCCTTGCAGCCAGCTGAACCTGAAACACTCAGTGCATCACTCTTCTGGGGATTCTACCGCTTATACTTCCCCTGGTTATCCGCACCTGGTCAGGTACTTGATGCAACAATACAGACACCTGTACTGCGTGATGCATTTGCTGCTGCTGTCCTATATACAGAGGACAAGGCTGGTCGCACTCAGGTTGTACAGAAATCACTTACAGATCGTGTAGGTGGTAGTTCTGCTTCTATGCAGACAATGGTGCGGATTCAGTGGATTCTGCCACCTCCATCTGCCCGCCCTGAGTCACTAGAACGGACATTCTTTGGTCTCCGTGCAAACAAGGCAGTACCATTCATTCGTTATTTCCCCGTGTCATCTGTGGGTCGGCCGCCACTCCTAAAACTTGGCCTGAACCCCGATGGCAGTCCAATACTCAAGAATGACAGGATTTTTGCACAATATCTCACCAAACAGTCGCCTGTTCGTGATTCTGCTGTGATTGTTGCGATCATTCCACTTGGATCTGACCATACAGAGACCGGTGTAGCATTCACGCTCTATATGTTCGAGGATGGAAACTGTGATATTACTCTGGAAGTGCCACAACGTGGAGCAACATATGTGGCTGCAGTAGCAGCCGATGCACAGCATCGCCTACAAGAGGTGGTCCCTATGTTAGGTTTTGCACAGGGTATCGTACCTATGCTTCGGAATATCCATGCAACATACAAGTGGACACATCCAGACCCTCGTAACTCAGTACCGATGACATCACAGCGTATCCAAGAGCGTGTGCGTGCGATGACTCCTTTCCTGGATATCACACAGCGCACAACCACACCAGCGGGTGCAGCGGATACCTCTTTAGCAGCATTCAAGTGGCGTGCAGTGAGCAACTATGAGAGTGAATCGGAACAGTTCGCGTTTATTACGCAGCTTGTATTAAAGATTGATGATGCTGAAGAGGATGGGTCACAAGCGGTAATCATAAATGCTGTAAAAGAGCGGTTTGGTGTTTCTACTGACCGCGCAGCAGAGTTGTTGGAGAAATGGGGGGAGCGTCGTTCTGCAGCTGTGGCACCATCGGCTACGGCGGGTAGTCTAGCAGTGGCAAAGCATGCAACAGGCGCGCAAATCGTCCTGTTTGGTCGTCATCCTGATTATTTCATTGAAGTGGCAGATGCATCCTCTTTTGAGGAACTACAGCGTATTCTCAGTGTGATGGGAGTTCTATTGGGTGCTAGCTCTACAACAATTCGCCCGCCAGCGCCGGCAATGGCGGCAGTGGCTGCTTCTGTAGGAATTGCAGATGCAACCCTTGAACAGAAGGTGGAGGAGACGGCGGGTGTACCAGCAGAATCTACTGTTGAGTTGGGGGAGATTGATCCGGCAATGGCAGGCCTAATGGCCGATCTAGGGGTTGGTGATTTTGGTGACTTTGATGCAATGGGAGATCTTATGGCGAACCTAGGGATGGGTGGGGGTGACTATGGTGGTGCCGGTGCTGGTGAAGAAGAGGCATCCATGGGCCCTGCTCTTATTATTGAGGAAGCAGAGAAGGCCGCAGCAGATGCAGCACTAGAGACTTCTATTGCTGCTCCCAACATGGATGCGGCCATTGCCGCTGTAGAGGAGGAATGTCGCGGAGAGCGCTACACCGGCACAGAACTGCTCCGCGCACCCGTGGACTTCTATATGGCGAAGCTGAAGGAGCAGGATATGACTATGTTCGGATTTACTGTCAGCAAGAAGCCAGCAGAGAAGACCACATTTAAGGCGTACAGTAAGTCGTGTCAGCGCGGAGATGAGCGTCAGCCCAACATCATGACTCTGTCAGAATATGCTCGCATCCAGCGCTGCTATGAAAGTCGTGTTCGCTTTGTTAATCTACCACCACATAAGCCAAGCGATCTTCCTAACTATACCAACTATGACCCTACGAAAAAGTATCCTGATGAATACTATCTTACAGACCCAGAGTCTGGTATGCCCATGTGGACTGTATATAATTATGAGAACAAAACCCGCCCTGGTGAGTACTCTTATTTGATGTGTGCTGAGTTCTGGTGTGTTCGTGACAATCTGCCCCTACTGCGGTCAGAATTCCAAGGTTTGGTGGGTCGTGGATTCTCAAAACCCCCAAATACATGCCCTTTCTGTGGAGGGGCACCCTATGTCGCCCTAGATGCACCAAAACCTGGTGAGTCTGTTATAGTGCGTCTCCCCAAGGAGAGTTCTGGCAAGCTTCAGCAGTTCATTGGTACAATCACCCGTACACGCCATCCCAATGGCTATCTACTACCATGCTGTGATACCACTCCACGTCTTCTGGAGAAATATCTGGAGATACGTTTTCCAAAATCCACGAAGACTCAGAAACCTCCAAATAAACTACCTGTCAGCCCTGCTATAGGTGAGAGTGCTGCAGCCCCTGAAGATGTAGCCGAGCCGCCACCATCCGCTATCATTGCTGCAAGGGCCCTTGGTGATGAGCGTATTATTGATTATGAGCGCATTCTCAGCAGTATGCAGACACAGTATATCCTTGGCAATGACAAGGCATTGGGTGCTGGCAAGATTGCATTGACACCGCCACTGTTGGATTCATTCTTCGGTCAGCACAGCCTTCGTTCTGTGGAGTCGCGCGGTATTCGCACTACATTCCGCGATGGGGTGACACTATTTTTACGTCTTGGTGTTGACAGTCGGCCGCGCGCACCTGGTATGAATCTCTATGCTGGCCTGGCACCTTTCCTGGGTTTCAATTCCGCAGAACAGACACAGAAGTACATCATGGGGCGTCGTATGGTTCGCGCATTTGAGTCTGCCAATTACGGCACACTTGTTCACGAGTTTGCATCAAAAGCCACTGTGACAGAAGCAGAGCTTACAAATTCGTTGGGGTCGTTTGCCAATGATAACGATAATGGGTATCGCCTGGATGGCAATCGCGCTCATGTGATCCGACTCTACAAGGCTTGGACTGCATTCCTTCGTTATCTAGCTGATGAGAAAAGGCCAAAGAAGATGCGTCATTTTGAACATCTATTGGCACAACCTGGTATTATTACACCACGGGGTCTTCTCCTCATCACCCTGGAGCAGGCGGGTGATCATGTAGACGTTGTCTGTCCCTCTTTTGGAATTCCACCTGCCTCCATATTTGGTGATGTACCCGTTGGATTTATTCTCCATGATAAGCGCGATGAGTCCTGGACACCATTGGTTCTCTACAATGGTACGAAGGATGCTGTGCGTTTCTTTGGTGAACGATCTGCAGATCTAGAACTGGTGCCCCGTCATCTTCGTGCATCTCTGCAGAAATGGATCCGTGAGTGGCGTTCGGCCTCCAAGGGTTGTGGACGTGGATCTCCACCTGTGCATGTCTGGACACCTGACAAGGATACAAGTGGCTTGCCCCGTTTTTCACAGCTCCGTGCTCGTATGGAGGGATACTCTCCCACAACGATTGTCCGCGATCGCAGTAACCGCTTGGTAGGTATGCTGTTTGTTGCGACAGGTGGAGCTGGTGCCGATGGCCCTACTTTCTTTGTACCCTGCTTGGATGACGGTGCACTCGGTGATATCTACCCCCGCGTATTTGAGGCCGAGATGATCCCACCTGCCTCACTGGATGCCTACATGCGATTCTACCAGATGCTATCAACACAGTATCCTGCACTGGCACCCACAAAGCTTCTGGCACATATGGATGCTTCTGCTCAAATTGTTGGTTTCATGACAGCCGCTGGGTCTATGGTACCAGTTGCACCAGAGGCAGTTGGTGCAGAAACCCTCCCTGTGCAACAACTGGATCAGTTCCCATGGGAACGCGATGCACTTATCCTAAAGAGCCCCAATGCACCCTATACGACACAGGCTGTGCGCGAAGAGACAACCGCATCAGTTGAGGAGCAATTGGCAGAGGCGTATGAGTACCTGCGCCTGGCGCTGTCACGGTGGTTGTTGCGTGATCAGAAAGGGCCTATCCTACGCCGTGAGATGGCTGCCCTGGCAAAGACGGCATTGCCACTCTATGAGAAGCGAAAACGTATGGATATTCTGTTAGAGCCGTATGTGCGTGAGTGGTTACTTCCCGCAGAAATACAGGAACGCAAGGCATTACCTCTACTACGTGAGGACTGTCTGACACTACCTCAGGAGAAGTGCAGCGGTACATGTCGGTGGAATGGTGATCGTGGGTGTATGATTCATGCACCAATCCGCGAGGCTACTACAGATCCAATCCGCATTTTTACGGCACGCCTCAGTGATGAGCTTCTCCGTTATTCAAATAAGCGCGATGAGATTCTAAATAATAAAGTCACAAGTATCCGCACCCCTCGTGGTGTCGTGCGTATTGGTGATGAGCTCTTTACATCAACTAAAGAAGGAGAAACAACGAAATCCATCCTGGATCGTTTGGGGTTCACTGGCCAGGCTGGTATGACATTCCCTGAAGAGATGATGCGCTTAGAGGGGCTTGAAGATGAGCCTGATGTGCCATTACCAGCAGCAGAGGCAGGCCCTGAACCAGAAGAGCTACCTGAGAGCTGGCGCGAGAAGGGCCTACAGATACCCAGTCCTCCCGCTGATCTGGAGGATGCAGGGCGTCTGGCGTTTGCCAGTGGTACAGGGCTGCCACTTGAAAAATGGGAGGATGGCCTCAAGGTGTGGCGCACTAAGTTGGGTCTCCCATCGCCCGATCGTCCATTCCAATGGAGTGTTCAGGACTTCTATGTGATTGCGGCAATCAAGATGGCAAATCTGGTCTTTGTTGATAAGAAGCCAAATGGAGAACTATTTGTAAAGCGTTGGATACAGCCACCTGTCCGCAAGACAGCCATGGCAGGTCAGGCAATATATATGATCTTCTGGGGCCCTCGTGAACTGCTGGTGACGCGCGGCAAGGTCTATGTGTTTATGAGTCGTGATCTGCCTGGTGAGTTCTTGACACTCTTGGACCTCGCTGCTCCAATGGCTGAGAAAGAGGCACGGGGTGAGGCGCCAGCCGTACCAGAGGCGTTAGCCGTACCAGAGGCGCCAGCCGTACCAGAGGTGCAACCAGCAGTGGCTGCAGTAGTTGAGGAAGGTGCCGGTGAGTCAAAAGAGGCCGAACAGCAGGCACCAGCAGTAGTAGCAGTGCCTGAGGTTGAGGAAGGTGCCGGTGAGTCAAAAGAGGCCGAACAGCAGGCACCAGCAGTAGTAGCAGTGCCTGAAGTGGAGGAGGGTGCAGGTGAATCAAAAGTAGCAGAGGAAGCACCCGTACCAACACTGACCGTCAAAGAGCTCTAGTTATCCTCCTCAAATACCACCACTGGCTTGGATCCATCGTTTTCAGGTACACTCAGCGCCCGCGCACGTGACTCCATCATGCCAAGCACCTCATCATCTAGCATGTTTAACTTCGCCACGCGCCATGATTTATTGTTCGGATGCAGAACCACCAGTGCCAGCTCCGATACGGTGTAGCCATAGTGTTTCTGCAAGATGTAGCGATAGACATTCAACTGCAGGCTGTAATGCCAGTAGTTGGTGTCAGGCAGATGAGAGACAGGCCCCAGGCCGCTCTGAAACCTATTCTCCACCTTAAGCTCCTCAATGCGCTTCCAGTCGTAGATCGCCAGTGTTCCATCTGGCTTCATATAGACCATGTCAATGGATCCTGCCACCTTATGCTCCTCATCAAACACCAGCCACTCAGTACGAAAGGGTACAAACTTTGATCCATGTTTTTGCTGATAGTTACAGAAATAATCCCACTCAGCACCCTCTGCAGGAATCCACTGGTCAACAGCAAGCCCCTTCATTCCAGCATCAAAGCTGTAGTCATCGCCGCCAGCCGGCATGGCATTGTAGAAGTGCTCAATGTCCAAGTGCATCCGTGTTCCTGCCTCCGAAGAAGCCTTGCCCTTATCGGACCATTGCTTCTTGATCTCCTCAGCAGTCATGCCGAAGTACTTGGACTCAAACCATTTCGGCGATGACATCATCTTAGCGATGACGGCATCGGCGTCAAAGTGACCGAAGAAATTATGAAGGAACCCCGTACAGGAGGTCCATCCAGCACGAGTACCGTCAATCGTGTAGGTGTGTGACTCCTCCTCAAAGAGAATGCGCTCATCGCGCGGGTGCTTATTGATCTCTGCAAGACGCTGCCATGCAAGGGCGCCCTCTGTAATGGATAGTGGCATCGTACACTGGCCATACCTGCGGTATAAAGCGGTCATTTTTTAGTGTGTATAGCATAGATGTCACTCAATGTTGGTTCAGATGGAATGGGTTCATGGGGTTACGGGCTTGTCCAACCTCTACTAGCTCGCACATTTCCACATACGGTAATTACATATGATCAGGATAAATCATTTGATCTTGTAGTTCGCAGTCATTTTCAGAGAATGGAACCAACACAGAACTATACATGTCCTTATTTAACGTGGTCAGGTGAAGCATACCGTGTAAGTTCACGCCCAGAATATGCTCCTCTTATTGAAATTAATACTGCACATCATAATATACCAAATAATCTCTACATCCCACATCTTGTAACAGAACATAGACATACTGAACGCCCCTCTCTGCATACACAAAAGAACTACTGCTGTGCATTTGCATTTAGTAATCGTGTGTCCGAGCGTGAACATCTATTTTTAGGTATGCGTCGCCGCGAAAAAAACTGCTATAGTTTTGGAAGATCTGTCCCCACACATGATAACCCTTTCTCACTGTCACAAGCAGATCGTGCTAAAAATGGTGAAATGTTTAAAGCATATGGTTTTGGATATGTTGTTGCTATGGAAAATAGAATTGCACCTGGGTATATTACAGAGAAGATAGGCAATGCATTTTTAGCAGATTCTGTCCCTATCTATTGGGGAGATTCAGCAGCTATTACAGAGATGTTTAATCCTGCAAGCTTCATAAATGTATTGGATTATCCTACGATTGATAAGGCTGCTGAAACTGCTGTGAATGTGTGGCGTGATCCACAGAAGTATCAGAAGTATTTAGATGCGCCAATTACAGTGAATAATAAGCTGGCCGATCTGGAGGCTGTCTATACAGAGTATAGGCCTTGGCAGAAGCTGTTTGTTGATACCCTGCGCGATACCTTTCCTGATCTCTCTTAGTGACCACCGGGTCTTCGTGTGCCACCAGGGCCTAGCATAGGGCCTGAGCCAGCACGATGCATGCCACCAGGGCCTAGCATATGTCCACCAGGATGAGGGCCAGGATGAGGACCAGGTCTAGGATGAGGGCCAGGATGAGGACCAGGGTGATGATGCGGGCGACCGCGGTGAGGGCGACCATTTGACCATGAACCACCATAGCCACCACTGCGCCACCAGGGCCCCCACCAGCCGCCCCACCAATCGCCCTCGCGAACAACAACTGTATCAGCCTGTGACCCAGAACGATCCATCCAAATATAGACTAATACCAACAAAAGCACCAGGAGTCCCACAATAGCCAGCCAGATCATTTTCTATGTAGGTAATAGGAAATGATTCCGCTCACTGATCTGGATACTCGCTTAATTCCGCTTAAGCCTACAGATTATACCGCGGTTAGGTCACTTATTCATCGGACATTTGATAAATCCGAATATGCAAACTTTGAAGCGGCTTGGTTTCATAGAAGGCCCGAGGCAAGCCTTGGTGTCTGGGCCGGATCTCATCTTCTTGCAGCAACCGTGACGCGCGACTCCTTTTTAGAATATATTGCCGTTGATTCTGTATGTAGAGGAACTGGGTTAGGAACACAGCTTCTCCACAAAATAATTGGACTGATCCCTGCACTTCATCTCACACCCGTGAACGATCCTCGTGTCATTCGCTGGTATGAGAGTCAGGGCTTTCGGTTTTTATGTAAGCGTGGTAAAGATTCTGTCTATATCTATGAGCCTATGGCGACCAGGTATCATAATCCGCATCACCTAGTTTGTGCATGATCTTGCCGATCTTGTTGTCACCACCCACGATCGTACCGTCAATCAGAACACCGACACCGAGTTCATTGACTGGCTCCTTTCCATTCGCAAACAGAATCTCACTGCCAGGAATGTCCTTAATGGCATTGATCATGAGTGCAAACTCTGGATCATTGTTATAGCGCTGCTTGATGTACTCCTTGTAGATGCGAATCTTCTCCTGATTCCAACTCTCTGCATTCCAGATCGCATTGAATGTCTTCATCTTAGCAGGCCCCGATGCCACACGCATGGCCGACATCTCATCATAATACGACTTCGTGGTTGCCTCTGAGGGAGCACCTGTATCACGCAACTGCTTGCGCATCTGCTCAAACTTCTGGTGGATGGCACCCTCCACACGGAAGAACTGCACACCGATCTCAGGCTTTCCTGCAACGCGATACTTTGCCGATGCAATCGCCGCCTCCACACTAGGATACTTAACCGCGGGGTCATTGATATCTGTCAGCTCAACTGGGGTGCCGAGTGTCATGTAGGAAGGCCAAGAGGAGAGTTCATCGCCGAGGCGCTTGTCGCCCTCCTTATTCTCCTGCGTTACAAGGAATGTCTTGTTGACAGGGGCTGCTGGTGCTGGTGCGACCTCTGCCTCCACCTCACCCAACTGGATCTTGTCCTCATCTGCTACTGCCTCCACTTCTGTACCCTCTGGAATTGCAGAGAGAGCTGCTGCTGATGCAATCGCAGGTGCACCACCCGCTGCAGGAGCTACTGCCTCTGTCAATGGGATCTGTTCCGTAAGAGCTGCTGGTGGAGGAACCGCCTCTAGGGGGGGTGTGGGGCGTAGATCGCTGCGACGCTTGAATACCCACCAGCGATTCAGGAACGACAACTTGCGAATAGCATCCGTCATGGCATAGTTCTCGCCAGCCCCATCTGCTCCAGCCCACGTCTCACTAAACATCTGTGATCCAGCGGGAATACCCATCTCCACACACTCTGACGGTGTCACCAGCTCTAGGCCTACCTCTGCCATACGGGCCTGCATGTATGGCCAGGAGATCAGATACTCTGTGTGTGACTCTCCGACACTGACAAAGTCAACATCCACCGCTAGCCCCAGACCCGCCGCAGACGGTGGTACAATAGATCCGATACCCGAACCATAGCGCTTCGTCATCAACCATGCATCGGTTGCACCATCGCGTCCACTGACACTGTTCATGCCCCCAGTGAACAACCGTGCCACTGCATCACCATCCATTGCGCACCCAATGAAATAGCCACCGACCTTCACGGTGTCTGCAAGATTCATCAGGAAACCCGCCAGAGTATTCTCATCACGGAACATGTAGTGCAGGGCAAACATACAGCTCACCACATCAAAGGGTGCCTTGGATGCCATCTGTTGCAGAATAACCCGATCCTCCTCTGTCATCGCAGCATCACCCGTTGTGAGGCGACGTGCAGCATCGGCCTGTGCAAAGATCATAGGGGGGATCGCCTCGCGACCACCAAGTGCAATCATCTTGTCCATTAATCTGCGATAGGCACCATCTACAGGATCATTCAGCTTTGCACCATCCACATCACAACCGAATGCAAAGGAGACCGGCCCGGCAATCCACTTGGCAATATCCTCACCACGACCCATGGCTAGATCACACAGGCTGACGCCACCCTTCAGTGTGGGCCCATATAACATGGACTTCTTTACGTAGTCGTGGAAATTGCGCATGCACTGCGCCTTCATCAGGTCGCGGGCCGGTGCACGACGCAGCGAGGGTTGGGCTACGATTGACGCAGGTGCCGCACAATGCACCATCTTGCCTGACCGAACCATCTCCTCTGTAACGGGGTTGTGCAGCGTATTCCAGATGGAGTTTGCCACCCAGTCCGCATTCATCGTGCCACCCTTGCGCCCGTGACCCGCCTGCTGTGCAAGCCAGCGCTCCGTCTTATCATGACGGACACGTGTGGGCTCCCAGCGCCAGCCAGGTGAGCGCTCAGGATGATAGGCCATTTCAACAATCATGTCACTCTGAATAATATCACCCGTACGTGTGCAGCGGATGAAGTCCGTATCCGTGTCCAGTGCAACTGCGGCGGTTGTAGCACGTGCAGGATCTGCTGCACCCTCGCCTACACCGACATAGCAGATAGCAGCCATGGGATCACGTGGGTCCGTTGGGCGGAATTCCACTTCGCGCCACTCACCCTCATCCAGAGAGAGTGGAAGTGGCTCACCAGAGGTGACAGTGCGACGAGGATCCGCGAACGCCTGGTCCTTGTTAGAGCCGACAAAGAGACGCAGCGTCTTGTAGCGCACGGTCTGCCCCGAATCCTCACGATACTTTGTACCGATCGCATCTACAGCAGTAGGAGTGCCATCCTTATTACGCTCACGATCCACCACCACCAGGAAATCAATCGTGTTCTCGTGGGGAGGCTTCCACTTGAGCTGCTCATACCAGGTACCGCGACCTAGAGGTAGACCCATCGCATTCGGTGTGAAGATCAGGCCATCCGTGGTATAAGGCGCCGACTTCGCATCCTCCAGCACAGTGGATGCACTCTCGCGGAAGATGTTGGCACCCTCTGCCGTGCGGAATGTCTTCATGCCGATCTGCAGATTCTGTGAAGGAGGAACTCCACGCACTGTCTGCTTAGCAGACTCCAGCTTAGCAATTGCTGCTGCCATCGCGGCCATACGTGTCCCAGCTGCTGCCGCCGAACCCAACATTGCTCCTGCCACCATGAATGGCTGTGCAGCGATAGCAGGGCTTCCACCCTCTGCCATGATATCAAATGCGTAGAAGTGTGAGACAGTCGCACCCTTGCGATCACGACGGATCCACTCGCCATCCAGCACTAGGCCCGATAGACCGGCATCTGCCTGCTTCCCTGTAGCATAGACGCGCCCACCGCCGTCCACCAGGAAGATCTTGCCATTCTCTGACACAAAGAGCAGACACCGCAACCCATCCGCCTTATCCGTAACATTATAGCCACCGGCCATTGTCAGCAGATTGGGCACACCTGGCTCCGGCTGTGCCTGCATGTGACGGCGCTCCAGCGTCGCCGGCTGGGGACCAGGGTAGCGGAATGTAGTGGGGCCGACTCGATTGCGCCCGTTGGCACGGTTGGAGCCGCCAGCACCGGCACCCCGGCCACGCAAGTCAAAGATCGCCGACACCGAGTCGCGCACATAGTCCGCCGCTGCATTGCTGGAAAGCACATAAGAGCGCTGGCGCCCCTGTAGAAGCCACCCGAGACCCCGCACAATATGGTTCATCGCCTGTGCAGGTTCGGTGCCCTCCCGTGCAGCAGTAAGCTCCACCTCTACCTCGTAACGGGGCGGCAGAGATGTCACACGTGCCTCCTGAAACGTGCGTGCCGGCTTCCCTGCATTCTCACGCACGATCGATACATCAAATCGCAAGGGGATCTTACCGGGTGCCACAAACTCAAATCGCTGAATGCTGCGAAAGTGCTTTCCCAGCGAATCCCAGCGACTCAACACCTCCTTTACACGCGCATCGTCCATTGCAAGAGGGATCTCCCGCTTGAGCTTGGCCCGCGCGGCATAGTTGGAGAAGTTCACGGGCACCGCGCCCTCAATGTTCTCCTTGAGCATCGCCTTGAACGGCTTGTCGCCCAGGCGATTGTCACGACAGTATGCCTGAATTACACCGGCTCCTTCCAGTGTAATCCGAATGTCGTTTGACAAACAGATATTAAGCTTCACGATCTGCGGTATCTCCCGCATACCCAAGCCCCGGAGATATTGAATGACATCCTGCCATGATGTCAGCTCCATACCGGTCAACATCGCCTCAAACTCCGCACCTGGAGTTGTCTTCCAGAGGGAGGCAAGGCGGGTCAACCCATCAGAATCACTGCGTCGTAGTTCCATCGTACTCTACCATTTGCGGCGACTTAACGGGGGGTCACCTTTACGTGAGTGCTTCTGACAAGCGCGCCCACCATAGATGATCCCATAGTGCAGCCCTGTTACCGGTTGGCATGACAGAAGGCCCAAGGACCTCACGCAACTGTTCCTGGATCTCGGCAGTCGTATGTGAGCCGATTGCAGGTGTTGACATCGGAGATACCCATTTGATCTGTTCATTCGCCTTTCCCATATAAACAGCAGGCCACGACGCAGACTCTAGCGTGTGACCAGCCGAACTCACGAGTGCATGCCCCGTGTTACCATTGATCTGTACAAGAGGTGCCGAGCCCGGTAGGCCCGAGATGGGCAGCACCGTCACTGCCTTATCCTCTGGCCACCAGATTGCCACACGAACACCGGCCATGATACATGCATAGTCTAGAAGCAGTGCGGCGCGCTTCTTTGTGCGCACCTGTGACCAGAAATCGGTCGCGGGATCACCTCCACCCGCACGCAGGCGCAGGTCCTCCTCCAGATGCTTGCGCACCCATCCACGCACACGCCCATTGCGCGCCTTCCAGGCGGTCTCCGATGTATCAATAAGTGCAGACGCCTTCTCCATTTCCATTGCCCTGACCCCGCCAGCTGCACGATACATGGGGTCTAGAGCCCATAGTACAAAAGACACTGCATCCGATATCGTGAATGTAGTATCCTCAGTAAATCCCGCTAACCATTCAACATCTGCTTCAATGTCAGGGATCGCCGTAATGGAAGCCAGTGCCCCTGCCGGTTCAGGAAGACGAGCTCCACGATCGGCATTTGCAGTAATTGCAGCATGTAAGTCTGTCCATGATACCTCCATTACTCTACTAAGGTGATGGCATCCTTAGGCTCTCGTGCTTCCAGGCCTGCTGCATTCCGCTGCATAAAATCATAGAATGCCACGATTTCATCAAACACCTCCTGATCAATCTTGCTCATATCAAAAAAGATCCCACTGCGATTTTCGGAGACTTTGACTTCGTGTTTGCGCAGAATACGTGCGATCTCAATTGCTGCCTCGCGACTTAGCCCCTTCAGTGACTCGCTGAAACACCGGCGGCGCTCATATTCCGATGCATCCATTCCTTAGCGCTGTCGGGGGTTCTGATTCACCATTCAGAACTCAGAACTCATCGTAGTCAGTGAGATCAATCTCCTCACCCTTGTAGTGTTTAAGTTTAACAATAATGCCGATACTAGTGGTGGTGAAGCAGTATGTAAAGTGGCCGCCGATTGGACCCGTCACAGGAAACGTCTTTGTGATCTCCTTGCGCCATGCCTCTGCCTTCGCCTCCTGTGCAGCTGTGACGATGAATGTGCGACCAGGCATTTTTATCTCTACTCTAATCCAGAGCCCGCAGCGCTTAGGCGGTGAAAGGGCTCCATGGCCCTGCCCCAGATCCATGGATTACAAATACCATGTTCACAAGGCCACGGTTGCGCGTAGTGAGCTTCACCAGAATCTTACCCTCCTCAGTGTCAACCTGCAGAGTTGTGTGCGTCGTCTGTTGCATCATCTGTAGACAATCAAATCGGTGTTCATCCACTGTTGGAATGGGGCGCCACAACTCAATCCGATACCAGTCACTATCCGGGAGATGTAAGAGTTGCCCTACAGCATAGTGTGCAGAACCTTCACTCTGGAATTCATAGACACGACGGACTCCATCATCTGCATGACGGCGACTCACGAGAGTTGCCCATGGTGTTCCACTATTCAGGAGTTTATTTGTCTTAACAAAATCCTGAATAAACAGATCTAGCGCAATGGCGTCTGACATCTTGTTCGGGGTGCGCATATTTGAAGTGTTGCGGGTACGCAACTCAGAAGGGCTCCTTTGACTCTCCACCCACCTCTTCCTCCTGCTCCTCCTGTTGGTCTTCCTCTTGCTGCTCCTGTACAGTTAGAGATGGGCCTGCAGCAGCCTCTGTAGGAGCAACAGCGGGCTTCAGCATATCCGCCGCCTCTGCCTTTGCCTCCTCCTCACCCTTTGCATCGGCAGCAGGCTCTGCACCCTCATAGGTACCCACTGCCTGGATAAAGGCATCATTTGCCTGGAAGCGCGACTTCAACAAACGGATCTTTACACCCTGACCCACCTGCAGATTATCAAACTCCAAGTTGTCACGATGCATATCACGTGGTAGCAGAATACGCATTGCCTCACGCAGCTGCCCATCGTCTACAATGAGCGCATAGCCACCCAGCTTATTCATCTTGAGGATGCGACCCGTCACAATCTGATCAGCAGTTGGCAACAGGCACATCACCTTGACCTTGCAGTTAAACAGGAAGTCGCCCGTAAAGCGCCCGTGCTCGGCCTGCCCCATAGATCGCGCGAGGATCTGTGTGGAACCGGGGCGCACATAGCCGTGCGTACAGCACTGTCCCTCCAGGTTCTTACGGATCTTCTTCACTAGGAAATCATCTAGTCCATCCGCTGCATTACGGAACTCTGTAGGGGCCAGCGCAATACGTTGATCCAGATAGACGGGCTTGAAGAGTGACATCGTACGTACACTGGCTGCCATTCACTAATCGGGGCTCACCTTTTGTCTACCGCCTACTTCCCCGCGGCCGACTTCTTTCCCTTAAGCCCTGCCATCTGTGCCTCCATCCCGCTCAGGAACCAGCGTCGCCCATCTATCTTCTGTGCATCAAGCAGTCGCGATAGGAACTCCAGATACAAACAGAGCGGCTGATGGGTCAGATCATACAGATGTGTGATCTGCATATTCTCCTTCTTCTCCTTCTCCTGTTGCTTACGCAGTTCAGCTTCCTGAGGTGTTTCCCGTGCTTTCCCCTCACGCTTACGCCGTTCAGCCTCCTGATGGGACTCTTTATCATCAGGCAGCATCAGTTCGATTAGGGAAGGATCACTGCGTGCAGCTTCCTGCAGGAGGCGAACGCGTGGGCGATGTTCATCCAGATTAGAAACATTACCACACTCTGCACCGGTTGTGCTATGTGTGATAGGCTTGGTGGTATCCAATGTCTTGAAGACAATACGACCGGTCTTTGCCGCCAGGAAGCCGAGTAATGTACCAGTCTCCTCTTGAATTGCCACTGGTTTATTACCAAGAGCCTTATCCACCAACTGTGCAATATTGGATTGGCAAGGGGTGAAGACACCAGCGGCTGTCGGGCGACAATAGTGCTCCATTGTCACAGTTTCTGGATTGAATGCGCGGTAGGCAATGATCTGTTTGCTGCGGAAGATATCTCCACGCAGTGTTTGGCGGAGTGCTGATAATACAGGGTCAGTGCCCTCATATGCAGTAGCAATCTCCAGTGCTGCACGCTGCTCGGGATAGGTGAGTGTCTTGTCAAACCACCAGCGCAGAGCAACCTCGCGGAAGACCGGTATAGTGGCTACATAGCGATCACGCAACCAGACCCATAGACGTGCGGCTGCCCCCATTTTACCAGGGAGTTCACCACCTTCCAAGAATGAGACCCATTCTGCCCAGCGCTCGAGTACAGCACCTGACTCTGCTGCATGTGACATCACAACAGGACCTGCACCAGCAACTGTCTGCTTTGTTGGCCCAATAACCGCTGCAACTGGTTCAACTGCCTCTACAACACCTGGTTGTGTCTGTAACTGGGGTGCCGTTGCTGCACGAGGAGGCCCTGCAGAAACAACTGCCCCCATTGTTGGTAGATCCTCGGCAAACACCGGTACCGCAGGTGGCATGAGGCGACGGCGTAGCTGAAATGCACGACTATAGCGCAGAGCAATAGGGATATCGGTATCTGTTACTAGTGCAGGTTGGAATACCAGATACCCCGCTTTCTTCACCAAGAATCCCTCTACACCATCCGGTCGCTTCAGGCGGAAGCGACGACCATCAATTAGTTCCATAAGCGCCTCTGATGCAATCTCCCATGGCAGATCCGAGAATATATCTTGCACAACTGTCTCTGGCACCATGATCTGATCCTCAAACAGGCGGCGCACAAACACCTGTTTTGTCAGAATCAGACGACGCGCATCGGTCACACTAAAAGTACTAGGATCCAGCTTCAGACCTGCCTCTGGTGTACGCGCAATGGTTACTGCACACTGGTGTGCACATGCCTGGTAATCACAATAGGTTGTAAAGTCTCGGTCATTGATGGAATACCTCTCTGCAGCACCCTCTTCATATTTATCGCGCCCCGGTGAATCCACATCACGCCCCTGTGAATCCACCTGCCGGCGCAGAGGTAGGCCCGTGAATGTGATCGCCTCCAGTTCCAGATTACAATCCCATGCATGTTTCTTCAGGAGACGCTGGATTCCACCAATAGTCAGCGCCTTGCCAATCGCAATACGATATGCATACATGTCAGCAGTCTCCAAATCAGGTAGCCGCAGAGCATGCAGATAGATCAGACAGTTGTTCATCGCCATGGGTGGAAGGCCACGACGCCGTTCCACTGCACGTAGTGCTGTATGCGAACAGTAACGGATCGCACGACCGATAATCTGCTCTGTACGATTCAAGTGGTACCAGGCATCCAAAATATGCATCTCACGGATACACTTCAAATCAAGGCCCTCTGACGCCACCTGCGAACCCACCACCACCTTAATCTTACCGCCGAGTGGCCCCCACTCTGGGTCATCCTCCCATGTTGCCGCCTGATCTACCAGATCCTTGAAGCGCGGACTCAGTTCCTCATCGGATGTCAGTAGCACATAGCATGCAGGGCGGAATGGATGCGGCTCCGGCCCACCTGCATCGTGACCCGGCCCATTTGGCTTTCCGCAGATCGCACAGATAGGTGCCACGGGTGGTGCATTGATCAGCAATGGTGCCATTGCACCTGTTGCCATACGGCGCTGGAAACCTGCACGCTCCAGTGCAATGGCAAACGGAATTGCGCCGGCATTGATGTAACGGCTGTAGACGAAGGAGATGCCCTGTGCCGTCTTAATGCTCTCTAGTGCACGATGCATCTTGGGTGCATGCAGACGTAACTGTTCACCACTGAACACACTGTCCACATTGAACGGGCCATCCTCCTGCATACGTGGTGCATAGACACGCAGGCGATTCGGCCCACCGGTCACTGTCTCCCTTGTAAAATAGTTAGAGAGGCCAGTGGCACCAAATGTGCTGTCAGGATAACTAATGTTGCCAATCTGCATACGGAGATCCAACATCATATCGCGCTCCTTCTTGCTACCTTCACCCTCACCCTCCTCTGTAGCTGCTGCGGCTGCAGCAGAGCGGCGCATTGCATCCCGTGTTAGAAGATCCGGCATAGATCCAGGCACTGGCTCTGTAAAGACGAGTGGCAGACCATTTGTAGCCGCTGCCTCTGAATCCTCAAAGACAACAGGACGCTTTGATGCCGATGTGTTAGGCCAGATCGCCACTGTATTCGGTGCCACATCCGGTGGGTTCATACGCAGTGGAAATGTGTATGGATTCTCACCACGCATATAGCTAACATAACGACGGGCTAGACGCTCTACCATTGTCTGTGGGGTTCCAGGGCGTAGGGTACCATCCTTCTCAAATATGTCCGTTACACGTAGTGCCGACTTCTCCGACTTCGTGTCATTCATTGCCAGATAGTTCAGCAGTAGGAGCACCTCCTGTGGTGCATTGTACATTGGTGTGGCTGTCATAAGTACGAGGCGTAGCCCCTCTGCATGCAGTACAATCCGCTTCAAATAGGGGTTCAGTGCCTTTCCACCCGCATTTTCTGCCGCATCGGCACCACCTGCCGGTGATTCTGTTGCAGCTGGTGCTGGTGCAGCCTCCTCCTCGTCAGAACCGACATCACGCAGATTGTGTGCCTCGTCAATAATGATCAGGCGATCCGAAAACAGACGACGCAGAATCTCATTCTCTGCCTCGCGGCGCTGAACAGGATCCACAAGGCCAGCAGGAATCATCTTGCGCATCGTCTTCTCAATCCAGTTAGCAAACGCCTGATAGCCGGTTACCGTGTAACGCAAACGCCGACTCTCCTCCAGCTTGTAGCGCACCGTCTTCATATCCGGATTCTCTAGAAGACCCAGGCGCTCCAGATAGGAGGTGCCCGTGCACTGGCGTGTCTTCCACTGTTTATCTTCAGGAGACCAGCGCAGCTTATCAGGATCAATTACCGTCTTCTTAAAGTTTTCCTTCAGTGCCTGTGGAACCAGCACAATTACGTTCATGTTTGGTGCGGACTCCAAGAACTGCTCTGCAATAGTGACGGCAGAACATGTCTTACCGACACCCACACCGTGGAATAGTAACATACCCCGATATGGTGTCAGTGGATGCAGAAATCGTGATACGACCCGCTGAACCGGTGTTAGTTCAAACACCTTCTCTGCCGCTGCCGATGTGCATGGATCAATGTCACCCTCTGCAACACCCGCTGCCACAGCACGTGCCTCATAGAACTCTCGCTTGCTAAAAAGTCGCGCGGCAAACTGTGGGTCAGCAGGGTCCGGGTAGAGACCTGCCATCTCTTCACGTGCAGCAACGGCAGCCGATGGCCATACAGCGGCACCCTCTCCCTTACGCTCTCGCTCCATCATCACTGTCACAATGCGATCACGCAACTTGGGGTCTACTACTTCGCGATTATCCCATGCTTCTGATATCAGCCGTGGCGTCGTCATTGCGCGATATATCTGCATATAATCCGCCTGGACCTGACTCATACTCTGTTGGTGGCGCCGTATTTTTACGGCAGATTGCTAACACAAGTCGCCGCCTGTTCCAAAACACGCTTCTTCTCCACATTATATGGGCGAATCAGTGCAAGCGCCTCTGCCATAGAGCACCAGCGAACAGCACTCACCTCCCGTCGTTGATCAATATTCTGCGGATCCAGTGTTACACCGAGGTCGCTAGGTGCCTCTGCTAGCCAATAACGATGCCGATAGGAGATCCCATTACTACCACGATACTCCTCTAGTAGCGGAGATTGTTGGATCACGCGCAGATCCTGACGACGTACACCAGCCTCTTCATAGGTCTCCCGAAGTGCACAGGTGAGTTCTGTCTCAGAACTAGAACGGCGACCCTTGGGAAATCCCCATTCAGGCTCAGTCCATTCAGTTTTGGATGCAGCACATGTCTCTGCCAGAGTTCCACGTGCACGAATAACTTCAAACTTCGCCCGCGCCTGCTCATATTCTGCATGGTAACGCCGCGATACGGGTCCATTCCAGAGATCCCGCCATAGGTCACTGAACTGGCGCGTCAGTAGCTGTTTGCGTTCCTCTATAGTTGCCTGATCTACCAGTAGCTGAATCCCTATCTTATCACGGGGCTCGTATTTTCCACGCATAACCTCAATGAACCCAATACTGACACGGCGGCGGATAAGCAACCAATCATATGGCGACCCCGATATGTCCTTATGACGGCGAAATGCGATGATCCCCAATGAGGTGATGGGTTCTGAACATTCACGAAAGAAATGCCCTGTGCGACCACAATTACTACATACCGATGACATGTTACCCCCTTACATTGATGGTCGGTCGGGTTGTTTAGGTAAGAGGACAACCGCAATTTTATCGCACTGATAACAGAGGACAATGCATATCCCACCCGAAGTATGGGGCCCCATCTTCTGGGCAACGATTCATATTACAGCCCTGGGCTATCCAGATCAACCATCATATTCTGAGAAGAAAGCCGCCAAAGAGTATTTCAACGCTCTGCCATACCTGTTACCATGCCCCGTCTGCCGCGATCATTTCCGTGAAGTGTTGCAGGGAATTCCGATTGAGCCGTGGCTGGATAATCGGAAATCGCTTATTGAATGGACTGTAATGGCACACAACAAGGTGAATGAGCGCCTTGGCAAACCCCAGCTCACTGTGGCGGAGTTCTACGAGCACTATAATGAGATGGCAAAACGGGGTCTCCCTATTCCACCGGCGAGCCCCACTGCCGAGATATCCGATGCAATGCTAAATGCCGCTTACATTCGTGGAGGAACTCACATTGCTGCTGGTATTCTCGCTGCTGCTGCGATCGGCGGACTGCTGTGGGTTTCGTATCGGCGCTGATTGACTGAGAGAGCCGATCGCTGGCCATGCAATACAGGTAGAGCCCAACAGATCCATCAGCTGGTTGATGTTCGCCTGGATGGTTGCCACTGGCATCAGTACCGTGGGGTACCCTGGGATAAACAACTGAACGGAATGAAATGGATCCGAATCCATAGCTAGCAACCAGAAAAGACGATACAAGTACAGCATCATCTGTTGATAATTTACATTCATTATATCAATATATGGAGCAGCCTCATCTGAGCGATCGGTGTAGATCATACGAATATTGTTTTCGCTATTTTTGTAGATGCGTAGACTATCATCGTGTTCTGTGTCAGCCTGTGTCCCATTTCGTGTTGTACGTGAGAAATACAGCGTTATACAACGATGACGTGCCATTACATGTAGTCATAAATCTGCGCCTTAAATAGAGAAACAGATGGTCAAGGTCGTAGAAGTACGGGCATTGGCATCCGATGCCGATTTTGCAAAGAATGAGGGGAAGTTCTTTGATGTGACGGGTGACATCAAGGTGTATGATGAGGATGTAGATGTATACGGCCTGTCACACCCCGATGATGTAGCAGCGGGAGCACCGGCGCGGAAACTGATCGCCAAGTTCCGTAAGGGTGTCTTTACAAAGGATCAGGTGCAGGTGGGTTGGGATGCGTTTCGCCTTCTGGCAATTCCAAGTCGTAATCGCGGTGCCGCTGCGGGCCCGATTGATCTGAAGGGTGTCTATTGGAGCCGCCGTAAGCCCGTAGAGGTAACGGGCTGGTCTACGCGCTATATGCAGAATGGCAAGGTCTCCAAGATGCGCGTGAACAATGTGGTGGCGAGTGGTGTGATCGGCAACTATGAGCGCACACCCTTCCTGGGACAGCCATGCCGTATGACGGGTTACACCCGCCGTGGCCTCAAACACTATCTGCATGGTGTCCCATATCTTCAGGCTATTGACAAAGAGTTCAAGAAGCTCGTACCCGATGCACATCGCAAGCAGTTGGCGGCGGTATCACAGAAGCCGATGTATCAGATCGCCGATACTGCCTTCAGCACTCTCACGGTAAACATGAACTTCCGTACGGCACTCCACAAGGATGCCGGTGACTATCGCGATGGATTCGGCAATCTGTCTGTGATTGAGTGGGGGCGATACCATGGTGGTGAGACTATCTTCCCCCGTTATGGAGTGGCCTTTAATCTGCGCACAGGCGACTTTGTGGCGATGGATGTGCATGAGTGGCACAGCAATGCACCAATACACGAAACCAAGGAGGATGCGGAGTTTAACAAGTCGATTCCCGATATCCGCACCCGCGATGCTGCAACCGGTGTTGTCGGCAGCCAGGAGCGTTATCAGCGCATCAGTTTCGTCTGCTATTTCCGCGAGAAGTTGGAGGACTGTATTGAGAAGGAGACACGCGATTACTACAAGCGGATTGACTTCAATGTGACCAAGGAGATTGCCGATGCCAAGAAGCAGAAAGTGCATGTGCTGCCGATTCCCGAGCGCACGGGTACCATCGCAGATGCAGCGGCGGCCATGGCGGATAATAAGGGGACAAAGGCACGCATGACACGCAAGGCACGACGCGGGCTCCGTTCTACCATGAAGGCGCGATCACGTGAGACCGAGGATCTGTAACTGTAGTAGAGGCACGGATGTTTGAATCAGAGATTGTCCTGGGTGTTTTGATTGTAGGATGGATTCTGTATGAGCTATATGGGCGTACAGCATTGGAATGGCTGACAGGATGGGGTGGATATATTCGCATGGCTGCGGGTGTCGCTGTAATCGTCTATCTCTGGTGGCAACTCCGCGATCGCCCTGAAGAGTTTAAGGATACTCTGACTGCTGCAAAAGATCTGCTGATCACCCCTGGTATTCTTGGAGGCCTTGGATCTGCCGGTGGATCTAGTGGCAGCACAAAGGAGAAGCGGAATGTCACGGGGCTGATGAAGAAGAAGGTAGCCGCGAGCCAGGGGTGGAAGTGTGGCAACTGCAGCAAACTTCTGGATGAGACCTATGAAGTGGATCACAAGTTAGCACTCTATAAGGGCGGTTCCAATGATGAGAGCAACCTTTTAGCATTATGCCCCCACTGTCATAGAAAGAAGACCGTTGATGAACGTCTACAGTAGGGTTTGTGATACAAAAGTTGAACCAGCCTGTTTTGGCGTGTGGCAACCCTTAGGATGAAAACCGAACAAGCCAACCTCCCAACTCCTGTTACGTTCTATATCGGTAGAACACAACATGAGAATCACGCTGTCATAGACCTCGGTGGGCCCAATGATATCTGGTTCCATGTTGCCGACCAGTCATCCTGCCATGTTGTGGCGGTTTTACCTGTGGGCTGTGACCGTAAACAACGCAACAAGATAATTCGCTACGGGGCAAATCTCTGCAAACAGTACACAAATGCCGTGAAGAGTGCATCACGTGTCCCAATCACCTACACTGCGCTACGTCATATCGTAAAAGACAGTGTACCAGGTCGTGTCCAGCTTAGTGAAGCGAACACAATTCTTGTCTAGCAGCAAATCCTGGGCCAAAGTAAGGAATGCAGGCGACCGTAACAGCATCAGATAGTGCAAAAATGGGTATGTTTGGCAGTTTTGGCATAAAAATGTCAGAGCGCCTAAATGGCATCCAGGTCTTCAGTGGTGAAGGCTGGGGTGGCAAGTATCTCATCTATGCTCTGATCATCGGCGTTATCATTGCGGTGGGTGTCCTCATCGCCGACAACTTCTATCCATTTCTTCCCGCCAATCCGATGGGCGGACCCTCTGCTGCAGCCCGTGCAGGCAAAGTATTCTGGAAGTCCACGGAAGATAATGCAGAGAACCTTATAGTCCCGGTCAAGGATTCACCCACGAAGCGCCCTGCCAACTACAGTGTATCCGTGCAGATAGTGATTACGGATTCTCGCACTCCTGGCATTGGTCGCTTCCGCCATGTGCTCCACCGCGGCTCCAACCCATGCGGCATCACGGCGACAACACCTGGCCCCTCTGGTCACGCCGGTATCCAGCCATCAGATCTGCCTGACACGGAGCCCACCTACAAGCAGAATGGTCTCCCAGCACTCATGAACCCAGGTCTCTTCTTGGATCGCTACAAGAATGATCTCCATGTGTTTGTCCATACGAAGGGGCAAGAGGATCACTCCGAAGCACTCTGGCTAGAGAGTCTCACTATTGAGGATCTGCCACTGAATACACCGCTCACTATTGGTGTCATATGTAACGGGAAGATCTTGGAGGTCTATATGAACTGTCGCCTCTATAGCACACTCATGCTCAAGGGCACACCCTACATGCCCAAGAACGATAACCAGTGGTTCGGCCGCTACTGTGCGAACCCTATGTTTGGCTCTGTGCAAAATCTTACACTCTGGGCTGACTCTCTCTCACTCAATGACTATGTGCAGATGTGCACGAACCCGAAGTTTGACACGAGCAAGGCACCGAAACCCTGTGCCGGATCTGGTGGTGACAGCTGTCCTGATACCAGTCTTTTTGGATCACTTGATGCACTTGTTCAAGGCAATGCATCTGATTCACAGAAGAAGGCAGTGGTAGCGAGCGCTGCGACTGCACTCCTGTAAAAACACAACAGAACCAGTAGAATGGAGTCACAGACAACGGGGTTTCTAAGTAAGGCCCGTGCCTTCGTCACAGAGACAAAGGCTACATTTGATCAGCCAGGCTCCTCCTATCTGATGCCGGCACTCTTTGTGATTGGTCTTCTCGTGGTGATCGGTATTATAGTCTATATTTTCATGCAGAAAAAGAAGGATGCCCCCATTGCTGATATCGTAGGGCCAATTGATCTATTTAATCCCCAGAGTCCTGTTATTGTGGATCGCAAAACGGCTAGCGCTGCTATGACATCCAGTTATACGCTGGCATTCTATGTCCGGTTTGATGCCGTACCCGACATGCGTGCTACCGCCACATCTCTCATGCAGTGGGCTGGTATCTGGAGCCTTGGTTACATCCCATCAAAGGAGGAACTCTCCTGGACCTTCCAACAGACGCGTGATTCCACTGCAAAACCAACACCCGAGACCTTCACAACACCAGGTGTTCCTCTCCAGCGCTGGACACAGATTGCAATCGGCTTTGAGGGGCGTTCTGTGGATATCTATGTAAATGGTACCCTTGTGGCATCACGTGCTCTAAACAATGTTCCACCAAATGTAGCCTCTTCAATTACACTTGCAAAGGGTGGTATCATGGGTCAGATTGCTAGTATCCAGGTATGGCCCCGGCGTCTCACTGTGAATGAGATCAGTGCAAACTACAGTGATACTTCAGACTCGCAGGGGCGCCCCAACCTTGGCCCTGCTTTCTTCAAGGCAATCAGTAACGTAAGTATACCCAATCTCTTTTGCCCATCAGGCAACTGTAATGGATCCTCTCCGCAGGCGAAACCATCACAGACATGGGAGTTTCCTTATCGGTGATTGGCGGGAAAATACGCGGAGATCATAGAAGATGGACCAGGCATCCGACTTTGTTAGTCAGAATAAGAGTATTCTGAGCACGGCCTTATTCTTGGGGTTTCTCATCTGGTTGCTTTACATTGTCTACAGCTATCTGTATCCTACCGATGATCCTGCTTACACCAGTTTCATCAAGGGTGAAGTAGACACCCGAAAGGAGGTTCAGGTACGTGGGAAGATGCCCGCTATCTACACTGGTGGAGACTTCACCTTCAGCTTCTGGATGTATGTGGATGACTGGGATTACAACGTGAATAGCTATAAGACGGTTTTCATGATTGCGCCAGATTCCACGAACCACCGCCAGCATGCTCCACTTGTGGGTCTCCTGACGCCTATGCAGAATAACATGATGGTGCGCGCTCACACGGTGAAGCACGGTGGTGATGCAGTGGCAACCCCCAATCCTACTGGATCGGCCGAGCCAGATGTCACGGATCTCCAGATCCTTCAGAAGATGCTGGAGGAGAACATGAACATGTCTATGTTCCAGAGCACTGTGGATAAGCCCTGCGATGTGAAGGATATCCCTCTTCAGCGGTGGGTGAATATCACCATTGTCAGCAGTGGTCGTGTCCTGGATGTTTATGTGGATGGCAAGCTCAGCCGCAGCTGCGTGCTAGACAATGTTGTGGATGTACCCCGTGGTAAGCTCAAGCTGATGTTGGGTGGGCGTCACAGTTTCGGTGGACGCTATGCCTCTGTGCAGATGTGGAATCAGCAGCTGACACCCGATGCGATCTATGCTCTCTACCAGCTTGGCCCAACACAGACACAGCATGATGTGTTTACCACAGTAGCCAAGTGGTTGAACATCAATGTCGCCTTTTCTGGCACATTGCCCGGTGAGAGCTCCATCTTCGGCCCCACACAGAGCTTCTTCAAGAAGGAGTGCGGGTCTGCATATGCAGATATCAAATCCGATATCACAGGGTCTAGTGTCTATCACGATATGACGGGCGAGTATAACAAGATGCACCGTCTGGCAACTCGCATGTAATAACCCAAGACATCTACACAATCAAACAATCAACTTCTGAGTAACGGCAGGTCAAAATGCGATTACTCAGTAGAATGGAGGCCCTGAAGTCCGCTTACGACTTTACACTGGGCACAACGGCAGCTGCCCAGATCCTGCAGACACTGATTCTTGTATTTGTTGTCTATGCCGTGCTGATGGCCGGTAAGGGGCTTATTGATGCCATCTCAACATACAGTGAATCCACCACGATGCTACTTCCGAAACTCTACGATGGTGCGCAGGTGATTCCCCAGGATCCTAACCAGAAAGGTGCGATCACCATCTATCCCTCTGTGAATGCACCCAGCGGCCTGGAGTTCTCGTATTCCTGCTTCCTATTCCTGAACAAGTCAACCTTCCAGGGTGACAATGATGGGCTCCGTCATGTGTTCCACAAGGGCTCTCCCGTCTACAAGCCGCTTATGTGCCCTGGTGTCTTCGTCAAGAACAATGAGAACACGCTGGTGGTCTATATGAATGAGGCGGGTGCATGGGACACCCGTTGTGAGATCCCTAATATCCCAGTGGGCAAGTTCTTCCACCTGGCCATCGTAGTACGCAACATGAATGTGGATGTCTACATCAACGGTAATGTTACATATCGCATTACATTGGACTCTGTACCCAAGCAAAACTTTGGTGAGATATACGTGTTCAAGGCAGAGTCGTTTTCTGATGCAGCGTCCTCCCCGGACTCACCATTCCGTGTCGTGGGTTCCGCTACGGGTCTCATCAGTAAGCTGCTCTACACCGGCTATGCGCTCAACTATGAGCAGATTGATCAGATCATGCGCGAGGGTCCCTCTACGGATCTCGTGTCGGCATCACAGAACCTGCCACCCTATCTGACGGACGACTGGTGGGTGACATATTACAAGAACTAAGCGGTCTGCCTAAGGGCGGATTCCCATCACACTTTGTAGAGGAATGCCGGGTGGAGGACAACTGCCGCTGGTTGCATATGGTAATCAGAATCGGATTGTGAGTGGAAACCCCGAGATGACATACTTTTACAAAGTGTTCCGCCGATACACACATTTCAGTCAGGAATCTATCACTATTCCGGTAGATGGCCCACAGGAGCTCCGCCCTGATAAGACAGTGCGGGTGCGCGCCAAAATACCGCGTCATGCAGATCTCATGACGGACCTGACACTCGTGTTACATCTACCTGAGATATACAGCAAGGTGAATGAACAGCTGCAGCGATCACTCCCATCTTTTCGTTGGATTCACATGATTGGTGCGTTCATGATTGCGAACGTGGCAGTCATTGTTGGCGGCAGCAAAGTGCAGGAATTCCCTGGTGAATGGTTAGCAATCCGTGCAACGGCAGATATGTCACATGATAAGTATCTCAAGTGGCGCTCCATGGTGGGAGATGTACCCGAGATGCATTCGCCAGAGTGGGGAGTCTATGGTAAGTCGCCCAATTATCCATTTCAGAAGGGTGAATATCCGCATGCGTCCGTTGACCCGTCAGGCAACCAGGTCGCCCCCAGTATTGTTGGTCGCGAACTCCGTATCCCACTGCCACTCTGGTTTACAGAGAGTATTGGTGCTGCCCTGCCACTGGTGTCACTGCAACTCCATGAGGTAGAGGTGCAGATTGATTTCCGACCGCTCACCGACCTCTTCCGTTTGATGGATGAGGAGCTCAATGCCGAACCTATGCGCCCCGATACAAAGCTAGATGTGGATTATACAAAGCCTACTCAGGTGGATCCAACTGTTGCACCACCTCCCTATGACAATCTGACACTGCAGAATACCTATCTGGCATCGGCATATCCGTGTTATAACCTGCGTTCCTTTCTGGCACCACCCGATGTGGATGACAACCTGGTCCGCGATACATTCCCCACAAATGTTCACTTAGAGGGCAACTATATCTATCTGACGGATAAAGAACGTATTATCTTTGCAGAACGCGAATTGAGTCATCTGGTCATGCAGGTACAGCGATTCCGCTATCCGAGTATCCGTGGGCGTGCGCAGCTGGACATGGATATTCATGGACTGGCGCACCGTATTATCTTCTTTGGTCGTCGGTCTGATGCCATTGGTGCACGCAATGACTACATCAACCTGAGCAATTGGAAGAGCTTAGCACAGGCTCCGTATTGGCCGTTGGCAGCAGGTGGCGGTGTGCCAAATTCTGGACGTGCCATCCAGTACTATAATGCCAAACATATTCTGCGATCTGCCCGTGTACTGATGGCCGGCAATGAGATCTTTGAAGAGAAACCAGTGGGCTACTTTGAGCTGCAGACACCCTTCACATCGCTGGCAGGATCCGGTGTCACGGGTCTGCATCCTGGTTCTATCAAACCCGATGATATCATGGGGCCGCTCTATCATATCCCGTTTGCGCTTAATGCATCGGATCATGAACAGCCATCTGGCTCGCTGAACACCAGCATGGTGCGCGAAATACAGCTGGAGGTGAACCCAACACAGTTGGATCCAGCATCACCCTACAGCTATGATTTTACGGTCTATGTGGAGACACTGAATTCGGTCAAATTCATCAACGGTATGGCGGGTCTGGCATTCGCCATCTAAGTTCGCCTCCTTCTGTAGAGGAAGGGAGATGTCAACTCCGTCACCGAAACCAAGAACGCGAATGACACGACGTGCTGTGCGTCCGAAACCACTGCTACTGCAGACGTTTTGGACAGGAAAACCACTGTCGCGCTTGGAGCGTGCCGCGCTCCAGTCCTATGTGAATATGGGCTATACCGTGACGATCTATACATATAACCCGATGGATGAGTTCGTGAAACAAGTGCCGTTCCAGGCATATGGTGAGGGTCGCATCATTGTACGTGATGCACGTGAAGTGCTTCCCGATACGGCACTCTTCCAGTATGCGGGTCGCTCTCATGTCGGTAAGCGCGATGATGCCTATAGCTATCTGCCATTCAGTGATCTATTTCGTTTCACGATGTTGCATAAGAACGGCGGTGCCTGGGTAGATCTGGATATCTTCATGACACGACAGATACCCACCTGGCTCCTCTCTAGACCATACGTCTTCAGCAGCGAGCGCACGATCCAGAAGGGTGCATACAAGATGGCGGAGCCACAGATTGTGGACATGGGCTTTATCAAGGTGCCTGGCCCCGGTTCACCGCTCACCACGTGGATTCTCCGTAATATCCCCACGGGCCTACTTGCACTCAAGACACCGTTTGATTACATGAATCTGTATCGTAAGGCTATTGCTGCACTTGGCCTGGAGCGCTATGTGCTGCCGGCTCATGCATTCCTCCCACTCAACTGGTGGGATGTGAAGAACTCATTCGGGCCAGGTGCAGGCCTGCCTGATGCCTGTCTGCGAGGAAAATACGGTGTTGAACCATTCTGTGTCAGTGAGCTGAAGCGACGGGATGTGTTCGGCGTGCACTGGTTCCGTGCCATTCTCCGAAAGAAGGGTTTACCATATGAGGCTACTGCAAACCGTCAGGTTACGGACAATCTCTATGAAGCGATGATCGCGAAGATCGAGCGAGATGCCGGTCTGGCACGAAATAGTCTCTAGATACCGGCCATGATACAATGATGCCCCACCGCACTCACTAGATGCACTATCTCATGTTGAAATCCAAGTACATACAACACGCATACTCCTACAAATGCGATAACTGGTAGGAATATCTGTGACCACGACTGTTTGCTCACATAGTAGGTGCCGATGAGCACGACAATAAGAATAGCAAGCTGATCCATCATATAGGCAGTCTCATTATCGTATGTGCCGGTACCATGATACCACCAGGATGTTACAGTAAGTGCTGCAAATGCTGCTGCATAGATCCATGCACCTCGTATGAATGCATGTGCTGCATTTGTTCCAAAGAGTGTTGATGTGAAGAGTATCATCACTCTGCCCTATTATGGGTTCCTAAGAATGAGGTGCTTTACTGAGTAGTTCTACGTGGTGACCAGATCCGAGGCATAGTAGGATACCGGGCCTGCACTACATGACGCGCGCGATCAAAGAGTCCCCGATTGATCTGAATGGCGATTAGGGCACCGATCATATTCCACATTGCGTATTTGAAGTTGTGAATGATTTTTAGGCAACGACATAAACGGCTGCTGCCAATACTACACTAAGATGGAGACCGATGGATACCAAGTATTGCCGGCATGGTGGAGCGATGTGCAGGGTCTCCGACAGATCGCCACCAAGTATCTGGATGCGAACAGTGGACCGATTTTCAACGACAACCCAACAGTGACGCAAAATGATCGCAAGCGACTCCAGGCCACGATACCCGTTGTGGCAGTGCGTAACCTCCGAAGCACACTAGCTGTGGGATGGCCCGAACATCGTGTTGGAGGGGTTGTGGCGCTGCGATCGCGTCCAGGATGCCAGCGTCAGGCGGCCCACTGTGACTACATTCCAGATGATGCATTTCTTGACACAGATGATGATACTGTGCCCCTCATTTTTCTTCTAGCACTGGAAGATGATACGAAGCTGGATGTTTGGCCGGGTTCACATCACCTCGTGCGACGGATATCACGGCGTAGTCCTGTAATCCAGCGACGCACTCTGATACTAAAGGCGGGAGATGCAGTACTGTTCCGTGGAGATCTTGTGCACGCCGGCTCCGAGTACAGCAAGGCGAATACAAGAATCCATGTCTATCTGGATAGCTCTATCGTGCCGCGTGACCCCAATCGCACGTGGATCATCTACAAGCATGCAGACCCATTGCTGCAGAGTCATATTGATGAGCGGGATGGATATGACAGCGACAGCGAGGACACAGAGAGTCAAAAAATGCGGGGCACACGGTAGAGGACAATGAATAACGGTCGTGTAAGTTTCCAGGACCGCCCTTCTATATCTGGCTCTGCCGCTGCTCTGCCCGGTTTTGACTATCGCAAGACGACAGTGCAGTCGGAGGCCGATGACGCCATTCGTGGTAACTGGGAGGCCACGCCGATGAATCGTGCCTATTTCAGTCCGGCGAATGTGCAGATTGTGCAGAACAAGGTGCGCCGCGAGGTCTATGATCGTTCCAATGGCGAGTTTCTGGTTGATCCACAGTCGGCGGATGATCTGATGATTGTGATGCGCGCCATGTATCTGCAGTACGGCAAGAATCAGCCGACGAACATCCCCGAGCAGATCGCGGAGCTCAACCAGATGGTGGCGGACTGGTGCGTGCCGAAGGTGTTGGCGGAGGCGTCTATGCACAAGACCTATCTGCGGGACATCCAGCAGCTACCGGTACCACTGGCACACCCTGTGAAGATGACGATGTCTGGCACGAAGTCGGCGACTCTGGATCGCTTCTTTTAAACTCTTAAACACTTAAACCCGGTCCTCTGTAAAGATGCAGCTCCTGGGCCTCATACTTCTGTTTGTTGTGATCTTATCAATACAAGCAGTGGCATTACGTGAGACATTTGCGGCAAGTGATGGTGGGGCGCTGATTCAGTTGGCCACGTCTCGTCCGGTTTACTATGTGGTTGGCGTGCCTGCATGATTTCAGCGGTACTTTGTAGAGGAATGTCAGGGAGCAGTAGCGTATCAGGGTCGTATGCTGGCGGTGTTGCAGGAAGTGTTGCAGGAAGTAATATGGGATTTGATGAAGATCCCTATGCTAAACTACTTGAAAGAATTAATGGTATATTAGACATTGTTGTAAAAGATATTGGCGGGGCACCAGCACAATCTGCAGCAACAAAACCGTCGGTTAAGGTTGAAATGACTATGTTGACAGATTCAACAAATAATATATGCGGTATTACACACTCAAATACATCATTTGTTATTTTTGATGCTGATAATAAGGAATATACATTTAAAAGTCCTCTTATGATATATAATGACTATCTAGATGTAACAAAATATGGTAGTAAAGATCTGGAAATTTTGGAGAATATTAATCGTATGATTCTCAATAAGGAACAAGTAATTAAACCATATATTACTGCACAGGCAGCTCTGCCTGATAACGAGAATACTAAAATAATTAAAGATGCATTGACATTGTGTAAGGAGTTTTATGATGAAATACTACTGAAAACAACACTTGGGAATATTAAGGATGCAAAAGAACATATAAGTAAATTATTTAAAGTGGAAGAAGGTAACAAGTTGGCCCGCAAGGCCCTTGAAAATATCTATAGTACTGCATTAGTAAAAGCAACAGAAGCACATAATATGTTTATTTCTGCTACAGAAGATTACTTTAATCAATATATTGTATATGATAATGGTCAGGCAACCCGTCAACGAGATGATAAAAAAACAAAAATGAATAAGCAGAGAACAGGTGCAATTGTAACAGTCGATAAATTTAACGCAGCAATAGCAAAAGTTAAGACATATATCATGAATCCAGATGAGTTACCAGCTTCTATAAAATCATATGATTCTACAAGGGTTAGTACAGATTTTAATGGAGTAAGTTCTATAGTAAATCAACGGTATGAGAGAAAAAGCACATTTGAGGAAACTATAACACCTCAATCTGATATTAGTGGTTTTTTTAATGATATAAGTGATATTAGTGGTATTTATAGTACACATATGCCACAACTTAATCAGAAAATACAAGAACTTAAAGGTCTAACTGCCTCATTGACTGGACTATATAAGAGCTGGAATGATATTAATGAACCTTTTGAAATACAGTATACTCATGCAACACCTGAAATTCAAGCAGGTATTAAAGCAGATTATTTAAGTAATAAACCTAAGTTAGATGCAATTAAGACAACATATACAGCTGCAGAAGTCCCAATTATTGCAGATATTAAATTCTTAGAATCATTAAAACAAAAGATTGAAGAGTTATATGATATCGATTTACTAAGGAGAGGCCTTGACACAAAGACGGAGCTATATCAGACAACTGTACAACGGCAACAAGATATCAGCGATGTAAATGTAATAGTTACTGAATGGGGTTCATTAAAGGATCATGCAGATGTATCAATGGGGCAAGTGCTGCCTTCAACTGCAACTACAAAAGCTGCATACGATATATTATATAGGGATTATAATGTCATCACGACTACATTTACGAAGGTAATGGCAGCAAAAGATAGATTTGATCTTGCAACAACCCGTGTTGATTTATCTAAAAATAAAGTAGAAATTGAGAAATATGCTGATGTATCTGCTGCAAGAACTGCATTTAACACATCGTATGGGGCTTATTATGGAAGCTCAAAAACAGCCGTTGTGCTTACACAGGGTGCGCCACTGTATAATACGCAACAAAAAATAACGTATATGAAAACTTATATTACAAATCTATTAATAGATATTAGTAATGCTGGTATACCCTTTCCAAATATACAAGCTACAATTCAGACATATTTAAGTATGTCACGAATAGGTACTCTTGGAACAATTAATATTATAAGAAATGATATATCAGACGGTACAATATTAACTGCAGGTTATGCGATTGTCGACAATTTACTAGCCACTATATCTAATAAATCACAAAAAACTATACTTGAGGCTTATAAAAATACAGCTGTAGGGCCGAATAGTAAAAGTAAACTTGCAAACCAGATTGAAGCCTTTATTGGAGCTAACAGCCTGCCGGTTATGGTTGGTGGCGGCGGTCGCCGCGTAACCCGCCGTCGTCTCACCGGCTCCAAGCGCCGCAAGACCTATGTGCGCAGAGCCAAAAATGGTCGTCATCAGTAGAACCATGAGCAACATCCCCACCATGAACATGGAGAACTTTCTTCGTGGGCCGCCTATGCGTTTATCTAACTTCATTGCCGGTGCGCCCAACCAGCCTGGTATCACCAGAGTAATCCGCTACGATACCCGTGATCGCAAGCAGGTGATGCGCATCCGACAGATTGCACAGCGTGCATATGATATGGGCCTGAAACCTGACTTTGTGCGTAACCCCAGGGTTCGCCATGAGATCCAGCTTATATTGACCGGTCCCCGCGACCTGGTTCTCCGGTCCCTGAACGCCGGCCACCGTGCAACACGCAAGGTTTCATCGGGTTCTAAGCGTAAGAGCGCATCGGCTTCTAAGCATGCAACCACTAGACGCCGCCAGCACCAGTAAATGCCTGCGTTTAGTAGAGAATGGGTGGGGAGGTATCAAAAGAACATGAACAAGACGGTGTAACAGGAGTGCAATCTACTGGTGAAGTGACACCAGTGGATAAGACGCCTGGGTTTTTTGGAGTGTTAGGTGAAATGTTAACATTTAAGAAAACATCAAGCAATGATGAACAAAATGGCAAGGTAGGTACAGTACCCCAAGGCGGCGGTCGCCGTATCTGTCGTCGCAACCGCAAAAACAAGCGTCTGACACGGCGATCTCCTATGCGCTCTAAGTCCCAAAAACGTCAGAGTCTACGTAACAAGTAAATGCTTACTTCCCCTTCACAGCCGTCTTACGCACCACCTTCTTCTTACCAGTTGCGGTGACCGCGCCCTCCGCATTTGCAGCAGAAACCCGTGCAGCTTCCTTGGCACCCGCGAAGCGACCATATGCCGTCTCAAAGACCGCCAGATCATCCAGCCACAGCTGCTCAACACTCTTCGCATCCAGTGCTGCACGCACAACACGGATAGCAGCCAGCTCACCCTCCAACTCCACCACTGCCTTCGCCTTCAAGCGATCCACGCGCATACGCAGCAGATACTCGTACGCTCGCAGATCATTCGGTGCATCCTTGTCAGACAGAGGTGGCAGCGCAAGCCCCTGTAGACCCGCCAGCAGCGCATCATCATCCGCATTTGCCACCACGAGCTTGCCCTCCACCACAGCGCGCACAAACCGCACACGTGCATCCAGCTCCGTGATCTCACCATCCATGCGCTCCAGCTCTGATGCCTTGCGCTTCATGTAGCCGATCAGACGCTGCATGTAGTACATCTCCAGAATCTCACCTGGCGTCTCAAAGTGGTGGACATGACCATCCACATCAAACGCCACCATGTTTGTCAGGCTCTCGGATGCCACGAGCTTGAACCGCTTCTCAAACTCAGCAGGGAATGTACGAGCCTCATAGTAGTAGTCCGGATCCAGCTGCAGAATGAACTCCACATCCACATCGTTGTAGTTCTCCTGGTATGACTTCAGGACACGAGGACTAGACGCAGCGTCACCTGCACCAATGGCACTGGCGACCACCTTCTTAATCCGCTTCAGTGACTCTGTTGCAGCTGTTGCCGTCGCTGCCTTCTTTGCTACCGTCTTCTTTGCCGGTGCCGCACTCGTCTCTCCCAACATCTCCTCCAGCATCTCCTTGTACTTCTTCGTCCACATGCCCACAGGCAGCTCCGTAATCTTCACGCGATGTGTGTCGTCATCCAGGAACTCATAGATACCGCGTGTCTGCACGCGACGCTTGTCCGCCGACATCGTCACGGCACCACGGAAGCCATCCCACCAGGGCACCAGTGCCGTCTCTGTCAGATCACCCACCTCGTTGCGCAGGCGCGCACGGAGTGCTGCAACCAGGTCACGTGGATTATACGGGGCAATGTACGTGGAGTAGCCCGTACCGATACCCTCCGTGCCATTCACTAGCAGCATCGGCAAAGTCGGCATGTAGTACTCCGGCTCCACCTTCTGACCATCATCCTCTAGCCAGGCGAGCGCTGCATCATCTGCCTTGTGGATCAGAGACCCCTGCACTGGCTCCAGTGCCGTGAAGATGTATCGGGCAGAAGCTGCATCCTTACCACCCTGGAGCCGCGTGCCAAACTGTCCATTGGGAGACAGCATGTTGATATTGTTTGCACCAACGAAGTTCTGCGCCATACCGACAATCGCCTCTGTCAGAGACACCTCACCGTGATGGTACGCCGCCGTCTCCGAGACATAGCCCGCCAGCTGTGCAACCTTGATCTCCGACACAAGATTACGCTTCCGCGCGGCCCACAGAATCTTGCGCTGAGATGGCTTCAGGCCATCCATCATGTGCGGAATGGAGCGATGGCAGTCCGCCACCGAGAAGTGGATGAGCTCATCGTTCACGAACCGCGTGTACGACACCTTGGAACCACCCGGTGTCACCTCAATTACACGATCCCGCTCATAGGTCGCCAGCCATTCCTTGCGATCATCCGCCTGCTTCTTGTTAAACGCCAGATTGATGTGCTCATCTGCAGCACCATCCCACTCAAAGTCAATCGTATTCATGCTGGTGAAGTACTCACGGGCCTCTGCCGCCGTAGACGTACCCAATCCCTTGTAATACTTCACATTCCACCCGCGACCCCCATTCGCCTCTGGACTCTCCAGCCACTTCTCGTAGTCCGATGCCGAGTAGAAACACAGCGTCTTGCCGCCCTTGGTCGCCTTGAGCAGCGGCGTCATCAGACAGCAGAGGAAGCCCATCCGCAGCAGCTCCGGCCACTCTGCATGGAACATGTTGATCAGCAGACCCTTGATGTGCGATCCATCCACATCCTGATCCGTCATGATCATGACACGTCCATAACGGAGCTGCTTGATGTCCGTGTAAGTGCGCCCATGTTGCAGGCCGAGGATGCGCTTGATGCGCGTGAACTCCTCGTTGTCGGTCTTCTTCTCCATGCTGGCCTCGCGGACGTTCAGCACCTTACCCTTGAGCGGAAAGACACCGAAGCGCTCACGACCCACCACCTTGAGACCCGAGATTGCCGTGGAGGCGGCTGAATCTCCCTCCGTGAGGATTAGCGTGCACTCCGACGACTTGGGAGTACCGGCCCACAGAGCATCCTCCAGCTTGGGAATACCACGCACAGTACTCGTCTTGCGCCCATCTACCTTCTTCGCCTCGCGCGACAGCTTGGCATCCAGAATCGCCTGTGCCTCATCCAGTAGACCACCCTCCTTCGCCAGACGCTTGACGAAGCCCTCTGACACGGTAAAGGTGGAACCGAACTTGCTGGCCGGCGTGGTCAGCGTCTCCTTCGTCTGACTGTCAAAGCTGGGGTTGACAATCGTGGCATTGACGAAGAATGTCAGTGCATCCTTGAGCTGTGCCGGCTTCAGATCCAGCTTCTTGCCCGGCCCCTCACAGAACTTCTCCAACGTCACACGCGCCACTGCATCCAGATGCTTGCCACCGCGACGAGTGAAGATGCCGTTCACAAAGGAGATGTGTCGGTCATCCGGCAGCCCATCCGCATGCATGTGACGGGTCAGTACGGCAGCAATCTCCCAGCGTGGGCCACAGCGCTCATAGAACACGGGGACATCTGCATCCGTGAAGAGGCGGACATAGTGCTCAAAGGCCGTGATGGGAACCGCAGCAGCCTGTGCGCCCTCGGCCAGCGAATCGGCCATAAAGACACGGCAGCCGTTGGCAGCAGCCAGGGCAGCAGCATCCACAACACGTGTGCGGAGAACATCCAGCATATCGGATGGGATCTCATTCAACCCTGCATAGAAGAGCCCCACATCAGGCGTTGACCGCACCTCCGTAAAAGGCTTGCAGCCTGCAGCGGCCACCTTCTTCATCGTCGGCTTACCGACCACCGACATGTTGTCCGTAAAACTCTGCTCATACAGAATCTTACGGTCAGCATCACAGGTGCGCACCGTGAACACCTTGCTGTAGATGTTCGTCAGCTTGGCACCGAATCCATTCTTACCACCCACGATCTTCTCCTCATCATCATCGTAGTTGGACGACGTGAGCAGATGACCGAAGATGAGCTCAGGAGTCATCACCTTCTCCTCCTGATGGAGGGTGACAGGGATACCCTCTCCGTCATTGTAGATGTTGAACTGTGTGGGTGTCAGAGTCACCACCACACGCGTCACCCGCTTGGCCACCTCTGCAACTGCAGCCTGGCGCGTCACGTGATCCAGAGCGTTCACGATGAGCTCATCAAAGATCTTGAAGAGACCCGGATTGAACATCACCTCGCGCCACTCCATGCGACCAGCCGTAGCCGACCATACCCAACGCATCTCCTTGTGCGCATCTCGCGAGCCGATGTAGGAATCGGGGCGGTGCAGGATATGCTCGCGGGGAGTCAGCTTCTTGTATGTAGACGTCATCGTACTGGGCCGTAAGGGTAGGGGTCATGGGGGTCAACTTTGGTGCCAGCCATGACCATTGTAAATTAAATGCAACAAGTAAGGGACATGGTACACGTGAAGATATTCTTGATGCGGCATTCGCGCTCCTGTAGCAACCTGGCGCGTGACAATGCTACCACAGAAGAAGAGACAAATGCCAGTCAACAGATTCGTGACCCTGCACTATCACAGATCGGCCTGGCAATGGCTCGCTCCTATGGCCCACGACTCCAGGCAAAGCTTCGTGATATGGGCCTCAATCCTGAGACAGCGCTCCTGGGTTCCTCCTATCTGCGGAGAGCCCGCGAGACGATTGCTGCACTCTTTCCAGATCGCGAGTATCTTCTGTTTAGTCACTTTAAGGAGTATGGTGATATACCAGAGAACACACCGGCTGGCATTTTGTATCAGAAACCCAACTTCAAGCGTTTCATGCAGCACGTGTCAGAGGTGCAAGCAGATACGGGTGCCACGGAGTTTGTGATTGTCGGTCACGGATCTTTTTTGCGGGTTGATGCATGGGCGTCTCTTAATCAGAGGCGCCACAAGCGGTTCAGTAACCTTGATGGATTCCTCATAGAAGCCGATATGGAAGCAGGGCACTTAAAGAACATCCAACTCCGGGATGTCCCCCATCGTGCGACCATCCCCACACCCACCAACACAGATGGATGCCTGGTGCCTCAGCCTCTCCCACCGGCAAAAATCGCAGCACGCACTAAGAGGATGGCACGTCGCGGCACACAGAAGCAGCAGCATAGGGGTAGCCGCAGGCAAACCGGTGGAGGATCCATGCCACTCGCCTATTTCAAGGATGGTGCACAGTTTGTCGGTACATATGCAGAGCCCACGGGTGTCGGTATTGGTGTTGGGTCTGGAAATATGATCCGTGCCCCTATCACGCAGACAGGCGGTCGTCGTACCCAGAAGCAACAGCACGGTGGATTTAGTCCTTCTGTGATGGGCTCTTTTGTAGAGGTAGGAACACGCCTGGTACCCGTTGCTGCATATATGGGATACAAGCTCTGGACCGGGAAGAAGACTCGTCAAACCCGCAAAAATCGCAAGGCCCGCAAAACCCACAAACACCGCAGGTGAGCTGCGCCCCGAACTTAAACGCGAACCACCCAGCCAACAGTAGAATGGACCCGAACGCAGACATGCTCTTCCGCATCCGCACCGTCAAGGCCGCACCCTTCCGGACGCTGATTGAAGCCATCAAGGATATCCTGACGGATGCCAATCTGGAGTTTGACAGTACCGGCATGAAGATCATGGCAATGGACGGCACGCACACGATTCTGGTGCACCTCCGCCTCCAGGGCGATCGCTTTGATGAGTTCTACTGCCCACAGAAGCACGTGCTCGGCATCAACATGATCAATCTGTTCAAGCTCGTGAAGACGATGTCCAACAATGAGAGCATCGTGCTCTACATGAAGAAGTCGGACACCACCAAGCTGGGCATTGAGATCCTGAACGGTGAGAAGCAGATGGTCACGCATTTCGCGCTCAATCTGATTGAGCTGGATGTCAATACGTTCTCCATCCCTCCTGTGCAGTTCTCGAGCATCATCACGATGCCCTCCACGGACTTCCAGAAGATCATCCGTGATATGCACACGCTTGGTGAGATCGTGGAGATCCAGTCAGCCTCGCAGGAGCTGGTATTCCGCTGTAAGGGCGACTATGCAGAGCAGGAGACGATCTTCAGTATTGGACAGAATGGGCTTGCACAGTCAAAATCACCGACGGAGATTGTGCAGGGCAACTTCTTCTTGAAGCATCTGGTACTGTTCACGAAGTGCACGAGCCTCTGTTCAGATATCAGCCTATACCTGAAGAATGACTATCCTATTATCGTGGAGTACAATGTGGCGGGGCTGGGTGAGATCAAGCTGGCACTGGCACCGGCTGTAAAGAAGTCAACGGACGCTGCATAAAGGCAGAGCCGACATGAAAGCGGGCGGTGACTTATGGCGCAAAAAGAAGTCAACGGACGCTGCATAAAGGCAGAGCCGACGTTACGTCTTGAGCCATGTGCAGCAGCAGCCACGACGCGCCTGTGCTTTCTTGCGATTCTCCTCAATCTCTTTATTAAATTTCTCATCAATCTCGAGATAGGTGTTACGATAGCCAATAATCTCTTCAAGAGCAGCATTCTGCTCCTTTTGCAGAGCTTCATACTGTTTTTGATAATCAGGAGTACTTGTATCTTGACCTGAGTTCTCAAGTTCAATAATTTTATTTATATTAATCTTAAGTTTATTTATCATTATAGTCTCCTTATTCATGAGCTTTTTCACTTCAGCAAACACATTCATTGAATAGAGTGTAGGGTACGAGTAACGGATATATTCAGGCAGAATGAAGTGATTTGTCTCCTTGATCTCCTTTACCTTCGCCTCAATCTCATGTATCACCTCGTCTACTGAGTCAAGATGTGTCTGATGCTCCTCCTCTGATTTTTCGGTGGGCATCAACAGAATCTTGCCAGAGCTAAACTCACAGAATGACTGCAGCTTCTCGTACCCATAGGCGGTGGTGCGATGTGCCTCTGCTTTACCATCAAGTTTCAGATAGGTTATTAATGCCAATAGAAACGAGTTGAGTGCACCCAAGCAAGAGACCAGCGGCGCACCCACCGGTGTTGCCTGGAGTAAGATGCTGAGAACGGAACAGATAGCCGTAATAGAGATTGTCGGTAACATGAGTGCATAGAGATACATCTCACAATAGGTTTTGGCTTCAACATAGAGAACTTTCTGGCCGCGAAGATATGCACAAATGATGTCCAGTGTTGTGGAGCGCATTGCATGTTCTTGATTGTAGATGTTCGTGAGAATACGCTGCACCTCCTCAAATGTCATGAGCTGATTCCGCTTATTGGGGGAACGCTCAACATTCAAAGATCTCTTCTGTGGTCCTCCCCTCATATACTGTTGTATATGCTCAATAACAGAGTGGTCATCATGATCGTGTGCTTGCCCTGATTCCGGTGTTTCTCCACTAACGCTACGGGGCCGCCGTGGGGAATCAACAACTACAACGCGTGGTACAACTGGCCGTATATTTTTAGGCATTACATTTAACTCTTTCTCATTATCATCATATTCTACATTATATAGCATCTGACCTGATGTATCGTTAATGGCCTTTATCGTTGCTGCATAGAATCGTACACCACGACCTCTAAAACGCACTTCAACTCTCTGACCGACAGTAAATATTGGCTCCATCATGGGACGTATATGTTCTGCAAGGGCACCCGTCTCTCTATCACCATCATCATAACGAATATCATATATAGCCTGCCCAGATGCATCATGATTAACTGCACCAATCTCTCCTGGATAGAATCGTGTGCTGCGACCCTTGTATCGCACCTCAACCCGCTGACCTACAACGAACTGTGACTCCATCTATTGACGGCAACTACAAAAGTTGACTGGGTACCGCGCCCGTGACAACCTAAAACCGCCATGACAAGCAATAGTACGATGACATCTCAGGCACGCTCTTTCGCTACGGCCGCGGCGTCTCCGGCTGCCCCCGTTCGGGTCCATGCGATTCCCTCTGGATCGTGGACTATCTACTTTCATGAGCCAGAGGACAAATCCTGGACGGCGGAGAGCTACAAGCGACTGCAGACGGTGAGCTCTTGGGAAGCTCTAGGTGCGTTCCTGCGCGAGCTGGGCCCCCATAAGACACAGAATGGGCTCCTGCGCATCATGAAGGGAGAGGTCTCTCCACTGTGGGAGAACAAGGTGAACATCCGTGGTGGTTCCTACTGTCTGAAGATCACGCGCAAGAACGCCCTGGAGGTGTTCAATCGCTATCTGGCTGCGGCCATGCTGGGTTGCTGTACCAAGACACCGGCAAATGAGATTGTTGGTGTCACGATCAGCCCAAAGAAGGGGTTCTGTATTATTAAGCTGTGGAATCTGAATGCATCCACACATAACGACCCGGCGGATGTAGAGCTACTGCATGATGAGGTGACGACAGATGGGATTCTGTATAGGCCGCACACAGACCAGCGTATGTAGACGGAGCTCAGCGTATGTAGTTCACACCAGCTACACGGCGCTCAATCTCTGTAGCATCCGCACCTAGCACCACTGTCTCCTCTTCCTCTTCGGTTGCATCGAGTTGCACCACCTCATCAACACCCATACGATCTGTCACGTGAAGTTCACCCCGTGGAACCCATCCCTTTTGGTGCGCAAATAGACGCATCAGGGCAGCGACCGACAAGTCATGCCCCGATGATAAGCGTAGGCCCACAAAGAACTCTGATATATCCCGCCCATCATGCATTACTGAGAGCCATGACCAACGAGACAGGCGTGTACCAGGGGCTGCCGCCGCTGCCGTCAGTACATGCTTCTCTGAACAGTAGGCCCATGCAATACTATCTTCGGGGACTACTACGCGTGCATCTACCCAGTGGCCATCTGTCAACAGTAACATGTCGTGCCCCCCAAGATGTTTAAGTACACGAATGAGCCCGCGGCGAACACGGTGCGTGGCGCGCAAACAGCGCTCATAATATATTTGGAGCGATGCCATAATCGCAATCCATGAGATCATCGCACTCTAATCTAATCCATGTTAGATCTCTCTAGGCATCGTCCGCAGCCACCACCATTGCAGTAGGGGCAGGCAGGGCGGCAGCTGGCACATTCTTTCTTTTTACGATCACCACAACTGTTACAGGGCCGGGGTTGCTCGCATGGATCACCGTGGCGATGATGTTTGTGGCAGCGATCACATGGCACTTCACGGACATTCTCAATACGCATGCGACTAGCAAAGAGTGCTACCGCTAGAAAGAAGCATACAATCAGTACAGGGATTGACATAAGAACCCATGCAACGGGTTCAAGGCCGCCATAGCAGAGTGCCTGAAAGATACCCGTGCCGAATACACCGACCATGATCCACCATAACATACCACGATAGTCACCGGCGAGCATATGATAGAGCGTACCGGCAACACCCACCAAAAGAATGGCAGTGGAGGGCTGGCAGAGTCCGAGGCCAAGATCCATCTCTCTATTACTTGGCATAGAAACGAGGCTTGCCATTCACCATCTCTCCAATCTCATCACCGAGATCATCATCACCGACGACAGCGTAGAGCTTCTTGGTGTCAACCTCCAGCCAGTAGGCACGCCCGCGGATCATCACCTGCTCCACGTTCATGCCGCTCTCCTCCTCTTCCTCATCATCATCTGCGGGCTCCACGATATCCTCCTCTTCTGAGATATTGAAGACAGGTGCTCCATCCACCATCTTGCCAACCTCATCACCAACTTCATCTCCATCGGCGACCTCGTAGAGGATCTGAGAGGCCTTCTCCAGCCAGTACATCTTCCCATCAATCTTCACCTGCTTGGCCTCCTCATCATCCTCTGCATCAGGGTTAGGTGATACGGGCATCTCCTCCTCTGACCCAGACGCATGGTCATCCTCCTCAGCCTCTGCCTCTGCCTCTGCCTCGGGACCAGATGCAATGGAAGCCTTCTCAGACTCCTCATCCTCTGCAGCAGAAGCAGCCACCGACTGTTCATCCAGGCGATTCACAGTGGCCTCATCATCTGTCGCCTCAATATCCTCTGCATCTACTGCAACTGCGTGTGCAGCCATGATGGTCACCTGCTTCACCGAAGACGCAACTGACTCAGAGTCAGAAGAAACAACCGACTCTGACTCTGAAGAAGCAATGGATGACACCTCATCAGTCGGCACAGGGCGCGTTGTAATCGGGGTGCGATGATAGCCGAATGGATGGACATGCTGGATGTGATCCTGTACAACCAGGACTGGAGCGGGTGCAGCAACAGATCCAGGTGCCTCCATAGACAACTCACCTAGCAGGTCCGTGATCTGTGCAGCCACTACCGCTGCGGCCGGATTATTCTCCTTGGCCTCCCACACCTTGAGCAGGCGCCCCGAATCACCCTTCACCGTGGCCCAGCCACGCCCATCAAGAGGGTTCAGTACAGCGGTGATCTCATCCAGACCCGTCTTCATAGTGTCAGTGCGAAGCCCATCCTCTGCAGAATAGACACGGCTGATATAGTGCGCTAGAGTACGATAGCGTTGTTGAGCAGACATCGTGCCATAGCCAAAAGCAGGTGGGTCAAGGGTCAACTTTGCCGCGCCTACGGCTCATAGGTGCAGGAGAGCTGCGGTTCATATTGGAGTTGATGATAGAGTAGTGCCCCCAACAAGTATCGCCAGTCACGCTGGCTATTCTTTAGATCCAGAACATCGCGGAGTGCATCGCGCAACTTGTATGTTCCAGCAAGATCTTTTGAGAAGGCCGTGAAATCAAAGTCCTCCAGGCGATAATCTAGCTCTGTCAGAATCCCTTCCAAGTCAACATCAGCTGACCACTGTTGTGCACCCATCCCATCTTCAGAGTAGCCAAGATTCTCACCACCATACCACTGGATATCGAAACTGTCTTGAATTGCAAAACCGAACTTGTACTCAAATCCAGTGTTGAAATATGCATAACGACCCATCGTACTCAGAACCCACTGAGCACAGTAGCTGTGTCACTTTTATGTCATCGCTCCTAGCTCCTTTACGTCGTCGCCCTTGGTTCCTTTACGTCGTCACCCTTGGCTCCTTTACGTCGTCGCCATTGGCTCCTTTATACAGCAATACCCATACAGTACTCCAGTGTGGACTCCTTCTCTGCCACCGGCTTGCTGCGACGTAGACGAAGCCCCTGCGCACCAGGACGATTCATACGATCCATCTCCCAGGGAATGAAATTGTTCTTCATAGATGCGTCATAGAAGTCAATTGGCTTCGTATCCATCACCTGAATAATGGAGATCATCGGCGGGGTCATAACATCAATCCGCATACGCTTCTCTGCCATAATCTTGCGGTAATCCGAGATATCCAGAGTACCACCGAACATCTGCAATGCAGTACGTGCCGGTGCCAGGCGATTGGGTTCTCCATCCTGTGCATAGAGGCGATTCAGCAACGCATAACGCTCCCACTGCACATGGAGATCTAGGCGCTCATTAAAGAGATAGGCAGCCGCACACTCAGGGCTGCAGAAGTTGCCATACACGCGCCAGATCCCCTCCTCAATTACAGTTGGGATCACGCATGGCTTTCCACGAAACTGATGGCAGTCCCAGAAACAAGCCACATCCGTAGAATCTGGAATACGCTGCTCACGATTCGCATCCTGAAAATGCACCATGAGTTTCTCAGAATAGTGGAGTGGCAGTGTAGGGCGCGCGGCTGCTGCAGGCGGTGCAGGAGTGTGCATCTGGATAGGGTCACACATAAGGAGAGGCTGCTCCTGGTTAAACCCTGCCACCTGCATCTCAGGTTCATATGGGAGAAGCCGACCATTGCTGTCTACTGGTGCAACAGGTGTCTGTGCAAACATCTCACTATCAATATCACTGGACTGAATGGGTAGATGCACAATCAGTGGGCGCAACTCCTTCTCAGGAGCGAGAGACCCCTGGATACCATCAGGCGTCACCGTTGCTACAACAGTCGGTTTGCGTGTGGTGGACTTCTTCTTGGGCGACGGTACAGGTGCAGGCTTCTCAATCTCCTCAATAAAGATGGCGGGTGTTGCACCAAATGCACTCAGCACAGAAGGTGCAGAAGCAGTATCGGCGACATCAGCTACCACCTTCTTTGCACGCGTACGCTTTGTCTTGGTGACCTCCATTACTCTATCACGCCCGACTGAGGTTTAGATTGAAGCATCCACATTGGGTCAGGTTGCTGTCTAAACACACGCCCCTTCATCCCGCTAAGGGATGAACGCTGCACTATGGACAGAACAATACAGGCCCAAACATTTGACGGACATCACTGGCCAGGATACTCTAAAAAGATTTCTACAACGTGTTGTGACTGCTGGTATCAACACTGCTCCACATATGATTCTACATGGCCCACCAGGTACTGGAAAGACTACACTGGCGCTCGCCTTCGCTGCCGATATGTATCCTGAAGTACCTCTCCCTGCTGCCACAATGTATCTTAATGCAAGCGATGAGCGTACAATGGAGACCGTCCGTGATCGTATTCGCGAGTTTCTACGTACACATTGGGCAGGTGTTAGTCGCAAGATCGTAATTTTTGATGAGGTAGAAACGATGACAGAGCCCGCACAACTAACACTTCGCGCACTTATGGATGCACCCCTAACGCCTGGTACACCGCTGCCTCTCTTTCTCTTTCTTTGCAACACCCTCAGTCGTATTGTGCCACTAGTCCGATCTCGTGCTTTAGCACTCTATTGTGGGCATCTCACCAGTTCCCAGATCCGCGGGCTGCTTCAAGATATTCAGGATAAAGAGGGCGTTAAGACACCACTGCCTACGCCTCTGGCATGTCTTCTGAATCGCGGTGATATGCGTGCTTTCATGCAGCGTGCCCAGCAGGGTGAGAACCCCAACAGTTGGCTTCCGTGGTTTCAACGCCTGCTGAATGCACCACCCGACCGTGCACATATTGTGTGGGAAGATGGCCTGCAGCGTGTACCGCCTTGGATTTTGTTGCGTCACGTCCTGGTCTTCTGCTATTCAATGGGTCTAGTGGAGACAATTGGCCTGGCTACATGGGGGCCATGGTTAGAGACCATTGTACGTAGTCGCAACCAACCTAACATTGATGCCGTTATTGAAGGTTGGCAGACATGTGCATCTGCCCTGCAAAAGTGACGGGGGTACTAAAGGCCCACCCGGCCTAAAGTACAATGGATCCCACACCTCTCCGTGTCAGCACCATGACCGCAACCGGTCAACTTGGTGTGATGCCCAATCTCCCGCGCCTTTACACACATTGTTATTTCGTACCCTATGCCTGGATCGGTGAGGGGATCATCAAGATTGAATATGGTGCGGAGAAGAAGGGGCAGAGTACAGATGATATCCTGCATACCACGAACAAGAAAAAGAAGCACTTCTTCAATCAGTCCTCAGTAGTATTCCGTCTCCGACTTCCTGATGGCACATTCAAGGAGACGAACATCAAGCTCTTCAAGAATGGTAGTTTCCAGATCACGGGCATCTCCTCTGAGGAGATGGGGCGTGCGGCTGTTACGCGTATGATTGAGCTAAACACCGCGGATCCATGCCGTGCTATCTGGTCCTCTCAACCCAAAATCCAATCATTTACGATCTTCATGATGAACTCTGATTACAAGATCGGCAAGGCAGTGCGCCGTGACAAACTCTATAAGGTGTTGGTCGAGGAGTACGGGCTACAGAGCAGCTTTGAGCCCACAATCTATCAGGGTGTTAATACGAAGTTCTTCTGGAACAAGTGTAGTCCTAAATCTGCCCCACCTGGCATCTGTATCTGCCCTACGCCGTGCACAGGGAACGGTAATGGATACTCCGTTGGTTCCTGTATCCAGCTGACAATTGCCCCTTTTCGCACGGGGTCCGTGATTATCAATTCGGCACAGAGCCTTGAGCAGCTCAATGATGCATATGCATTTATTAATATGGTATTCAAGAAGCACGAAGCAGAGGTGTTGCGTGATGAGCCGCAACTGGAGCAGCCGGTACGCAAGAAGGCCGCTCCGGTATTGAATGGCCCCGAGGCAATTATTCGCCAGAAAATGCGCGCAAGTCCAAAGAATATCGTGCGTATCGCTGCGGTTACTGTCTGAGAAAACAACCCGACCCGCTCAACAGAATATGAGCACTTCCCAGCCTGCTGCAGCTTCCGCTGCTGCAACTGACCTCCCTGGTGATAAGGTGTTGGCCCATGCAGCAAAGATTGCACTTGAGCACGATAAGCCCATTCTTTTGGATTATTATAAGGAGACCCGTGCGGGCACGGCATTCCTGGGAGAGGACAAGGACACTAAGGAGAAGATTCTGGTAAAGAGCCCCGAGGAGTACACGAGCCCTGTGCAGAAGCTGTTCAAGGCCGGTGGTGATTTCATCATCATGACGGAGAACTCCATCTATATCACCCATGCTAACATGAAGAAGAAGGAGATCTCTAGCGCTGGCATGTAAACTTGCCAGCCCACTGCTGCTGTAGCAGCAGTAGTACGATGTCACTCCTTGGTTGGCTAGGCAAAGAGACCCAAACACAAACACAGAATGAGAAATTAAAGTCAAAGGCTGTGCCCATGCGGTCGCTTTCTCCGCTACTGCAACGACCCACATATGACCGCATCGTGCTAGGAGTTCTTGGAACCCGTAGCAAGATTCGTTATGAAGAGTTTGAGGATCAGGTGTTGGCCCCGATGGTGGAGGCATGGGGTGTTCCCGATGAGATCATCCTGCCGGCCGAATCAGAATCATCCATGATTATTCAGACATGGGCGGCAAAACGTGATGTACCTATCCGCCTGGTCTCCTGTGATTGGATCCGTCAGGGAAAGAGAGCAGGGCTCCTGCGCGATTCTGGAATTCAGCGCGATGCAACACATCTGGTGCTTCTCCAGGGGCCGCGATCAAATGCACTGAGTGGCCTCGCTGCGCGTTTATCGCGCAAGGGGCGTCCGGTAATCCTAAGTGAGCGCCCTGGTGAACCGGTGAAAGCCATTGAGCCACCGGAAAAGAAGAGCACTAAATAGAATGGCTAAGCATCACAAGAAGAGCAACCGCCGTCGTGCAAGTCGTAGACGCCACTCGCGTAGACAGCAGCAGCGTGGTGGCAGCTGCGCGGCCTATCCCCACAATCGCGATGTATTCGCCCAGCGCGGTGGCATGGCCACCATCACCACCGGTGATAACTACCTGCTGGATGCTGCGACCCGTGTGCAGGCCGAGGTAGCCCCTCTGGATAAGGCGTTTGCTGAGCTCCCTAGCGTGATGCCCCGTCAGGCCGGTGGCCGTCGTCGTCGCTCCATGCGCCGCAACCGCAGCTCTATGCGCCGTAGACACTCTATGCGCCGCAAGTCGCATCGCCGCCGCACCCACCGTAGAAAGCAGCATGGTGGCATGGCCCCTTTTGGCTATGAGCTCTCTCTCCCCAAGGGCGCCGATGCGGCCATGAACCCCCAGTTCCAGACAGAGGGTGCCGTAAATCCCCTCTACGGTGAGTTCAAGGGCGCACAGACAGCTTAAGCACGTGTCATCATTACAGATGCCTCCGTAGTTACCGGCTGATGCCATTCCGGCCACACAGAACACAAGGCCTTTCTCTGCTCTTCGGTCCAGGCCGCTTGTCCACCCGTAATGCGACAGACAATACGCAAATCACCGTGACCACTACCCGTGAGTGGGTTACCAGACGCAGTTGGCATTCCCCAGCCCGGCACTCGCAGTACCTCTCCATCTCGCAATGGTTCGCCCATCCACACCAGATGCAATGGCTTCCCCGATGGATGCGCTACATATGTCCGCTCCCAACCCAACATCGCTTCTGGCAGTGTCAGTTGCACTTCCATTGCCAGATCAGCCTCTCTACGAACCCATTGCTCTCCATCTGTGTCACCTGCCGCTGCACGAATTACCAGAACCACATCACCTGGTGCCTCAAACATTGGTGATTCTGAGCACTGACCAGGGAACACTAGGCGATCACCTTCCTGCATACCAGGCTTGATAACAACATCCAGAATGGACTCCCTCTCCACAACACGACGCCCGCTGCAGTCGTCGCACTTGCGCAGCACTTTCTGTCCCGTTGCGTGACAATCATCGCACGGCCCCTGTGTCATAGCCGTCATGGGGCCCATCTGTTGGCGGCGCACGCGCATTCCAGACCCACGACAGGTACCGCATGCCTCTGTATTCTCACCACCCTTCCCATTACATGTACTGCAGATGACATCGCGTTTCATCTTCAGTGTAACAGTCTTACCTGCGTACAGATCTCGCAGACTCACACCAATCTCATGAATCTTGTTAGGGCCACGTGCAGCTTTTGTGGGAGGCCCACCTGGACCACCTCCGCCCATGAAAACGGGTATTGGGAATCCACCTGGTCCAAATGGCATTCCTCCTCCTCCCCCAAATGGCATCCCTCCGCCTCCAAATGGGCCACCACCGCCAAACATCTGCCCAAAGATCTCCGATAGATCCGGCATTCCTCCTGGGCCTCCACCGCCGCCATTACTATCGGGCATCTGACCCGTTGCATCATAATGTGCCTTCTTCCCAGGATCTGATAATACCTCGTATGCCGCATGCATCTTTTGAAATTCCTCCTTATCACCACCACGGTCAGGATGTTTAGCAAGTGCCTGTTTCTTGTAGGCCTTTCGTATCTCTGCTTCACTAGCCCCCTTCTCTAGCCCCAACAATTCATATAGACCCGACATTGTACTATACATGCGGTGCTCTTTTTAGGCTCCGAAAGTAGAATGGAGCCCAATCCAAATCGCCCCTTGATGGTGAGCGACTACTTGAACATATTCAGGGGGAAGCTATCGCGTTATTTCAGCGGCCCCGATCCAAATGCAAACAACGATTTTATTCTTATGACAGACTTTATCACCCGTGACAACAAGCGTCGTGTTGTCTTTCATGTCAGCCATGGGCTTCCCGAACATGCCACTACATATACAGAGGTCATCTATACACTGCCAGTCTCAGAAGAAGCGGCACCTCTCTTCAAGGGCGACGATGTGATGCCACATGTGGAGCCTACATTCTTTGATGTTACGGTGCCACGCGGCTCAACTGCTGAGGAGACAGTTCAGGCTCGTGCCGGTAATATTACTCCCTGGTTTGATGATATTCAGCGTCTTCAGGGCCTTGCTGCAGCTGAAACAGATGCCAAACGCAAGCGTGCTATCAAGAATGTCCTGACCTACTGGCGTGACATGCGATCACGATTCTTGGATGCTATCTATGCAGCGGGTATCCGTCTTCTGCGCACATCCAGTGGAAAGAACCGTATATCGTCAAACCCGCGATTCTTCAAACGCCCTGAGCGTGTTGCATCTGGCTCCAATGTTGGCCCCATGCGATCTTCATCATCTGGTCACAGAAGTACACGCAGAGTATATTCCCCTTTCCGCCGTGCTTCTTCCCACAGATCAACATCTCGCAAATCAACATCACGCCGCTCTACTTCTAATCCCAAAGCGCCGCGATCTACAGATCCAAAGTGAGCCAACCTAAGGCCGATCCACCAAAAGTGGTCAATGGACACCGTTCTCGGCCAACCCCAAGTCACGACCTTTCTACGTTCACGCCTCAAGGACCCGCCGCATATTATCCTGTGGGGGCCCACAGGTGTCGGCAAGACAATGCTGGCAAATGCCTGGATCACCGAACAGCTCACGAGTCAGGGTGTCACAAGCCCGACACACCAGGCAGTGATGACGCTTCGCCTCTCCAGTGCTGATGATCGCGGAATCGCTGCTATTCGTCAGAGACTCACCGAGTTCGTCCGTCGTGTGCGCCCTGTACCGGATACTACTGCATGGGTGCTAATTGATGATGCGGATAATCTTCCTGTTGTCACACAACAGGCACTGCGACGTATCCTGGAACTCCATGCTCATCAGACGCGTTTCTGTTTCATTGCGCAGAGCCCTGAGCACTTCATTGAGCCGATTCAGAGTCGGTGTGTTATGCTCCAGTGTAAGCCTGTCGCCATCGCGGATTATGCTGAGGAGCTAATCAAACGTGAGGCACCGGCTATTCGTATCACATCAGATGCACTGGATCTAATGTCCAGCCTCTGTCTGGGAAATGTGAGGCAATTCACGCTTATCTGTCAGGCATTGCGCTCATCTGTGCATGATGGCCACGAAGTTACTATGGATGAGATTCAGCTGTTAGTGAATGCGCCACCTGTAAAGCTGCTGCTCCGTCTGCAAAGCGCCGTGATACGCCGCGATATCTGTGTTATTACAGAATGTGTTCTGGCTCTCTGGAGCAAGGGTTACAGTTTTGAGGACTGTATTGCTATGATGGAGATGGTGGTGCGGGTCTACAATGATGGCCTAAATGCAGACTTGCAGTATGTGCTACAGTGTTGCGCAGAGGGGCATATTTTTCAGATCCTGAATCGGATGACGACACTGGATCTGATTGCTGTCTTGTCGGGGCGAGCTAGTTCTGAGTGCTTGGCTGAGCCGATCTAGAGAGGCGTACGACTGAGCCGATCTAGAGAGGCGTACGACTGAGCCGATCTAGAGAGGCGGCTGCAGAATCCGTATAAAGTTGCCCAGTGGGGTTCATTACAAACTAGGCAGTACGATGAACCGTAAGCAGCTAACTATTTTCTTGATTGGCATCGGTATGATTGTTGCTGGTTCTGTATTACTAGCACTAAGCATACCCACTGGCGGAGGTGCACTTCTCATGGGTGGCCTGGTTGCAGCGGGAGTAAGTTTCATTGCGTCAAAATGTAAGTAATCTAAAAGAATGGTTTTATAATAGAGGTATGGCACAGTTTGTTGTTGTGCCCCCCTTGACCAAGGTCGGGGGGGCCTTTTTTGTCGTGACCGGTAAGGTCATGACTGTGGAGGTGGGGTGGTCAAAATGGAATGACGTCTCCGCATGTATGTTTGAAGTGTTCCGCCCATTTATCCGCCCGAGTCACCAAAAAATCCTTAATGAGACTATTGCTAGAACTCAACGAAATCCGTGTGCACTATTCCGTCAACTGCTGCGCCCGCATGGACTTCGCATTGAAGCTATGTCACACGGCTGGGTCCTAAAAGAAGAAAACGCTGGCAAATCAGTTGCTAAAAAAGAAGGGAAGCTTGTTGATTGGTCCTAAGGGGTCTCCTAACTAAAAGCGATTGACTCGTTACACACGAGTCGCCCTCACGGGTGCCCGCCCTCACGGGTGCCCTCCCTCACGGGTGCCCCCTCACTAAACGCGATTGACTCATTACACACGAGTAGCCCATCGCGCCCAAACAAACTCTGAATCACGTATCTGTTCTTCAGACAGCCGTGTAAACCACTGCCATCGTGAAGCGCGTTCCAACCCATCTCGCCCGTCAGGGAAAGGAACCCAGATCCCCCCATCGCGCGACCCATCCGCCCATTCGGATTGACCCAACAGCACATCTAACTCCAACCGTCTCCCATAGCGATCTCGTGACACCTCCGCAGTCCTGTCCACAGTGGTAACACCACTGCAATGTTTGTCCCACAACCATCGCAGTGACCTCCGCGCAGTCGGTGCTGACCATGACTGATCCCCCTCGGCAATCAGAGAACCAATATCACGTTCCAGCCCTGACCATACGGGGTGACCGGGCATCAGTGCCCATCCTGCAGAGCGCCCCGCTGCCGGTGCCTGTGTACCTTCTACACCAGACAGACCCTCATCGGGATCTACACCAAACGTCAGTACAGGCTTCTCCAGCAGTCGCTCACGGAGACGTACGCCTGTCCCCACGGGTAGCACAGAGCCATCCATCCAGAGACCACCCTTGCGGTTCAGGAATGCAGCGCGGCACCAGGGCATCCAGAGTGCTGGTGGAGAGCGATCGGCACCCTCTGGGTTTTTGTTGTTTTTGTCACCAAGTGCAGCCAGTGCCGCTACACGCCCAATGATGGGCTTGATCTCAAAGTCAGTACCCCATAGTTCCCTAGCACGACGCAGACATAGTTTTAGATATGGCTCATTTGGCTCTGTTGTAGCACGATTCCCCCAGTCAAGCCACTGGCGACTGTTCGCCTGGCTGTCATCCACATACCACCAGAGTGTGGGTGCACCCATCAGTGCAGGCCCGGAACCTACAAGCCCATTTATCTGGTTCCGTACACCCCAAGCAGCGCCTAGCGCTAACACAATAAGTCCAATAGTCAACACCCATGGTGAAATCATAGTACCCCTACTTTGACAAGGGAATTTACATAGCATGTAGGCCATATATCTCTATTTTCTACTTCACACTGCCTATTACCCATTCATCACGAATAGTCGCTTCCGCATCTGTTCTGCCCAACTCTCACTTGCTGTATCCTGCTGTGCCAGGCGCAACTTCCGCTGCCGTTCCTTCTCCTCAAGGGCCGCCGCCGCCGCTGCAATTCGTGCCTTCTCGTCGGGATCCACCCGCGCCATCTCCTCCTGGCGGATACGCTGTGCCTCTTTTATAGATCGGGCAGATCGCTCTTTGATTGCAACATCGGCCACCTCATGGTAGACAGTTGAACCCGTTGTGTATGCCTCCTTCAAGTCCGTAAACTGCACATCCGCACCAAATGCCGCTGTAAAATTACCAGCCTGACCACCCAGTTCCGTACCATATGTCGGCAGCAATGCATCCGGTTCCATCCGCTTTACAATAGATGTACCAGCTGTCTGCTTGAGTGCCCGCTCACGAAACACTGTCTCAAATGTGTTGTTGTTGAATTTCCCCTTAAGGCGTGGGTCCGATGCAACCGAATCATCGCCCTCCTGTGACTTCAACCAGTCACCATACCCACCATCACGATTTGGATCCGACATACGATTCTCATCAAACAGCTTGTTGAACATGCTCATATCCAGCTTTTTGGCTGAGAGCTGCACCGGTGCTACATCTGCGAGGTCAGCCCGTGCAGCCGTAGCACGTTCCATGGTGACCGGTGCTGTCTGACGCTCTTTGTCTGCAGCGGAGACCTCTGGATTGATTCGTTTCAGGATCTTCACGACATACAAATAGGCTTTCTGAAGTTCATCAAATGCCTCTTTAGATCCCCCTGGCTTGTCGGGGTGTACTCGGAGAGAACGCCGCTTGTACGCCGCCTTGATGAGATCCACCGTGAGACCTTCGTCTTCACGGATCCCCAGCACCTCAAGTGCTTCATGGAACTCATCAAGTGCGCGGGAGGCGGGTGTCACGGTTAGTGCAGAAGAGGTCGCAAAATGGACTGTTGGTTTTGGTGGTTCTACTGGCGTTGTGTACATGGATAACCGTGGTTCTGCAGTACCACCCCGTTTCTGCCACGGAAAGGGTGTCTGCAGCCCCATAGAATAGGCAGACAGCCAACCCGTGATACCACCATAGAGACCCACCTGTTGTGCCGCCATCACATGTTCTGATGATTGCATGACGCGACGAATCATCTGCGCCCTCAGAGAATCCGATTCCAGTTCACAGATGTCTGACCAGATACGAGAACTAGATGCACCCATTGAATCTAGTTCGCGTTTTTTTCCGCCTTATTTTCCGGGGCGCCATGCCATTGCGATCAGTCCACCCACCACGGCCGACATTGCCATTATCCCGACTATAGACTTTGCATCCAGTACCATAACCCCCGCCTGTTCCATATCAGTAGGAATATTCAGGATCCCAAAAGAGCCATGATTTATATCACTACCCTGATCACTATGTTCTACCTCCAAAAATGGATGCCACATCATCTGAATATACCCCAGGCGTGACATAAATGCTAGATATGCATCTACATGTAGTTCAATTGGGTATGCACGTGCAAGAAGTCGTTCCGCACCACGGCGCGATACCATATAACCAAATGCACCCATAAGGCTAGTACAGGTCTCCCATTGTGTGCCGTTTTGCAGAGGTGTGCATCCGCGCCTGTTATTGGAGAATCGTGTATTTGTGAATGTCACAACATCCCACTCATCTGGTAGTTCTGCCACTATTTTTGCAAATCGTGCATTAAAGTCCTTTGGAATAACGGCATCATCTTCAAATACAACAATAGCCGGCGCGCCCGAGGCACGCAGCTTGGCCCATGCGGCAAAATGCGACAGACTGCAGCCAATCGCACCGGCCTTATCAATCTCATAATGCGAACGGCGCCGACCATAGTAGACATTATGAGCAGTTGTCAGGGATATCGCGGAATGTTTGTGTGGAGCCGCACCGAATGTCTGTGCATCTATAGCCGGTAGATGTTCTACATGAACTCCCGCTGCTTTTGCAAGCAGCTGAAATCGCCCCCATCGGTCTTTACGTCGCTCCAATGATATACAGACCATTGGAATCTGTTCTGGTTTCATGACACCCTCTAAAAGGAATTCACAAACTTTGTGATGATCACGACATTGATAAACATACTTAGGACCCCCTGTCCTACTGACAGAAAGCGTGCAATCTGTGACGACAGGCGAATGGAGGAATCAGGCGATGACCCGATATAGTTGCAGAGGCTCAGATAGAGTGAATCAAGATATCCCTCACGTGGACTAGATGCAAAACCCTGTATGAAGCGACCGGGTGCGCCACTGTGCATCGCAAAAAACAGGAATGCGAAGCCGCTAATCAGATAGACAATTAGGTAGAAGACGGACCAGATCGGCAACTTGTAATCGGGATAGCCGGCCACATCTAGTGTCAGTTCGAAGAGAAGCCGACCCAGCCCTGTGAGGCCCGTGATAAGCCCAAGCACACTCAGCATCATCATCCATGTACCGTGTAGCTTTGTGAAGAGAAGCACAAGTGTAATCACAATCAGTGGCACGGTTGCAGTCAGTGTATAGAACAAAAGAGAGCGCTTTGTCTGCAATGCGCCTTGCAGCCTCTGTTGTGCGCCTGATGCGTCCATTGTCTCTTCTCTCTACTCAGAAATCTAGATCACCGTATGTCACTGCTTCTTCTGCAATCTTTGCCTTCCAGTCTTCTAGCTGTGCAGCCGTGTAAAGAATCCAGTCACCGTCATTAATGCGCATGCGGATCATTGGCAAGGATGTCACAGTAGCACGAACAGGATCATCCTCCTCTAGTGCATCATAATCAATCACAGTTGGCTTTACCCCTGAAACGGCACAGATAGTAGTCATGATCGGCTTCAGCTCATGGCAGCGCTTGCACCAGGAGGCAGATACATACTCAACGGCAACAGTTGCAGGCATTATATGATCAGCAGCGACTTCAAACAAGCGGCTCAACTTTGCTTAAAGACACCATCCTCTCAGAATCCGCTCAGGGATAACAGGAATCACAGGCTCACACTCCCACATCTGTGTCCGCCCAATATCAAAGAGAGACCAGGAAGACGGCCAGTACCATGGAGAGCGATCCATATACTGTTGACGTGCAGGGGGCAATAGCCTACGTACAGACTCCCGTGGCAGCACAGACAACAAGTGCAACCAGTCGGGAAGGGGGGTTGTATTCACAACAGGTGGCCCCGCGATCACATCATCTCCTGACGCGCGGAGTGCAGTCACGACATCAGACCAAAGAGGAGGCAGGTGCTCACGGAAATACCATCCCTGGTCAACAGTACGCCCCGCATAATAATCCCAGGTCCATGCGAGACCCTTGATATAGTCTTCTGCAGAGCCAGCCCGCCAGACAGAGCGATAGATATTCTGCCAGTCCTTACGAAGAGCTCCGTGTGAGCCCATTAGGAGGCCCATTGAGTTCCATCGTGCTGGCTGTGCATTCCACTCACGCATTGCCGTTTCTGCAGGCGAAACCCCAATACCCGCGGGCCGCCCAGCAATCTTTGCAGCATTCTGAACAGCAATCCGCATATCCTCCTCCTGTGACCCAGCCCATCCTTCTAGAACTGCAAGTAGACCCGCCCTAGACAGAAATCCCTCGCTATCCACAACATGTAGCCCCTTTGCCCAGACAGTCTCCAGTGTGGCGATTAAGCGGGGGATACCATCATCACGCACAGTGATTGTCAGAGATCGCGGCAAGAAATCATTGCCAAGGAGTGACATGCATGCCACATAATCACGAATCCGACGGCCATCGCCTCCCACTAATACGGATGCCAGTGTTCCGGTCTCTAGCGTGCGAAACCCACCGGCATTTCCCTCAAACTCCTGTGCCTCTCGCAGCAGCCGCACATCGGCACCCGTCTCTGCACCTAGTAGCATTGCCAACAGAATCAGATCAGCATCTAGCCCATAGATAGTGCAGCTGGCAGGGCGCACCTCACGCATCCTCCTAAGTAATTTATGCTCTCCCTCACCACCCTCCGCAGTAGTGCTCACTTCAACAGCAAGGCCTGTGCGCTTTCCTAGGCGTGCTCCGGCAGAAGTCAGCACACCACCAAGCTGATCCATGAATGCAGAACCAGGTGTCAGTGCATTTTGATCCCATCCGCTCTGTCGCTCCTCACAGATAGCAGGTCCTCCCGCAGCAGCACGCACTGCCGCCTCCTGTGCAGCAGCCCATGGCCCCTTGAAACGCCGCAACCTTTGTTGCTTCCGCTTCGCTGCACACACCACTCCATCACAACTCACGTACACACCCTTGAGTGGCTGTGCTGTCACAACCAACTCCTCCATATAAGCCGCAATCTCCTTGCAGAAATCCCGCTCCCATGACGCAACACTTGAGCCAACAGGTGGCATCTTGCGGAGCACATAGTACATTGCACAGTTGAAATCCAGGCAGAGCCATTCAGGCCGCGGGCCAGACCCCTGTGTAATCAGCTTTGGAAACTTCCGACAGAGATGTCTATAGAAACTTGGGATACCCATCTTGTTATTACTACCTACTTAAGCAGCATATAGCCTATCACCTTTAGTATGGGTATCTATGAAGGAACCCTCCAGTGTGGGTGCATTGAGGTAACTACATCGCATATCACCCCACCAACTACATCTATTATTCAGTACTGTATGGAACATTCTCCACGCACCACCATGTGTTGTGGATGCATCATAATAAAACTGTCTGATAATAATCATAAACATCTATCGCACTGTGACCTTCATACCCCCAAACAAAACAGCACTGCCAAATAGAGGAAATGCCGGTATACACTGATTATATATCGGCCACGATCATGTACAATCTGCAGATTCTGCCAGAGTCACTGATTACTGGCCTCGTTATCCTTGCGATCCTCCTTGCCAATTATTCCGTTGCTATCCTCGCAGCCTCCATGGCCGGTACTCAACTGCTCACAGGCACAATCGGTCGTCTGCTAGCCGCCTACATGCCCGATATGGCCAAGGTCACCACATCACTGGATATGTGCAATACCGGCTACGTCGGCAAAACCTGGAACCGTCTTCTGCGCGGCACCGAATCACCCGAGATGCTCTGGCATCCTCTGGCACCCTCCATCTTCATGGTAACTGTGAGTTTCCTGGCCGGCTGGGGTGTAGGACTCCGACAGCTCTACAAGGAGGAGATCAATGCCGGTGTGCTCAGTGCCTCCACCATGACAACCACAACCATCATCTCCTTCATGGTTGTACTACTGGCATTCCTGTTCCGCTATATGTCAGGATGCGAGTCTGCAATGGGGGCCATTGGTGGCACGATCATCGGTCTTCTCCTAGGCTATTTCATCTGTATCGCGGTGGGCTTTGCATCAGACCGAAAGCTGACAAATATCTGGGGAATCCCACTGCTCCGCGACCGTATCAACAATGGCGCCCCACTCTATGTTTGCACTCAGTAGGGGGATGACAACTGTCACAGAATTATTCGGCGGCGTATTACGCCTACTTCCAAACACACTTGTGATAACACTGTTTGTGATTGGTATTGCAGCAGGACGACTTTCATGGATTCTGATTGCCATCGGTGGTGTCCTGGTTGCGATACTCACTATCACATTCCAGTATCTGATGACGAAGACTTTTAATCTCGGCTATATGCCCGGCACAGCATTCCTGGAGGCATGTTCGGTTCTTCCTGTAGCGGGGGATGGGCACTATGCCGTTCCCAGTATGTGGATGACGCTGAGTGCCTTCTTCCTCACCTATATTGTTGTGAATGCTGCAAAGCTCTACACAGTGAAGCCCAAGAATGCATCGGTGGAGTCGCTGGCCGTGCAGCAGCGCAAGGGCGTGGGCCTCATCAGCATGTTCGCCGTTATGGCTCTGTTCCTCTTTATGCTGATACCGCGTTACAAGACATCGTGTGAGACACTCTTCGGCACACTCATGGGCATTGGTCTGGGTGTGACTGCGGGCTGGATCTGGTGGGGTATCCTGAATGCATGTGGCCCCGATGTCTATCCCGATATCCATGGTGTCATGATCGGCCTGAATCCAGGGAAACTCCGCACAAATCCACAGATCTGTCAGATGCCTGGTGATACAGAGACAGACGATGAATAGTGAGGTAGCAAAAAGTGATTGGTGGCAGGTCACCACTGCACCCTAGTACGAAATGTCATCGTCCCTATCTATCAGCCGCACTCTACGGCTTCCTCGTGGTCTTATGCGTGACCTGGAGGATACCGTAATTCAACAAGATCGTCTCTTTCTGGCAGAAGTTGCACGGTCATTGGGTCTCCCCACACAGGAGGTACTTCGTCGGTGTCTGGGCACAGGCGCACCACAGCCCATTCCTGTACTCTGGGCTCCTCATGATTCAGATGAGCATGAATGCTGCCCCTGGTGGGAGATGCACGGTGACGGGCTATGGCGGCGATGTCCCCGTATGCGACTCTGTCCCACACTCCCGTGTCAGATTCATGAACGATCTACACCCTGTCCGCTCACCCGTCTTAATAGTGACCCGCATATCCGAGCACTGCCGCGATATGAGCCTGTCAGCTGGAATGAGGAGATCTACTGGGTGGATCCCACCGGCACACATGCAACCTTTCGCGAAGATGGCTCCGTGGACCGCACGGGTACCTTCCGTTACATTACACATGAAGGAGAGCGTATATGTGTTCGTTGTCCGTTTAAAGAGAATAATCCCGACGCTGAGTAATGGCGCGACGTAGACGCCCACTTTTGACACCGTCTTCTATACGGGAAGAGCAAGAAGAGCAGGAGGAATCACCGTTGGTCTTTTCCTTTGATCTGCAGCCACCAAAACCAGGCACCATTCGTTATCTGCATTTTTTACCACGAGATACCCCCTGGTATCTTATGCGGTGGACGTATACAGACATGAGTCTTACCAAATGGATTACCAAAATTAATAAGATTGCTGATATGTCTCTCAACACATTCCCAGGTTGTGTGTACCCCACGACATATCAAGAGGAGGTATGGTCTCTGTTCTATAAGATGCAGCGTGAGCGCTGGCTAGCACGGTGGACCATTATGAGGTGGCGGCATCGTATGTGGTCAAAGAAGCCACAATGCAGCGTAGATCTCATTGATATGGAACCAGTGCCAGATCGCGATGCAATCTATCTGACAGATACCAAAGCTGGTCATGTCTATCGGTTTCATCGCCGTGATATCATTCAGAACTTCATGTCAAACATCTGTATGGCCGATGAGATGCTGCCAACACCCAGAAGCCCAACGAATCCATGGACAAATGCCGCACTAACATTCGGCCAGCTTATCTCCATCTCCCAGCAGATTGCCGCCGACTTTACCCGTCGCGGATCCTGTCCACCCACTCTTTTTGCTGCATTCTGGGCAGCGCGCTTCAGCATAAAGCGATTCCATGAAGAGAACAGCGCCGTTTTAGCACAGCATGCCACAATGGAGTATTTTAAGGATCTCACACCTGAAAATACCGATGTCGTCTACGATACCATGATGCAGCTACTGGATGATGCACATGATCCGGCAGAACAATATTCACCGGTGGCAATCCGACGATGGCTCGCTATTAAACCACCTACGCCCCAACATAGGTCCTGGCTCCGTCTGGTACGTGACTATACACTCTATATCAACCTACACGTGCAGATCCGGCCTCATTGGTACAGTACAGAATGGATTTACCGTGATGTTAGAGCCCTCTTTAATGCTACCAGCTTTCCAGACCCACGCCCCGAACGCCTGCGCCTTGCAGCACCGTTGCATCAGCAACGGCAACAACAACAGCCCCAGACCACCTCTCAGTTTATAGCGGCAATGGTACTTGGGCCTACATATGGCATACCAATCATCCCAACTACATCCTATCAGGAACTTGCGCCTGCACCTCTGCCAGAGCCACTACTAGATCTCTCTGGATCCGAAATGGATCAGCTGACAATCACTGCTCTCCTAGAGTTATTACAGAGCAGCGTTTTCCGCCTATGATACAAGAGATGGAACCAGAACGGCGTCGTCGCGATGAAGATGCGGATGAGATCATACCCGGTGTTTGGATCAGTCGGTGGGAAGTGGCAAATAATCCTCACTGGTTAGCGGAACACGGCATCACAGCCGTCTTCAACTGTTCTAAAGAGATTCCATTTCACGCATCGGTGCCACATCAGTATCGCATAGCCGTAGATGACAACCTACAGCCAGCGGAGATACAAAATATGGAGGCATGGGCACCCGAAATTGCCTTCAAGATACTACGCGAATATAACCTAGGGCGGAAGATCCTGATTCACTGTCACGCAGGAATGCAGCGTTCAACAACAGCATGTGCTTTCTTTCTCATGGTGTTGACGGGGCGGCCACTTATACAGGTTATGTATCTCATTCAGAGTAAGCGGAAGATTGCCTTTCAACCATCTGCCAATTTTGCCTCTGCTCTCCGTGCCTTTGAGTCACAGGTGCGCTCACAGATCCTGCCTGTCATTGCACCTCATACAGCTCTTCTCTAGACGAGCTCCACACTTGAGTCAGACTCGTACTTTACAAATCCTCCATGCGACTTGCGCCCCTCTGCCGCTGCTACGAGAAGTGGATCCCGTGTGTCACCACCAGATCCAGACTCTGTTGAGATGTCCATAAACATCTGTGATGAGTAACCGGTTCCCGCCTCTCCAGGATAACCCCGTGGATTTACGGCGCACTGTGTCAACGACTGGTCGCGATGCTTCACATAATGGTTCATTCCTACATGTGTGTGACCAGCAATCCATGCACGTACGGGTGACCGAATCAGGGCGTCACAGTGTGATGCGAAGAATGGATTCATCGGCGAACCAGCAAAGCGTGGAGAGATGAGAGCATGGGAAGGAAGATGATGCGTGATGACTACCGCAGGAATCCCCTGCTCCTCAGATCCCTGAATCTCACGGGAGAGCCACGCATAATCTGTCTTGTGGAGACCCGTAACAGCAGCTGGTGTCAGTGCGCGGCCATCCTCCAATGCAATCATCTGGAAGTCATTCAAAGCTTCAGCAGAACCCGCCTCATGGCCAGAGAGATCTGTCCAGAGAGTACAGCCCATGAATGCGACACCATCACGCATCACCGTGCGACGATTCAAGAAGTGTACATTGGGTGACCTAGAAGCCGCAGCATCACAGAGATCCAGGCGCTTCTGCATGGTATCAGGGGTCTTCCACTTCCACTTCTTATCAGGATGCGTATTGTAGAACTCATGATTACCCGCCACCACAAACACATCATCCCAGTTATCGCTGCAGTACTTCAGGAGATTCCCATAGTTATCCATATCAGGGCGCCCAATATCACCCGCAAGCACAAGCACCGGTGCCACCGGCTTCAGGATATGCTGGAAAGAGCTGTCACCGAACTCCAAGTGCAGATCAGATGCATATTGAACGCGGAGACGAGAGACGGCAGACATTGCACGGAAGATATGACGGGCTTGCATTGGGTAGATATCTAAACTCCTGCTTTAGATACGTCGTACAAAACTGATACACTAGCGTAGCTATGTCACTTTTTCACGGTTTTGCTCCTAAGCGTCGCCCTGCCCCTGAGAATGGTACGAAACCACGTGGAACTCCTGCCACTGGTTTGTATGGAGAAGGGGTCTGCGGCAAAGGAGATGGAATCTGCGG